CGAAAAAAAAAGAATATGAAAAAAACTTTCGCCAGCACTAACAATTAAAAAACAGTAAAACATGTCAAGCGCACAACGTCGTGCCGAGCTTGCCGCTCGGACCGAGAAGGCCCGCAATATGCTCGCCCACAACTCCATCGTTCCTTACGGAGGCAACATCCAGAGCGAGACGGATGCCGTCATTCTCCAGCAGCAAGGCTACCGGCGCGTTGCGGACAAAGCCGAGCTGCAAGATGAGCTCGAGAAGGAAACCGGTAGAGAGCTCAACCTGTTGGCGTACTACCAGGATATTGAAACTATCTATGAAGCTATTCTACCGGGTGGTGTGTATTCGGAACAATGGCTAGCTCATGTTACTGGTGGTTCTGCTTCTACTGCTGCTGACGCAAATGTAGCTGTAGCTAGCGCTCTTTATAATCTTAACGCTGTGGCTAAAGTTCGTGCAGCTGCTTTTGCAGCTGCAGAGAAAGCTGCTGCTGATCCTACTTCTGTAGCAGCTGCAGTTACTGCTGCTGGTGTTGCTGCTGATGCTGTATCTGGTGGTGTTGCAGCTGGTGCTGCAACTGCAGTTACTGCTGCTGCTAATGCTGCTGCTGCTGCTAATGATGCTGGTGCTGCTGCTGCTGCTGCTGAGGTTCAACTTCAAACTGTTGTTCGGACCTTGACTTCAACTCCTGCTCCAGCTGCTGCTTACGCAGTCGATACACCAGACAAGGCCGTGAAGCTCGCGGGTTCGATTAAGTTGGACGAGCGCGTTCAGGTTCAGCTGTCGATTGCTGCGGCGCTTGTGATTAACAAGATCTTACAGAGCGTTCCTTCGCACGAAGTCGTTGATCAAGGTTCTGCCTTCTCGACGAAGACCGTCATTTACTTCGAGGACCTTGTTGTGTACATTCAGAGGAAGTTCGGCGATGTGATTTCGTTAGACTTTGACAATGACTACGATGGCGATTTTAGTTCTTTATCGGACGATGAGGTCCGACGGTTCGCTCGGAAGTTGCTGAAGAAACTCGTCTTAACTCCTGCAGCTGCGGAAAATACCTTTGCGAGTCACGCCGAAATGATGGTTCCGGTCAAAGCGGCCAGCGTCGGCAAGGTGTGGGAGTCGAAAGGGTTCGCCATGTCAGCGAAAGTGTCTAGTGATGCTATTATGGTCGGCACCGAGAAAATCCTGGTTGAAGGTAATGCTGGTATTGCATTCGGAACCAAGTTTAAGGTCGATATTGCCAGTTCTGGTACGACTATTCAAAACACTTTAAACAACGCTGTGTGTGTTGTTCTGGGGTCTGTCGCTCTGCACGTGATTTCGTACGCTCTTGCTTACGGTGTCGATGCGTACATCCGTCTCGCGATTCATGGTGCCGACCGTGACAACAACACCATCACGTTCAATGCGGAGGGGGCTGGCGACGCGGCGAATGTGATCACTCCTCAGATGATCTACCCCGGTATCAAGTCTGCTCTCGATATGTACGGTGTGCATCTGACCGAGTGGGACAACAAGGTCGCATTCTACCTCCGTGCGAACAGTCATGTTCTGAACATTTTCATGCATGCAAAGAAGCTGTACGATATCGACACCACCAAGCCGGCCGTGAAGGGCTTCATGAACGCTAAGATGCTGGACCCTATGTGGATGACGTCGCGCGAGGACAAGGCCAAGCTGCAGGATTTATACAGCAAGGTGAAGGGTCGACGGAACGGTACATCAGCTGCGCCAACTCCCGCGTACACTGGTCTGAATCAGGCCAGCGCTGATGTAATTAGGGCTAATGACTTCGATGCATTGAGCGAGTCGATTGTGAAATCCCAGAAGTTAGGCATGAGTGCTAGTTTCGGACGTAGGCGTAAGCGCCGTTCGGCTTCGTTCGGCAAGAAGAAGCACGGTAAGCGCCGTTCGGCTTCGTTCGGCAAGAAGAAGCACGGTAAGCGCCGTTCGGCTTCGTTCGGCAAGAAGACTCGCCGGGTCCGGAAGTAAATGTATGGATGAAATGCGTACGAAAGTTCAAACAAAATAGATGTGGATAAAAAACAAAAGGTTTTCAAATGGTCTCGACGAAAAGCGAAGTTTCTCTTTCGTCGAGTTCTGGGAAGGCGTCTTCGTCTGTCACAAAAACGTCTTCGTCTGTCACAAAAGCGTCTTCATCTGTCACAAAAACGGCTGCACGGGTGAACACCGATGCGGTTGTATTGGCGACCCCCCCTACTTTCTTTGGAGCGCTCCCTACGTATTTACGTGTGATCATCGTACTTTCCATCGTGGTGGGTGGGATCGTGTTGTATTACCATGTATCTACGAAGGGTGTGTCAGAAGACAAAATAACCGAAGATTTCTCGCAAGAGGGTTCGGACGTCGAAGATTCGGACGAAGCCGAAGATTCAGACGAAGCCGGAGGTTCGGACGATTCGGACGAAGCCGAAGGTATGGAGACGGATCGTCGTGTTCGTTTTGCGTCGGAGCCTACCGTGTCGTATTTGTCGGGGGGTGTGGAATCGAGTGAACGACCGTTAGACGAATCGACGGATCGTGAGCGAACGTCGTGAGTGCGTTGAGGGGTGTTGTTTGGAATTCGGAGCAAGGTTTGTAGAAGGACTCGCTGGTCGATTGAATTTTCGTTCTTTTTCGTGAGGTGAGTCCTTCTACCATGTGTGCTTGGATTTGGTCGTGGTGTTCGAAGGCGTAGTTCACGAGTCCTTCTTCGATGGCGACTCGGAAGAAGTTGAGTTGTCCGACGGTGGTGGAGACGCAGTGGTCGTGCTCCGTGTCGTCGGTAAAGAAGTCGCACGTTTCGGTGTGGAATCGGATTTTGAGCGATCCCTTTTCGGTGGATTTCCGCGCGAAGGGGTCGAACCACACTTTTGTGTACGAGTTCAAGTTTCGTGTGTACACGAAGTACAGGTTCGTGCGTTCGATACGGTCTTCGGGGGATTCCCCGGGGATGTTTTGAGCGGTGACGAAATTGGTGACGAGCCAATCGAGGAGTCGTAGGGAGACGATGGTGGACCGGTTGCTTACGATTTCGGTGAAAATGCGTAGCGATTTGGGGTGGGACCGAAAGTATTGTTGTAGGGATGTGATGAGAATATTGAATTTCGGAGATACGTTCATTTTGTTACAGTTCATTGATCAATCAAATAAGTCCACTTTAAATGAAAGAGAGCTACATTTTTTCTTTACCATTTACTGTTTTTCATGTTGAGGCCATAGCGAGGCTCCGAACGCGCCGAGTCCGATGGCGATGGAGAGAGTCGAGATGGACGACATGCGTTTATCGTGCGGGATCTGGGCGACGAGTGGGTACACGTACATGCAGACGAAAAGGATGAGTGTGAGCACGATGCCGATTTTCACGCGGCGCATACTATTTGGTCTGTCGTCGTATGCGTTTTCGTGGGGAAAGATGGGGTCTTCTCGGAAGTCGACGTCGTGTTTCTTGGTGCGTTTGTTCTTGTGTTGTTTTTTCATGGCGGACTTGATCTTGGTTGGTTCTGGGTAGTTGTTGGATGGTGGGGGAGGTGGTGTGGGTGGTGGGGTCACGGTGGCGTAGTAAGGCATGTCGGGCGGGGGTCCTTTGGGTGTTTGCAATTCGATCTGTTTCCGTTGTCGTTGCAGTTCGAAGAGTTCGTCTTGGATGATGGAGAGCGGTGTTCCGTCTTCGGTTCGTTGTGAGCGTCTGGACGCCATCGCGTATTTTTTTATTTTGTAGGGGTGTACACACAAAAATTTGGAATTTGCACGAATGCACAAGTGTGCGCATCGATAATAAAAAAGGTTTGAACAACGGAATGCCGTACATCGAAGGGACGATCGGTGCGGGGAAGTCGTCCTTCTTGCGTTTGTGGCAGCAGTACATGCCGGAGATTGCGACGGTGCAGGAGCCTGTGCAGAAGTGGGTGGACATTGGGATCCTGCAGGCGTTTTACGACGACCCGCGTGCGAACGCGTACAAGTTTCAGACGTACACGTTTTTGACGCGTTGGAAGGCGATGCGTGATTTGCGCACACTGGATTCGTCGTCGATCGTGGTGGAGCGTTCGATCTATTCGGACCGTTTTGTGTTTGCGGAGGGTCTGCACGAGGACGGTATGATTTCGGACGTGGAGTGGGCGATGTACATGGAGTGGTGGACGAGTCTGCAGGAGCTCGAGCGCGAGGTGGGTCCGAGCGACCACAAGTTCGTGTACCTGCGCGCGAGTCCGGAGATTGCGTTTATGCGTATGCAGAAGCGTAACCGCGACGGCGAGGGCGGTGTTCCGTTCGAGTACATTTGCAAGAACATTGAGCGTCACGACCGTTGGTTGTTGTCTCTTCCGTCAGAGTCGGTGTTGGTGATCAACGTGGACGAGGACTTTGAGAACAACCCGGACCTGTTCAAGCAGCACGTGGCGAAGATCCGCACGTTCTTGGGCAAGGATTAGTCGTTATTGTTCCGCGTGTCGATGGAGTTCTCGCCGACCGCGCGTGGGTTCATGGCGACGTTGGGCGGGTCGATGGCTTCGATGATAGTGGCTGGTGTGTATTTCATGGCGGCGTCGACGATGGCGCGGATGCCTTGTTGTTGGTTTCGTCCTCGGAAGGTGTGTTGTTGAACGAGAGGATTTTCCCGCAGTTCGTCCGTGAACGTTTGGGTGGGTTTGGACGTGCACTGATCGTTGTCGGCTTGAACGATCGATGCAAACGAATCCATACTTTTTTTAATAATTTGTATAAGATATTAAAAAAAGAGAGAGTTTGGAGGAATGTTGAAGCCGTTTAACTTGCCCCGATTGAAATCGCGCGCGGGTCTTCCGGAGTACCGGTCGTGTCCTCGCGTGGAGAACGAGCCGAACTGGGAAACGGAGGAGCTGGAGGGGTTTGAGGATGTGTTGGTGTTGTACGAGCGCGAGTGGGTGACGACGAAGATTTACACGCGGGGCGTGACGAAAGAACAGGCGGAGCAGAAGCGCCGTTTGTTGCAGAGGTGTTACGATCTATTGTCGTACCTGCGCATGCGCGTGCGCGTGATCTCGGACGAGATGACGGACGACCAGTTGGATCGTTGCGTGCAGGTGTTTACGCGTGCGAATCTTCCGAACTACGTACCGAACCCGGTGGTGACGCACCTCCGTTCGTCGGACCATGCGGAGCGTGTGGGGTTTGTTCGCAACGGGTTGCGTTTGTTTTTGCGGACGCGTCACACGATCCAGGAGTTGAATCCGGGCGAGCGTTACTTCCGCGCGGTGAACAAGCCGCACGCGGCGATTGGTGCGGACGGTCGTGTGCCTCCGGGTCCGTCCGTGGACGAGTCGGAGCCGTTCATGGGGAACGACGAGCGACTTCGCGCGTTTGATCGTCACATTGTGATTAACCTCTCGGGTACGGAGAACATGACGATGTGCCTGTTGATCCACGAGCTTGCGCACACGCCTCCGAATCACGTCTGCTTTCGGCACGACGACCACAATGACGATTTCCTGTTTTTTCAGTGGCTGTTTTTAAACATGGCTCAGCGCGCGGAAGCGAACTTTGTGACCAAAAGGATATATGTTTGATTTAGATTTAAAAAATATTCCGATGCGTCTGTAAAAAAAGATGAATTTTGTGGTGGATACAGAATATACGATTTTCGATTATACGGACCCGGCCGACGCGTATCCTGCCAATGACTACACGATTGTGACACCGGAAGACCCCGTGTTCTTCGCATCACAACGCGTGGAACCTGGCGCGCCTACACGAGAAGATCCGACGGTGAAGCCGTCCGTATTTGTGAACTCCGTCGCTCCGATCCCCGTTGCACAAGCGGAGGGGTTGTCAGACGCGTTTGCGTCCACGGACCCGAACGGGGCAGTGTTGCCCCCGTCCTTGACGGTCGATTCGATCAGTCCTTCCGTCGGTCTTCCGTTCGAGGGCGGGACGTTGTGTACGATCACCGGAACGAGTTTGGGTTTGGTGAACGAGGTTCGGATGAACGGCAAGCTCATTCCGTTCGTGTACGTGAACGCGACGACGTTGCAGATCACCGCACCGGTGCCTCCGGACAATACGGGTGGTGTGAAGCAAATCGACGTGTTTGACGCGTTCAGTGTGTTGCAAGGTTCGGTTTCGGTCACGTACAACGCGCAGGTGTCCGTGTTTGGGGTGTCGAGCGTGGTACCGAGCGCGGGGAGTATGTTGGGGGGTGACGTCATCACGGTGTTGGGGAGTGCGTTCTTTTTCATTGCGGACGTGCGGATCGGCGGCGAGTCTGTCCAAAGTTTTGAGATCGTGGACTCGAACACGTTGCGCGTGGTGACGATCGCGGGCGTTGCGGGCACGAAAGACATTGAAGTGGAGTCGTTCGACGCGGTCGCGGCGCTTCCGAATTCGTTTACGTACACGTACCCGCCTCCGTTCATTCTGGGTCTCGATCGGAACTCGGGCGACATTTCTGGCGGGACCGAGGTGCAGATTTCGGGCGCGTATTTTGATGGCGCGACGGATGTGTTGGTGGGCGGTGTGTCCGCGGGCGCGTTTGCGTTGCTCGACGACAAGACCATTGTGTTCCAGACGGCCCCCGCGATCTTTACGGGCATCGCGTTGGACGTTACGGTGGTGACACCGGTGGGGTCGAACACACTCGTGGGTGCTTTTACGTACTCCACGACGCTTCCCGTGCCGCGCATTACGAGCGTGTCTCCTCCGCTTGGATTGATTGGGTCGTTTCAAGCGGTCACGATCGTGGGTTCGGGTTTTACGGGCGTGGTGCAGGTGGAGTTTGACGGCGTGGCTGCGAATTCGTTCACGGTGGTGAGCGACACGCGCATTACCTGTACGGCCCCGTTCGGGTCGTACAACGGTGGCAACGCGGTTCCGGTGACGGTCACGTCGATGGACGGGAGTTTTACGCGAGCGGGTGCGTTTACGTTTGTGTACGACGTCCCGACGGTTGTGTCGACGACGCTCACGACGGATTCGGTGTCGGGAGGTGCGAGCGGGACGTTGTACGGTACGAACTTTTACGAGGTCTCGGACGTGACGGTCGCGGGAGTTCCTGTTCGCAGTTTCGTGGTCGTGTCGCCGACGCAAATCGATTACGTGACCGGGACGTCCCCGAACGCCGCGGTCGGCGACATTCAAGTCATCACCGCGTTTGGGCTCGCTTCGCTGCCGGGCGTGTTTACGTACACGGTGCCGACGTTGATCCTCTCGAGTTCGTCCAAGTCGGGAGGCTTTGCGAACGGAGGGTTGACGGTGGTGTTGACGGGAACGGGGTTTGCACTGATTACGCAGGTTCGGATTGCGGGCGTGATTGTGTCGAGCTACACGGTTGACTCGGAAACGCAGATTACGTGCGTGACGGGTTCGAACTCGACTCCTTCGGGAGTGCCGGAGTCGATCCTCGTCCAGACGGTGTTCGGGCAGGCGGAATTATCAAACGCTTTTACGTACTACGCGACCATGTCCTTGGTGTCGACGTCGCTAACGACGGGAGTCACGCTCGGAGGAGAGAACGGGACGTTGACGGGAACGAACTTTGGGAACAACATCCAGAACATCTTTTTGGTGGGGACTGCGGTGTCTTCGTTTACGGTCGTGAACTCAAGCACGATTACGTTCGTGACGGGGCAGACGAACACGTACGGCTTGCAGGGTGACATTGTGATTTTGACAACGTTTGGGGAGAACGTGGTTCTTCCGAACGCGTTCGTGTACTATCCGTCTCTGACCATTTCGGGTGTGAACATTTCGAAAGGGTTGACGACGGGTGGCGAATCGCGCACGTTGACCGGAACGGGTTTTACGACTGTGACGGCGGTTACCGTGTGTGGCGTTCCTGTCACGTCGTTCGTGGCGGCGTCGTTGACGAGTCTCACGTTTGTGACGGCGCCGAACTTAACAAACGGCACGGGGGACATTGTTCTCACGACCCCGTTCGAGACTGCGACCTTGAGTGGGTTTACGTACTACCCGTCCATGCAGCTCACTTCCGTCAGCACGTCAACGGGTCCTGCTACAGGAGGAACGACCGTGGTGATTACGGGCGGTGGGTTCTTCGATGTGAATTCGGTGAAGTTGAACGGCACCGAAGTGTCTTCGTTCACGGTGGATTCGTTGACACAGATTACGTGCGTGACCGCGTCGAAGGTGTTACTGGATGGCGAGACGGGGGACGTGCTCGTTGCGTCTCCGCACACGTCCGCGACGCTTCCGAATGGGTGGACGTACTGGCCGACCCTTTTGGTGAATTCGACGGACGTGACGAACGGTTCGACTGTGGGCGGCACGACGGTGGTGATTACCGGTTCTGGTTTTTATGGAGTGACGTCCGTGTTTTTCAACAACGTCAACGCAACGTTTACGGTGGATTCGAACACGCAGATTACGGTGATGACCGGGGCGGGTTCGGGGAATGGTACGGGGGACATCGTGGTGAACTCGATTTACACGTCGGGGACGCTCACGAACGGGTGGACGTACTGGCAGCCGGTTGTGGTTTCGAGTTTGAATGTGACGAACGGGACGTACAGTGGAGGTACGACGGTGGTTGTGACCGGTTCGGGTTTCTTTGCGGTGACGGACGTGAGGTTCAACGGAGCATCTGTTGCGTCATTTACGGTCAATTCGTTGACACAGATTACGGTGGTGACGGCATCCAAGTCGATTACGGATGGCGATGTGGGAGCGGTCGTGGTCACCACCACGTACACGTCTGGAACGAAATCGAACGCGTGGACGTACTGGCCGGCCATGTCTGTGAGTTCCCTTTCGGTGTCGAACGGGTCGACGCAAGGTGGAACGACCGTGGTCATTACGGGTGCGGGCTTTTTCGCGGTTTCGAACGTGAGTTTCATTAATTTCAACGTGACGTCGTTCACGGTCAATTCGTCGACGCAAATCACGGTAACGACTCGTTCGGGAGTGGTTGCGGAGACGGGCAACGTGGTCGTGACGTCAACGTACACGTCCGCAACGCTCACGAACGGGTGGACGTACTGGCGTCCTGTGAGCATTTACAACCAATCCGTTTCCAGTGGAGTGTACACGGGCGGCACGACGGTGGTGATCAACGGTTCGGATTTCGACTCGGTCACGAGCGTCGTGTTCGCGGGCGTACCGGTCGCGTCGTATGTGGTGAATGCAGGCAAGACGCAGATCACGGTCGTGACCGCGCCCAAGTCGATTACGAGTTTGTCGGTGGGTAACGTCGTTGTCACGACGACCTACACGCAAGCCGTGAATACGAACGGGTGGACGTACTGGTTGCCGATGACGATTACGTCGGTGTCGGTGTCCAACGGCACGACCGCTGGAGGAACGAACGTTGTCATTATGGGTACGAACATTGATTACCTTACAAGCATTACATTGAATGGTGTTGCGGCGGCTTCGTTTGTGCGTTTTTCGTCGCAGGAGATTCGACTGACGACGGGCGTGGCGAGTGCGATTGGAACGGGCGACATCGTTGTGACATCCTCGTACACATCCGTCACTTCCACGAACGGGTGGACGTACTGGAATCCGGTGGTGGTGTCGAGCTTGGACGTGACGAACGGAACGTACAACGGAGGAACGACGGTGGTGGTGACCGGTTCGGGTTTCGATGGGGTGACGGGCGTGACGTTCAACGGTGTGGCGGTCACATCCTACACGGTGGACTCCGCGACACAGATCACGGTGGTGACGGCGTCCAAGTCGATCACGAATACCGACGTTGGTAACGTGGTTGTGACGACAACGTATACTTCGGGGAGTAAATCGAACGCGTGGACGTATTGGCTTCCGCTGTCGGTGACGCTGTCGGTCTCGAACGGGCCGACCACGGGCGGTACGACCGTGGTGATCACGGGCACGAACTTTACGGGTGTTACGAACGTTTCTTTCGGGGGTGTTTCCGCCGCATCGTTTACGGTGGACTCGGTGACGCAGATCACGGCGGTGACGGATGTGTCGAGCATTACTTCGCCGACTTTGGGCAACGTGGTTGTGACGACGTCCGGTTTGGAGGGGACGGCGGCGAACGTGTGGACGTACTACCCGCCGGTCGTGGTTTCGATTTTAGACGTGTCGTACGGGCCCGTTTCCGGCGGCACGACGGTCAACATCACCGGAACTGGTTTCTACAACTTGAACAGCGTCAAGCTCAAGAACGTCGAGGTTCGTAGCTACACGGTCAATTCGTCCACGAGCATTACGGCGGTGGTGAAAGGGGACGTGACGCAATTCTTGTCATCCAATTCGTACATGGGTACGTCCGCGCCGACGGTTGATTTGATGGAAGGCGACACGGTTCATTGTTGGGCGGGCGGCACGATGCAAATGTTTGTGGTTCCAGGAACGTGCGTGTACACCTCGAAGGACGCTGTGAAGTTCACGGTTGCGAACGTGCCGACGCCGGGGTCGTACCGCTTTGCGATGTACGTTCCTTCGCTTTCGAAGGCGTACGTGATCGGGTCGGGAAATCTCGCGAACCGGTTGATCGAGTCGAGCGACGGCGTGACATGGACGTCACCGGGCGTGCTTCCTGTGAACCAATCGTGGAACTGGGCGGCGTATTCTCCGACGCTGGACACGTTTGTGGTGGTGAACCGTCCTTCGGCGGACGTCTCGACGCCGTTCGCGGTGTCGACTGATCGTGGAGCCACTTGGAATTTGTACGGCACGAGCAACAACCGTTCGTTCGCGACGGTCGTGTGGTGTGCGGCGATGGGGAAGTTCGTGGCGAGTGGGTGGACGTCGGGGGCGAATCCGGACATTGTGGCGTATTCGTCGGACGGTACGACGTGGACGGAGGTGGACTTGGCTGCACAGTTTCCGACGGCCGATACGAAGCTGAATCAGTCGGTGGGCATGTCGGAGGATTTAGGTGTGGTCGTGTATTCATCCGCGACGGACTTCTTTGTGTACAACGGCACGACGTGGCAGACGGCTTCGGGCGGTGGTGTGTTCGGGATCGAGTGGATTGCGTCTCTGCAGTTGTTTGTGGGTTTGAAGAAGGACGCGTCGAACTCGTACGCGTACTCGAGCGACGGCTTGACGTGGACGACCGTCGCGACGAACAACACGGGCGTGGTCGGGAGCGGCGCGCTCACGTACGCGCGCGAGCTCGACATTCTGTTTTCGAGCGGTTCGGGGAAGTCGTACGTGTTCACGAACCCGGCCGTGTCGACGGGCGACGTGGTCGTGACAACTACGTACACGTCCGGGACGAAGTCGAACGCGTGGTCGTTCGTGCCCACGTTGGCGGTTTCGGACGTGGATGTGGGTTTCGGTCCTACGGCGGGTGGTACGTCGTTCAAGGTGTACGGGCGTGGTTTCCGCGGCACGAGCGTGACTCTGAAGGGAGTTCAGGCGGCGAGTGTGACCGTGGATCCGGATGGGTGTGTGATGACGGTGACGTCTGCTGCGGGTACGGCGGGTACGGGGGACGTGGTGTGTGCGAACGCCTTCCGGACGGCGACGCTCACGAACGGTTGGTCGTACAAGAACGTTTCCGTGTCTTCGTACGTGCTGGATTCGCTCACGAGCGGCGCGCGTGCGTCGGTGAAGGTTGTGTTGAACACCAAGCCGGTGTTGTCGACGTACACGGGTCCGTTGTTCCGCGTGTGGCGTGCATCGGACGGGAGCGTGACGGATGTGTACGGCACATCGAGTGATTCGGCGACGTGGTTTACGAAGAACGGCGTGTCGGTGTCTACTTTCAAGGGTTCGAGTTCTCTGCGCGTGCTTCGTTGGTTCGACCAGTCGGGGAACACGAGTGGGTCGGACGTGGAGGTGGTGAAGCCTCCGAACGCGGGGAACGTGTTTGCGTACATGTACCAGCCGGCGAACATGCCCGTGTTGGATCTGACGAACCGTTTGGTGGATTTCAACAACGGATCGTGCTTCATGCAGGTTCAGGACGGCATTGTGACGGGAGGGGACGTTTCGCACACGATCACGTTCCGTCAAGGCACGACGGGGAATTCGACGAGCGGTGAGTACTTTAACATCGGAGTGAATTCCGCGAGTGCGCCCGGGGACGGCAACTACTTGCGCCGGGTTGGTTCGGACTACGTGAACACCTGGCCGGGGAATAACGTGTTGACGTTGACGGGCGCCTATGGTGTCAACCAGACGGTGACGTTTGTGTACGACCAGGCGGCGGTGTTGCGCACGGGTTTCGTCGGGGGCGCTTCTTCCGGGACGTCTTCGGTCACGACACCGTTCACGGGCGGCACGGCGTCGTTTACGATCGGTGGGCGCGGTACGGGCGCGACGGATTCGTTGGCGACGATGTTCTTCTTCCATTACGCGAGTTCGAGTTTCTCGACTGCGGACCAGAATGTGTTCGAAGATGCGGACGCGTTTGCGACTCCCGCGGTGAAGTCCCTGAGCGTGTCGTCGGGTAGCACTGCGGGTGGAACGACGGTCGTGGTGACGGGCGTGGCGTTGACGAACGTGACGGGTGTTTCGTTCAACGGAGTCGCAGCGGCTTCCTTTACGGTCAACTCGGCCACGCAGATTACGGCCGTGACGGCTGCGGGTAGTGCAGGTCGTGGCGATGTGGTATTGACTGCGCCGACGGGGGCGATCACGTTCACGAGAGGGTGGACGTACGCGTCGTCGAATTACACGAGGTATTTCAGTGTGACGGATATTTCGTCGTCGCTGGGCAAGTCGGGCAGTTCTTGGTTGACGACGGTGGTGTACAGTTCGGCCTTGAATTTGTTTGTGGTGGCTGATAGCAACGGCGGTGGCATCACGAACCCGTACGTGACCTCTTCCGACGGAACGACATGGACGCGCCAGACGGCGCCTGCAGTGGGTGGAAACAACACGATTCTCGACATTGCGGCGTCACCCACGGCGATTGTGTCGGTGGGTGTGCTGCCGACGGTCCGTCGGTCGACGAACGCGACGTCGTGGTCGAACATTACCGGTTCGCTGAACCAGCCTTTCCGTATTTGTTACTCTCCGGCGTTGTCGCGGTGGGCGATTGGCCGTGCGGACAACCTGGGGTTGTATTACTCGAACGACGACGGAGTGAATTGGTCGACGGCGAGTGGCGCGCCCGTGTTCGTTTCGAATGTGTTGTGGAACTCGACGCTGAACAAGTTCTTCGTGTTCATCCGGAACGGAGGTTCGGTGTACAGTTCGTCGGACGGTATTTCGTACTCTCTTGCGGCGAACAACGTGTTTGGGTATGACAATTACCACGCGGCCGCGCATTCGTCCGACCGCGGCGAGATGATGACGATCGGGAACAACACGCCGAACGTGTACACCTCGACGGACGGAACGACCTGGACGCAGAAGACGAGCATCACTGGCAGGATGGTGGTGGGCGTGACCTGGTCGAGTGCCTTGGCCATGTACGTCGCGTGTACGAATCGCGGGTTGTATGTGACCGTGGACGGTTCGAGGTGGCTCGCGATGAATTTGATGACATGGTCGGGTACGTTCGACTATTCATGGGGGCGGTGGGATTATTCCCCCTCGGCCGGTGTCGGTGTCGCAGCCTACTGCAACTACGTGTTCCGTTCGAACAACACCACTCGTTCGTCTTTCAACATCCAGTCGGGGCAGAACGTGCAAGTTTCGAACGACGCGGACCTCCGTCCGGGCACGGGCGACTTCACGGTCGAGTGGTTCCAGTTCCAGCCGACGCCGACGGGCGTTCCTACGACGCCGTACGTCTTCTCGATCGGCAACGACTTGGCGGTGTCGGTGAATAAGACGACGGGGGTGATGTCGGTCTTTGTCGGCGGGTCGGCGGTCATCACGACCACGCCCACGGATCTGTACGAGAGGTGGTGCCACCTCGCGGTGACCCGCGTGGGTACGACGCTCGGGCTTTTCAAGGACGGGGCTCGCCTCGTTACGGTGGTGAACTCTACGAACATTGCGAACAGTACGGACGTGTTGCGCATCGGCAACTCGTCGACCACGTCCTCGGCGAACCAGTACATCGGGCGGGTGACGAACTTCCATTTCGTAAATGGCACGGCTCTGTACACGACGGTGACGTACACGGTCCCCACTCGTGAGATTTTCCCGATGTCGAACTCGAAACTGCTGTTGCCCGTGCCGACTGGAAATATCACGGCGAACTTTTCGGGCGTCTCGAAGACGGTGACGTCGAACAGCGTGGTGGGGTCGACCGACAATCCTTTCTACTTGTAAAGGGAAAAAGAGAAGATGTTTCAAAATATGAACATCCCCATGACCGTTTACCTCGCACTCGCGCACGTGGCGGCATTGGTGGGGTGTACGCTCGTCCCCGAGTCGAAATGGCAGACGAACGCGTTCGCGCTCGCCCTTTGGCCGTTGAGTGGGTTGGGCATTACCGCGGGTGCTCACCGGTTGTGGTCGCACCGGTCGTACAAGGCCGGTAACGTGTTGAAAGGATGTTTGATGCTGCTCAATTCGATCGCGAACCAAGGATCGATTTACCACTGGTCGCGCGACCACCGTGTGCACCACAAGCATTCGGACACGCACGCGGATCCGCACAACGCGTCTCGCGGATTCTTCTTTTCGCATGTGGGATGGTTGTTGACCAAGAAGCACCCGGACGTGATCCGAGCGGGGCAGCAGCTGGACTTTAGCGATCTCCGCGCGGACCCGTTCGTCATGTTTCAGAAGTCTCTGGATCCTTGGTTGAACTTGTTCATGTGTTTTGTGTTTCCGACGTGGGTGTGCGTGTCGTTGTGGGACGAGAACGCGTGGAACGGTTTGTTGGTCGCGGGTGCGCTGCGGTACGTGTTTGTTCTTCACTGCACGTGGTGTGTGAACAGTGTCGCGCACTTGTACGGATCGAAACCGTACGACCCGAACATCTACCCTTCCGAGAACGCGTTCGTTTCGATCTTGGCGATCGGGGAAGGTTGGCACAATTGGCACCACAAGTATCCGTTCGACTACGCTGCGAGTGAGTTTGGCATTTCGGAGCGGTTCAACCCCACCAAATTATTTATAGATACGATGATCAGGTACGGACTCGCGAGCGAACCCAAGTCGGCACTGGACGCGTGGAACCGGAAAAGGTCTACACACGATAAGCATGCAAGTTCCCCCAGTTAACAGCGTCGTTGTCTACACGGAGACACAGATGCATTTGGGGCACTCCGACGGAATGCTCCGAAGAGATCCTGGCGTACCAGGTTCGAACGAGTTGTGCGTCGGACTCGTCAGGGGACGCGATGCCGTACACGATGCCCGCGGGCGAGTTCTGAACGAGTTCGGTCGGGAACATTTCGAGCTCCCAGTTGGTGTCTTCGTCGCACTCCCAGTACCACCCGTTCCTACATTCTTCGAACCCGAACACGACCACGGGGGTAACGCTACCGAACATGTTTTTGTTAAATACACATTCGCATTTATTTTAAAAGAACACGGCCCCCGTTCGAGATTATTGTCTATCTGCAAAAAAAGAAACATGGACGTTGTGATCGTAGGCGGGGGTCTAGCTGGATTGTACGCGGCCTTTTTGTGCACGCACCACTACCCGTCGGCGACCGTGCGGCTCTGCGAATCATCCGGACGCCTCGGGGGGCGGATCTTCACTGTTCGAAAAGACTCGTTTCAATTCGAAGGTGGTGCGGGCCGGATCGGGCCGCCGTACGCGCAGCCAATACTTTGGAAGTTGCTCAAGTATTTGAAATTGGAACAGGACGTGTATCCGATTGCGCCCGTGGGCGACGTTCGGGAGATTTCGCACGCCGTGCAGTTGCCGGACGGGCCGGAGCGGACCGCGCAGCAGATTCGGTTCGGGTACGATGCGGAGTTTGAGCTGTTGGACAGAACGGTTGCGGGCGAGTACATCGAGCGACACTTCTACGGACCGTTTTTTGGTCTCCGCGGCGGTCTGGATCGGATTACGACCGAGTTGGTCAAAACCCTCGAAAGAAACCCGAACGTGCACATCCACTTGCGTACGCCGGTGCGGCGCGTCACACCCACGCACGTCGATGCGTGGTCGTACGACAAGTTGTTTGTGTGTGTGGACGATCTCTCGTCGATTGCGTTTGAGGTTTCGATTCCGCCCGAGCTTGCGTTTTCACAGGCGGTCGAGTTGATGCGCGTGTATGTGCGAGTGGACGGTGCGGACATAGGAGGGAAACGTACGGGCCCTGGTCCGGTTCGAATGTGGCTCCCGATCGACCCGTCGTCGGGTTTGGTGCAGATCTACACGGATTCGCACTGGGCGCGCAAGTGGAAAGAGTACGTGAAGGATCCCGTTCTCGTGCAGGACATCGTTCGTACTTTTTTGAACGAGTCGAACGCGTCGGTGCGTTTGGTGGACGTGGAGTTCTGGAAGCGCGGCGTGCACGTGTGGACGCGTCCGGTGAGCAGCGTTTCTCAGACTCCGGGCGGGCGCGTTTGGTTTGGAGGTGAGATTGCGTCCGTCCAGGGGTTTGGGTGGATGGAGGGTGCTCTGGACTCGGTGCGTGTTTATTTCGATTGATCGATCACGAGCGAATCGACTTGACGAGAGAGGGCCCACACTTCGTACTTGTTGAGTGCGTTTTGGTACCGTGCCTTTTTCACGGGGTCCAGTTCGAGCGTCTGTCCGAGTTCGAGCAGCCAGTCGAGTCGTTTGTAGTCGAACGGGTACGCTCGTTCGTCGACGAACTCGAAGCGGTGTGCGAAGTGGGCGGACGGAGGGTCTTGGAAAAGAAGTTCGCTGAATTCGACGTACACGGGTTCGTCGATTTCATTCCATGTTTGAAAAAAAGGTTGGGGGTCGGATGTGACGAGGAGTGCGTAGAACAAGTTTGTTGCGTTCATGTATTTTTCTTTTATTTGAAGATGCATGAAACAAAATATAAAAATGTATGCGCCGCGTGAAATTCTCGACCGAACGCTTTCGAGCCCGAAGCATTTTCTGACGGCCTATCTGGTTTTAGCAAACACGTTTCTGATCAGCACGCACCACTCGCACGCGCCGGAGGAGAGACACGAGTTCGCACGCGCCTACATGTGGATGCTCGTTCTCGCGGGTATGGGTGTGTGCTCGCGCGGAAATTCACACGACGATTTGGTAGAAGACGGAGGACACGACGATGCTCGAGGGGAATGTGACCTTGACGACCGCGTCCTTCTGTAAGCCCATGTACCGAGCGACCGGGTCGTCTCTCTTGAGTCGCGGGAGTTTTTCCGCGGGCGCAAACGCCTCGAAGATGGCGGCGTGTTCTTCTGCGGGAACGACTTCGTACCGCGGGCAGTCGTCGTGCGTCAAAATATCAAACACGAGTTCCGAGTGCAAAAAGATTTGGGTGGGGATGGGGTGTCGCTTGATTTCCTTGACTGCTCCGGTCGTGATCTTTTTCGGAACGACGAGGATCCCTTCCGTCGCTTGCACCTCCTCGAGCGTCGCCAAGAACGGGTTCACGTCCGGCTTCCCGACGTCTCCCGTCGCGAACAGAACGACGAGTTTGCGCGTGCCCTGTGCGTCGCAGAACTCGATCTTGGACGTGTCCTCGTCCTCGACCACGTCCGTGTATCCGCGGACGCGTGCGATCGAGTTGAGTGTCTCGATAATGTTCTCCATGGTGGTATATGCAGTATGTCCGGGTCGAGTCGGGAAAAAATCTATAAAAATTCAATTTGTCTGAGTCCGTAAATCGCGCGTTCGAGATCTTCTAGATGTCGAACGCGTACGTGCATGGTGCGTGTTTCGTGGATGAACGAGTAGGGGACTTGATACTTGTACACGACCCGTTCGACGTCCGGGATGTCTTTCCGGAACCGCAGTTTCGCGATCATGGCTTCGAACGAGGTCGCGGCGACGCGTGTTCCGTGGGTGAAATAAACTTCGATCATCTTTTATTTTTGTTCGATGGGTGTGTGGGTTGTTCGAGACTTCTTTTTTTTTACGGGGCGGTACGTGAGTCCTTAAAGTATTTTTTTCTAAAAGTGTACACGTGCGGAAAAACACGGAATGAATAAAATGCTGCACGTGCAGTTGATTGCGTCGTTGATTCGTGACTTTACGTGCTTGCACGAGGGTGCGGAGAGTATTGACGTGCGAAGTTTCGTTGCGTTCGTCCGCGCGCGTCAACACGCGGAATGTCCGAGTTGGTTCCACCGGTGCAAGGATCGTTCGGCGGACGTGGAGCGGTGCGAGTGGTTGCACGAGCGTTTTTTGCCTCCGGACTTTCGCGTGACGCGCGTTTCGGAGGTGTTGGACTGCACGCACGTTTTGGAGCGGCACGCTCCTCCGATTGACTGTGTGACGATGGTGCAGACGCGGATTGTGTACGACGATGGGGGTTACACGTACGACGCGTACCGTCGACGTCCGAGTGCGTTCGATGCCTTTCACGTGTCGAGCTTGACGTGTATGGCGCTGGCGGAGTTGGTGGAGTACCGCGGGGCGGGGGTGACGGTGCGGTTGTCGAGTGGGATGATGGTGGAGAAGGGGTTGGATGTGGATTGCGTGCGCGTGGTGAAGCCGTTCGCACCACCGGCGATGGTCGTGGGGGACCGTTCGAGCGTTCCGACGTATGTGAGTGCGGAGGAGTACGGCGGCGGTGTGTCGGACTTGAACGTGTTGGAGTGTCGTTGGAACTTGTCTCGCGAGCACCGGATCGAGACGTACCTGTTCGTTCAGGAGACGATCGACACGTTGGCGGTGCCGTTCAAGTTGGAGCGGGATGCCGAGACGGACACGTTTTGGGTCCGCGTGTTCATGTTGGAGTTGACGGTGTTGTTGGACGAGGCGGGTGAGTTCCGCGACCGTGTATTGGTGAACCCGCTGTTCTTGTTTCTGAAGACGGACCTGTTGATGTGGAAGTCGATGTTGGCGTCGAAGTTGCCGAACGTGCAGATTCTGCGTTCGTACTCGTACGTCAACTCGTCGGAAGCGCAGACGGCGACGGTCCCGTTGATGGAGATGAACATTCGTGATTCGTGGCACGTGTCCGAGTTGCAGCACTTCCCCGAGCGGCCTCGTGCGTCGACGATCGCGAGCAACTTGGCGTCGGGGGTCGTGTGGTGCATGGACATGCCGGAGTACCCGGATGGGATTACGGACAGCAAGGAGATCCGTATGAGTCCGCCCCCCTTGCCGTTCTTTACACGGGAAGCGTTGCTGAATCTCGTGCGGAGCACGTGCCATCGTCACTTTGCGCACATTCTGTCGCGCGGGGATAGGTACGTGAGCACGGCAGGGACGGTGCATGGGTGTGTGACGTGTACGACGAGTGCGGGGAACAACATTTCGTTGGTGTACGTGTCGGTCTGCTACCGCGTGGGTGTCAACTACCGCATCGGGCATGTCGTGATGGTCACGCACGACGTCCCCCGTGCTCGTGCGTTTATGCAGCGGCACATGTTGCCGGACCCAGATTGTCCGTGGATCCAGGAGGACGTTTTCGTGGCGCTGGCGACGCGCGCGACTCGTTTGTGCACGTCGGTGCATTTGTTGTTGCCGCCGATTCCGGTGGGGCGCGTCATGTTCCCGGACGAGTACACGACGATCAGCATTCAAAAGGGGACGTGGAAGTTGGCGGGGTGCGGGTGTCCCTGTTGCATGTCGGTCCGCGCGGAGCCGATGGTGCGGAATTGATCATTCGTCATCATCCGCGGGCACGTCGGTCTGTTCGGGGACGTGGACGTAGGCGGGGTAGAGTTCTGCGAGTTGGAGGAGAAAGTGCGGGTACGCTCGTCCCCGTGCGGTGTAGTTGAGTTGTCTGCGGAAGTATGTGAATTTCAAGACGCAGTCTTCGACCAAGTAAATGGAAATCACGGCGCCGAGGATCCACCACACAACGCTTCGGAAAGCCATGAGACCGATCATGAAACCCCCGACGAGCAGCACGACCACCGACACGACCAGACGGTAGAACGCATCCACGACGAGCCGGTGCGTAAACATTGCTTTTTTCTTTTCACCCCGCAAAAGTTAATTCGAGATGCAAAAAATGAACGTACGTCACACCCATGCCGGGAATCGAACCCGAGTCTTGTCCTTGAAAGGGACATATGCTTAGACCTCTGCACCACATGGGTACTAATTGTTGTGCGGTGGAGTCGTCTGTGTATGTATAGGACCCTTTCGTTTGCGATCAATTTTTTTTTCGTATCTGCGATTTATCAAAAGGATATTTACAATCATGAACCCAACTGCGAATGAGGTTGAGTTTGAGAGCGGTCGTTCGTTTGCGAACCAAATTCGGTCGAGCACTCGAAAGGTTGCGAACGAAGCCGTGACGAACCACTTCGACCAGATTTCGAAGCAGGACGCGCTCGACATGTTGAGTGGGAAGATGACCGAGGCGGAAGCAAGACTTTTGTTGACGGACCCCCGGATGAGTCAATGGATGAAGGAAAACCACATGAACACTGAATTCGACATGGACAGGATGATTCAGAACCGAATGGTCCCGAACGTTCGAAAAATCACACAAAACGCACTCGGCCACGGCGCGATCCTCGCCAAGCACACCGGCGCGGACATTTCCTGGCAACCCAAACGGGCCGTCGAAAAGACCGCGTTCGTTACCGAGGACGAAACCCGCCTGCCGCAGGCGATCGGACAGAACGGCAAGGGAACGTTGGCAGACACGGTCGTGCGGGACGCCAACTACTACGCGAACATGATCGGGAAGAGTCTCAACAACGTCAGTCCGATCGAGCGCATCACAGTCGGCAAGGGCATTTCCGCGGACGGGTCGTCGTCCATGAACCTGCACTACGGATCCGCCCTGCGCGCGGACATGCTCCCGGACCCCGGACAGCAGCGCAGCATCAACGTGTACAAAAACCTCGACAACATGGACGTGTCCGGGACGCGACCGCGCCTCAGCCAGTTCGCGTCCGTGCCCGCGCCCGAGACCGTGCTGCCCGCGAACAAGGACGCGCGTATCGAGACGGGCAACCTCCAAAAGTTTACTTCGAAGGACTACACCGAGACCGTCGCGCCGCGAAACCTGTTCGACGTGCTGAACACCAACCGGTTCGAACTCGAACGCACGCCCGGACAGACGCTCGAGCACGACCCCAAACAGCTCGCGACCTCGCACCCGAACTGGAACGGGAACGCGCAGTCGCGCCCGACCGAGAACACGCACGCCGTGCAGAACAAGACCGTCGAACTCGAACGCTCGAACCACGGCCGGTCGCTCAAAGCCGCGATCGACGCCATGGAGACCGAGTTCATCCGCCACCCCGAAGCGGACCCCGCCCGGTCCACGCAGGAGATCCGCATCAACTCCGAGCGGAAGTACGCGGCCACCGTCGCGAGCATCGGCTCGGGCGACGCCACGCACGACCCGCGCAGGCTCGGGTCCGAGAAGACCTTCGTCCCCCGGCCGTCGCACGGCGGCGGACTCGAATCGGTCGTGGGCACGAACGCGTACGGAGCGAACACACAGACCTCCCGGGGCGAACGCACACTCATCGACATGCCAGTCCAGATGGGGAAGCAGTTCAAGTCGACCGAAACGCGCACGTTCGGCGAAACCACCCTGGAAGTGCAGGACCGTCCGGAGACGAATTATGTGACGCCCGGAAGCCGCTGGGGCGTCGGGACCACAAACGTCGGGCCGGGCGACAACGCAAACGGGAAGAGCGAGGTGCGCATCAAGCTCGTGCAGGAACAGCGGGGGCTCTCCAAGAACCAGACGTCGGCCGGACGGCCTCGGTCGGAAATCGCGTCGGTGGTGACGACTCGCAAGCTGGAGATGGGCGGGACCGTGCAACGCACACAAGCGGAAGACGAGTCGCTGCGCTCGGAGCGAAACAAGTTCATGCGTCCCGGCTCGTACAGCGACCCGACCAAGGTCGGGGAGTCGACCCGAGGCGCGCGTAAGGTCTCGCTGCGGGAAGCGGTCGGGATGGAGACCGCGCACGCACCGGCTGCGAACGTGTTAATCATCTAAAAAACATATACATTATTCGTTTCGGGCCGGTATGAAAGATAAAAAATGCGACGACGTGACGTCGAAAGCCAAGTTCATTTCGAAAAGGAACCGAACGTCTCCGTTGCTCGCACAACGACGACCCAGTGGGACTCGTTCGGACTTGGAGTGTTCTGTATGTGTCTCGTGTTTGTTGTTTGTTACAGCTTCCTCCATTGCACGTTTTCGGTAACCCCGGCCGGATTGTTGCGTAAGTAATTCGTTTCAAGTCTCGAAAACCACGGGGTGTGATCAATAAAAAAACATGAACTTTTGTATTCTGGTCGCACGATACAACGAAGACATCCGTTGGATTCGGTGGCTGGATCTGCCGCTCGTGGACAAGACGATTATTGTGAACAAAGGTGCGGACAACATCCGAATGCACCACACCTTTGTGAACTATAGGGTGTTGTTCATGGACACACCGAACGTTGGGCGCGAAGGGCACACGTTTTACAGGTTCATCGTGGACAATTACGATATTCTCCCTGACTACGTCATCCTCTTGCAAGGAAACCCGTTTGACCACTCGCCGCACGTCGTCGACCACGTGAACCAGTTCTTGCGCGACGCCGAAGAATACCGGCCGGACTTTGTGTACCTGTCCGAGGAAATGATCCCTGTCGACTTGGACGGAGAAGGACACTTTTCTCCCGAACCTCTTCCGATGCGTGCGGTCATGGAATATATTTTCCAACACCCGTGCGACCCGACCACGAACTGCAGATGGATGTTCGGCGCGGGCGCGCAGTTCGCAGTTTCCAAAGCACAAATACTACGCCGCCCGCGCGAACTGTACGAACGCGTTGTCCATCTCTTAGAGTCGAGCGTGGACCCGATCGAGGGCTACTGCGTCGAGCGCTTGCACCCCATCATCTTGAACGTCATGTACGTCTAAATACGAACCTCTTCCGTCACCGACTCGTCATCGTCTGACGAATCGATCGCAAGCGGACGACTGAGACCCACGTTCAGCGTCCGGGTGTTGGACGCAACGGGGGGACGCAGTCCCATCGGGCTCGCGACGGTGCTCCTCGGGGGAGGGGCGATGTCCGCCGGCGGCTGAGCTTGCGGCTGCTGCATGGCGCCCATCATCTCCATGGCGATTTGCGGGTTGACCGAGGCCTGCTTGGCCATGTGGTACGAGAACGCACTGAACCCGACCATCATGGCAAGCTCCACCTCGGGAGAACTCTCGGACGGGCCTGCGTACTTGGCCGCGAGACGCTGGAGGGGGTAATTGAACCTCGGCATGTTCGTCATGATGCTCTCGGACCACCCGTCCAACTCCGCACCTTTGCCCGTCTTCGCCTTGAGCGCCTTGTTTCCAATCTCCACCATTTTCGTTCCCATGATCAAGTATTGTTGGAACGAATTGAACGTCGCTTGGCGAATCACGTATCGCTGAGCGTATTCGTACGCGAACTCGAGCTTCTCCAACGGCGTGGACTGTTCCAGGCGCACCGTCGAGTCGACCGGAACGCCGTCCTCCTTCATTTGCCGAAGAAGCATGATCAAGTCAATCTGCTTGGCACGGTACTCGCTCTTGGTCATCGGCTTCGACTTCATATTTTCCATCTGCACATCAAAGTTATCCCGGAACGGCTGGGACGACGCGACCGAGTACGAACGACTGGAACTCCGGCTCGAACGGCTCGAACGTTCGGACCGGCTCGAAGAGCTCGAACGATCAGACCGACCCGAACGGCCCGAACGGCCTGAACGGCCCGAACGGCCCGAACGGCCCGAACGGCCCGAACGGTTCGGACGGGACGACGACGAATCATCCTCAGAAGAAGAAGAAGAACTGGGACGAGAATCCTTCCGGACCGCGGATTTCGACCGCTCGCTCGCACTGTCTTCTCCGTAGAACGGAAGCGCGTCTTCTTCCGCGATGCGACTCCTATTCGCAGCCGGACTCGTAGTAAGGACCGGTAGCGACTCCTCTCGGATGGAATTGAGGATCGAGGGGCGCTTGGACACACCCGTGAAGAACGGATTGGGTGCGGTCGAGGGCGGTGCTGACATCCGAGGAGCGTCCACGGACTCGGACACCTCGTCCACCTTCGCATCGTCTTCTGCGACGGGTGCCGACGACGAGAGCGACTTTAACTTTTTGCTGTTCGCAAGCTGACGGAAATCGAACTGACGGGGGAAAGCAATGCCACTTGACATAGAGCTCATTTTTATACTCATTTGTAAAAAAACGACTAGGAACCGTAAAATATTTTTGCGACGCGCTTTTTATCATTTCGAGCATGGACCTCACTAGTGACATCCCCGATTTTGTCCGAGAGACGTTCGTACCCGTGGAAGAAGCCCCTCGCGCAGTCGACGAAAACTCGTTCGATACGAAGTGGAGAGAATTGGGGGCGCTCGTTCTCGGAATGGTAACGCCCGCGGAAAAGTCATTCACGTTCTCATCGATTCGCATGAGCGACGTCGTCCAAGCGCTGGGAAACTGCGCAACGGACGAGCATCACCTCTGGGCATCGCCGACCCTGCCGCCTTTCATGCGGCTGACCACGTGGGCGCACATCGGGTCCGAAACAAACTTTTACGAACTTGCGGCGACGCTTCCCACGCCCACGCTCATCATCGCGTTCCAAGCGCCGCACGAGTGCGCGCGTTCATACTTTTACGGCCCGCAAGAACTCATCGCGATCCCACAGACCATCACGGCTGCCACGTTCGTGTTCCTGCTTCAGCGCGTGACACTCACACCACCGACGGTGTCAAACACAAACGCCGTCAAGAAACGACGGTCGTCGCACCTGGAAGAAGAGACGTCCACAGACGAAGAAGACGAACGACTCACACTCGTACAGTCTGTAGAAATCGAACGCGCCCCGGCGTCAACCATCCCCGTGTGCGACCGACAACGCATGGGACACACACCCGCCGTATCTTCTGCGTCCGGGGACATGTCGTTCGACCTCCATACGATCATGACCAAGTGGAAACAAGAGGGAAAGCGCCCGACCGTGGAGAAGATCTGCGACACCGAACACATCACACAGCGCGACATCAAACGGTGGCTCGATCGACAAAACACCACGTGGACGAAAATGCTCATCCAGTACGGGTTCCGCGACAGTTCGGGCGCGAAATAAAAGTATGTGTGGTGTGCTTGTAAAAGGAAAGTTAGTCATGCATTTAAACCCGTACCTCTTCGGATACTTTTCGAAATGCCAAACATGGAAAGACGTACAACACCTCACGTGGGTGCGCGAGTTCCTCGACGTGATCGAGAAACACGAACCCACTCGGAAATACTTGCAGAAAACACAACTGTCCGCACAAACCGTACACCGGTTCACCACCACGCAACAGCAGGCCCAGAAACGTTTCGCGAGCCAAACGCGGATGCGCGTCGACCGACACACGAACATGCCGTATGCATCGCTGGACTGGCAGACCCCGCTCGGAATCGTGCGGTTCGTGGAGGAGATTTGCGCGGGCCCGTCGGGGAAGATCCCCGAGGTGTTTGTTCGATTCGTGCCGAAGCACGACACGCTGAACCAACGCCTCGCGGAGGTCTGTCTCGGCCGGGCGAATTTCGAAACACTTCTTCTCGAGAGGAAGTGGATCGACGCGCAGCGAGTTCTCGCCGCGAATATGTGTCGTGCCCGGAACGAGTACGTGCGGAAACTCATTTTAGAAGTTGACAGCAACTGGAGCTACCCCGCGTCCGTCTCCGAACTCGAGCGTCTCATCTTCTCGAGCCGCAAACGGAGCACGCTCGAGCTGTTGAAAGAAATACGAGACGTCTCCACCGAACTCAAGACCTTTCTGCAGAACGGGTCTCTCGACGCCGCGAAAATACAGACCCGGCTGAACCGCATGGACCGGATCGTGCAGATAGGCTCGTCGCTCGACGTCGTAGAAGTGACGGCCGACGACTTCCAATCCGTGTTTGTACCTCCCAAAGAACAAGACCGTTCGGACCGTGCGGACCTGCAGGAGGAGTGCGACAGGCTGTCGCGTTTGCTCGAGCAACACAAGATCGATTACATTCGGGTTCCGAGCAACAGCATCGAACAAGTCCAAACGTTCATCGCGGAACAGATCGCGCGACAGCAGCAACTCGCTCGGGTCATTCTCGACGACTCGAGCTCGAACGCCGACAAGTTCACGGCCGAGAACGAAATCGACAAGATCCAGAAAAAAGTCGAGACTGCGAAACGGAAGCAGTTCGAGTTCGATGTCTTCATGAACGAACGCATCGGCGTCCTCCACTCGCTCCGCGACTTTGGAGACCAGATTCGATCCAAACTCGTCGAACGGTACAAGGACGTCGACGCAACCAAACCGTTCGCGAAACTTCCCTTCCGCACACGTCGGCTCTTTCCCGACTCGGACATTGGCGCGTTCGTGCAGGAAAGCAACACGCACTTTCAGTGTTGGCTGTCGGCGGTGCGGGGCGACACGTCTGTGGATTACTTCAAGTACGCAAACGTACGGAAAGGAATGGGGATGTTGCTCGAAAACCACAAAGTGATTCCCGCACTCTTGTTCTTGTTTCACTTCGGGTACGAACGTTTCTTGCAGGCGGAAGACACGAGGGCGTCGACGTATTCGTTCCTGCTGCACGCGAGCCCGAGCCTTCGTGAAAAAACTATTTAACGAGGTTGCGTGCGGACATGCAGTTCAACTTGTTCGCGAACCTGAAGCTGCAGTGAACCGTGGAAGAAGTGAACACGGGGTGGATGTAGTTGAGCACGGCAACGAACGACTCGTCCCGACAGCCGGGATTGTTGGTGACGACGCTGACGGTCGCATTGTGTTTCAAAAGTTTGTTGATGGTCTTGCGAAAGTCCTTCAGGCGGTTCTTGGAACCGATGTGGTACTTGGCGAGTCCGGGAATGTTCAGTCCTTGATCTTGGATGGACTTGAGCGATCCCGCGATCATGCCTTCAACTTGGTTGATGACGCGATCGAAATCGAACATCACTCGGCACGACCCGTCCGGCTTCGAGCGGACCCACTTGCGAAGTTCGGACATGTGAACGGAGGTGAGAGCGTCACTGACTTCTTCGGTATCGATTTCGCCTTTGAGTGACGTTAACACCTGCTGGAGATCCTTGTCGGTCGTTTTCAAGTTCCACCCCCCGTGCCGAGACACAAAATCGTTGTACGTCATCTTCGACGGAACGATTGTGTTGACGCGAGGGACGTGGATGCACTCGATTTGTCCGTGCGCGATCACGTCCGCGATGTTCTCCGGCGCGTCGTCATAAAAACGAGTATGTGTCGTCGGCGTTGTTTCCGCGGGCGTTTGTTTTTGTGTGGTGGTTGTTGTTTTCTTGCTCGTCTTGCTCGGCCGTTTGGGTTTCTTTTGGGGGGATTTTGCTTTGGAGATTTCATCGTACTTGGATTTCGAAATACGTACTTTTTTTCCGTCCACGATCTGATAATAACGTCCCGCGTCCGTTTTGATGACGGCACTCATTGCTTTATTTACAGAACGCACCTCGACTTGTTTTTTACGCAAACGCGTTGTCGGCATCTTGTACCGGCTCGGACTCCTGCACCGGCTCGGACTCCGTCTCCGGTTCCGAGCGGTGAGTGTGGGTGGGAGCGTGCGGGTAGTGCCGACCCACGAACTGACGCAAGGTGAGCGGGGACGAGGGTGTCGTCTTATCCACACGGAGTCGGGTGGGGACCAGTATCCAGCGGCCCTCGTCGTTCGTGACCAGTCGGAACGCGACGATAGCGCCGGTGGGTGGCACGTAGAAGCAGGGCGCCGGGATGGTCCGGTACGGCTCGAGGTGGTCGTTCCTCCAGGTCGAGAGTTGCCACACGCGGGTCTTGAGGGTGATGATCGGGTTCACGTGCAGGAACACGGTCGCCATCTCGGGCGGTGTGAACTTCGCGCACGGACTGCGTAGGTTCGGAGACTCACGAGCGCCCACCTGCACGAACACCACGCCGTTGTCCGGGTGGTACGGGTAATCTTCCGGGATCTCCATCATCGCCCGCAAGTCCTCCTCGGACGTGTACACGCGGAACAGCTTCGTGCGCAAAAAGTACGCACGGCTCAGGAGGCTCATGTCCTGCATGGGGATCGTCGGTCCCACGTCCGAGAGAATGACGTTGAACAGCCGACGAGACACCGGGTCGTACACACGACACACGTCGAACACGAAAGCGACCTGATCGAGTTCGCGCGGGTGGTTGACGCGGCGGTTGTAGGCCGCCCGGCGCTGCATCATCACCAGGAGCTCCGCGCTGGTCGGGACGGGCACGGCGGGGTTGTCCGGGTGCACGAACGAGACCGTCTTGTTGCGACTCATGCTGTAGACGTACATGTGCTTGTCGACGCGGTCGACGATGCCCACCAAGAGCTCCCGCAGACCCTCGGGCTTCTTCGAAATGAGGAGACGCTGCTCCGCGTTGGCGATGGCATCCTCGGCGGCGCTGCTGGGGCTGTTTACGAGCAGCGTACCCGGGCGTACGTTCCGGAAGGGCGGCTCCTTGAACGGAAGGTTCGTCACACTGTCCAACGACTCCAGTCGCGGAAACGCGTATACAAGAACGGCCTTTGTTACAAGATCGACGTGGAACTTGTTCATGATTTAAACGTCGATTTATTATCACACAAATGAATAACCACTAAGCCTCTTTTATAGGAATGGCGATCTTCGACAGTTTCGGGGAGCGCGACAGGAACTCGTACGTCAGCGTAGGAGGCGCAGGACCCTTTTCCCCAAGCGCGTGAGGAGACATACTTGCGCACTGCTTCGGTAACACGGCAGGCGGGGTCGCGACCTCGTCGGGCTCGGGGAGAAACGAGTCAGTCGCTCGAGGAGGAGCAGGAGGAGGACACAACGGAGCAGCTCGTCGAAACTCGTTCGAGATAACCGTCGACTCGAGTCCGAGCTCCACCGAAGGGTTCTCGCGCGACCACGCACTGAACACGTCCGTGTGAGAATGCATAAAAGCCATGATGCGACGGATCGCAAAGACCGAATCCAACGTCTCGTCCACATTGCGCGCAAACGACGTCTCCCGCGACGCGTCGAACTCCCGAACGTAGGTCGTGAAGATCGGAAGGCTGTGCTTGATCTGCTTGCAGTGCTGACCGCGCGCAGACTGGTGCTTGCAGTGACACACGCTGCACACAAACGACTTTTTCCCAGAACTCATTTTCGGATGGTTCATCCAACAGAACGCCGTACGATTTTTTTCGAAAAAAAAGAGTTACGGACGCACGCGAAAAAGATTTGTTCTTGAAAAGGACCGTGCCATCAACGAGTATTTGATTGTTCGTGATAAATGGCGTGTACATTTTGCGGGTGCACGGATTTTGCTTGCATCGAGGACCGGTACTTTGCGTGCCAGGGGTGTGGCCGGCAGGACTCGGAGAACGCAACCGATCATGCGGAAATCGATATGGACAAGGACGGCAAGACCCGGTTCGGTTCAACGAACTCGAGCGCGATGATCGACAAGCAGGGGAACTTATTGCTGGACGTCTCGATGCCGTTCGAGCCCCCGACCAAGTTCTCCATCGGGTCGGTCTCCACCACCGACGCCTCCCGGAAACTCTCGAAGCGGCTCCGTGTGAACCGCTTGATCGAGGACGTGCTCGTGCGTCTCGTGGATCCGCTGAACATTCATCACGCGATGGACGTGGTGCAGCGCGTGCGCCGAACGGCGTCGGGGATGCTGAACCAGATCCTGTACACCGAGGACGACGATCTGCAAGTCGACGACGACGACTTTGTGGAAGACTCGGACCACGTCAAGAACCGAGGGATGCGCAAACGCGCGATCTTCGTGCACTTGATCACACGGGTCATCCTCCACTTCATTCCGGACTACGACGACCGAAAATACCGCACGGAAGTGCTCATGCCGTACTTTAGCAGCCGCGTGTGCCACGACGTGAAAAAGTTCAACAAGTTCATTTTCAAGTTTGGCGTTCCGGTTCTCAAGCGGGTGTTCCCGCAGTTCGATCGTCTGTACGAGGACGATTTCATGTTGCACCAGCAGTGCAAGGTTCGTCGGTTGTTTCGGCTGCTGTTCGAGTCCGGACGGTACTCGTCCATCTTCAAGCAGGACCAGCACTACCTCCTGTTTGAGTTCGCGGGCACCATCCTGTTCCACCCGGTCGTGCTCGCGAAGCTCCAGAGTTGGAAGCTGTGGACGCGCGTCGGCGTGATGCTCTGTATCATGCACCTCACGGACCCGAAAGAGGTCGTGCACTTCATTCAGCAGATCGAAGACGAGCCCGTGAAGGAGGTGACGATTCTCAATCACCTCTCGGAGCCGATCGGGTCGTCCATTCTCGAAAACGTGTTCGCGACCTCCCCGGAATGGATCGACGTGTTCGCGCAATTCCGTGCCGCCCGCGCGTTTTGTGTTTAAAAATAAAATGTGACCAAATCTAGAAAAGTTCATTCAGAGGCAAAAGATGCCCTTGTTTTTCCAAAATGAGGGAACGACCTGTTTCTTCAACGCAGCTATGCAGCTCTGTCTCAACAATCCACACTTCCGCGCGGCCGTGCTCGACCCGAGGTATCTCGCACAAAACCACTCGGGGTTCGTGCAAGTTCTCGCACAGTTCGTACGGGAAGTAAACCAACACACGAGTCCGCGCGAGGCGGCCATTGCCAAGGTGCGAGAACTGCTCCCGCATTTCCCGTTCCTGGCCGACTACGTCCGCACCAACCAGCACGGGGACGTCATGGAGTGTCTCGACGCCATCTTCGACAAACTGTCTCTTCCGGGCACAACGCGTCCGAGCGTGGTCACGTTCACGTCCGCGGACGGCCGCGAGGAAGCGCTCAAGACGCTGCGTGACCAAATCCGGGCGCACTGTGGAACGCTCGAGGTGGTGTGGGGCGTCCAGGAACAAGTGTCCACCTGCATGGAATGCAACCAGGTGGTCCTTCGAGAACTCATTCCGTTTACGTGGGTGTCGCGCGTGATGGACAAGCACGAAGTGTCCGGCGTCGACTGTTCGTTGTGCCACGCCCGCGCGGGCCGTCGCGAAGTCGTCACGCGCCTGTTCGACATCCCGCGCGGACTCATTGTGCGCGTCCGTGCGAGGCACCGGGACGATGGCACCAAGGACAATCGAAGCGCGGTCCTTCGCGAGCGCGTGGAGGTCGCCACGGGAACGTTCTACGACCTGCAGAGTATGGTGTACCACGAGGGGTGGTCGTTCTCGAGCGGACACTACATCACCGCCGTGCGTATCGACAAGGACCACCCCTGGGTGTTGAATTCGGACGCGTCTTGCCAAATGGCCAAGGACGGCTTCTCGATCGAGGCCTACCGCCCGCAGTGTACTTACGCCGCGTTGTATTTGCTCGACGCTTGAGAACGTGTAATTTTTTCGTGTTGACTATAAATAAAATGCCATTTCGAACCTCATCGCGGTTCCGCAAGAACCAAAACTACTTCCTGCTCCGTGTGGCACACTTTGAGCACTTTCGAGACCCGGACGCGTTCTCGCCGCACATGGATCTCATCTTCATCCGACGCGTCAACGACGAGTTCCAAGAAAAGCTGCCAGAAATCAGGTTCGACGCGACCGGATTCGAATCGACATCGTGCGTGCTCGCCACGCGGCCCGAACGCGCCGCTCGCGACCTCGCGCGCCGGTTCCTCATCTCAAATGACGCCCGATACGAAATCGAGATCTTGAACACACAGGGCCAAGTATTCACGATCCGATACAGAAAACCCAACACGGATGCATGGAGCGTGCAGATTGAGACGGCTTTCAACTGGATCGTTTTCAGCGATGACGAGCCGTACAACGCCGAGAACGAGGACCAAACGTACACCGTCGAACTGCCCTTCCTCGCGCAAACGTCCGTCTTCGTACAGTTCTTTCGTCTCGAACCTTCCTTTCAGTTCTACGAATACGCCGTGGTCATTGATACCATTCAAGAACGGAAGCTGCGACTTCCCGGAGGAAACGACGATCCGGATTATGTCCCGCTCCGACGCAAAATTGCAGTCAAGTCCATGTTCCGCCCCTTTCTGATCTCGCAACGACAACATCAAGTGATACAGAAATTCTCCGTGAGCGCCAACAACGCCAGGGACGCCTTCGTCAAGGCGAAGGACCGCCTTTGGGAGAATAACAGTCCGATTACCATCACCGACATCGTGCCGAAACACCGTTTTGTGAACAACCTAGGGCATTCGGAATTCAAGTTCGTCGAAAACTCGTTTGTGGCCAACGTCGGTCAGTTCAGGCGCCGTGCGGACAACAAACGGCGGCGGACGCACTGTATCGAACATACGTTTTTGTTCGAACTCGAACAGCGCAATCTGAATCACGTCGTGCACACGACCATGCGCACGAACAACGCGTTTTTCCGGTCCCTGCGCAATAATCTCACAAACGCGATTCATAAGTTCAAAGCGATTATACAGTCGGAGCGGATGGACGGCGACATGAAAGAATCGGCAACGTTCGTCATGCTCCGCAACCGGTGGTTCTTGATGGCTTGTGCGATCCTGACCGAAGAGCTGACCGAAGAGCTAGACCCAATCCTGTCCATCGCGTTCGCCGCAATCAACTCCAAGAACCCGACGCGACAAACACTGTCATACGAAGAATTCCCCAACAACCTGTACGGTTCCTTCCGAGCCGTCTTCGAAGACATGGATGACGACGACATCGTTTTCAATCACCTGGAAGATCAATTCGTTGAGGTCGAGGATCACGAGCAATTAGAAGCGCGCAACCTTCCCGTTCCGCCGTCGTTGGGGTGCGAGCCGAACCCCAACGAAATCAACGCAGCGGACATACGAGTCGACGAAGGACACGATCCGTTCCCGAACGACTACCTCACCGGCCCGATCGTCCGAACGTTCGCAAACTGGGACGCGGAACAGCACTACACGCGCGCGTTCGTACTGGACACGTATACCAAGCAGATACGTGACGATGTCAAGCGGATTGTGAAACGGAACACACCGTTCATTCAGTATTTAGGAAACATTTCGATCAACGAAATAAACGTCAATATACAGCAAGAACATGCACATTTTGGCAAAAGCCGCGGACATCCTACTAAAATCGGAAGAGTGATCTTACACGCGCTTCGGCGTTTTCTCCGACTGTAAATTAACTCCGACGGCTGTCGATCGGGAACCCTGCCGACCCTGATGTCACACCGCGGAGAACGCGAGTGCCTCGGGCGCCAAACGCCGCGTCCACGTTCGATGCCGGATTGGTCGTCACGCGCGTGTACATCACCTGGTTGCGCACGTCGATGTGGTCGAACGCGCGCAGGTCGTCCACTTGCAGCTGCGCAAAGTCGCCACGACCCGCCATCCTTCGCCGACTGACGTCGTTCAAATCCGACGGGATGGTCGTCCAGGTTCCATAAAACCGCGTGTCCTGCGCCATGCGCTGCGCAGCAACGTCTCCGTTCGTGGTCATCCGCTTCGGAACGCGCAGGTACGACTCGTTGTCCGGCCCGATCATGCCCGCCTGCTCAGCGGGGTTCCGCTTCATCGAGGGAGGCACGCGGTCGCCGTACAGCTCAAGCATCCGGCGAGTCTGGATCGTTTCGTCGGGGAACTGCGACCGCTTCGGGACCGCGTAGTGCGCGACGTCGTTCTGTGTAATCTCCATCCCCGCCGGTGTGTTCATCACCATGTTCGGGGGAACGTGCCGAAGCGAAAGATCGGGAATCGCGGTCGGGTTCTCGATCGAACGTAACCTCGGCTCGTTTGATGTTAAATTCGGTAACGGCCGTTCCATGTCCCGCAGAGCCACCGGCCGATCGTACAACATGTCCGCGGTCGTAATGCCTGCCAAAATAGGGTTGGGTCGAAAGTGTCCGACACCAGGACCGATCGCGCGAGTACGCTCGCCAGTCAGCATATCCATCCGGTTCATCTTTTATTTCTTTTACACGTTGCACAAATTATTTTTTTTTGCCAAAAAGTTCCGCCCTCTACAAAGCAGCTGTAGGGACGCCGCTAAAGATGAACGTATAACCAACAAACAGAGTCGGCTGCATGACGCCAAACGAACCGCCGTTCAACCCCGACCCCCCGTCCGTCGTAAACGTGTGCGCATGCGAACCCGCGGTCGCCACCGTAATGCCCGTCGTGCTCGAGTTGATGTTGTTCCACGTACGGTACCCGGCCGAGTCGTCCGCAAACCCAGGAGGATTCCCGTTCCGAGAATTATTAAAGTCGTCGTTCACCGTCCACTGCGTGTGCGTGTGACCCGGATCGTTCACACCATGCGAGTGCAACCCCTCCGTCGACGTCGAGCCCGAATGGGTGTGCGCGGGTAAGTTGCCCGTCGACAGCGACACCGTCTCCGACCCCACCGACTCACCCCAATTGCGCCCTCCGCCCACGGTACCCAACACACGACCCCCCGCGTTCGGAAGATTGAAAGTGGACACGCCGTCCCCACCCCCAAACGCCGTCCCGATGCAATCGAACAGCGCGGGGTAGTCCGAACGTAAGACCGGACGGCCGTCGCACAACAGCCAACCATTGCGCTCCATCGGGAGCACGTTCGTCTTAATGTCACCCACCTCCGGATCCACGTACCCCACACTGGTCGAGAAGCGCGACCGGGTCACGACGTCACCACCCGCAACGAGCGTCCCTTCCACGCTCATGTTGCTCAAACACTCGACGCCGCCCACCATCGTCGTGCTCGAAACGACGTACAGACTGCCGACCGCTGCGTTCTCGCGCACCGAAAGGGTCGAACGGGTCACGACCGGCCCGCTCAAAATCGACCACGAATTCACCGTCAACGTATTCAGCGTCGTAGAACCGAGCACCGACAAGGTGTTGCGGAGAATCGTCGGACCCGAAAGCTCCGCCAAGGACGACACGAACAATGTGTTCGTGCGCGTGCCCGAATAGACCGTGAGATTGTCTACGTTCAATTCGTTGTAAGTGGCGACTTCGCGATACACACCCCCGGCCTTCGGAGGCTTCGCGGTAACATAGTCCCAACGAGTTTCGCTGCTACTCATTCTTTATCTTTTGATACATGCAACCATGAAATTTTTATTACTGTAAAAACGCCGACGTAATCGCCCGTGTATACTTCTTGTACACAACGTGCGAAGGCACGTTCGGTTTAAGCTTCCGGTAATTGTGGAAGAACGTGTACAAACTCGGAACCGCACGGGACGTACCGAACTGAGCTGTACCCCTATTCCGCTCACTCCTCTCACTCCTCTGCCTCTTCGGACCGCCGCCCTCACCGCCCTCGCCGTCCTCCTCACGGCCTCTCCTAACTCCCCGCGCACCGGTCGCACCAGCCGCATCGGTCGCACCAGCCGCAGCCGCACCGGTCGCACCAGCCGCAGCCGCACCGGTCGCACCAGCCGCACCGGCTCCTGCACCGGCACCGGCACCCGCACCGGCACCAGCCGCACCCGCATCCACAACCACAACTGCACCCTCACCCTCATCCGCATCCGCGTCTAATAACATCAGTTGTTGTTTTAAAGCAGCGATCTCAGCATCTCTTGCTTGTAGAGCTGATTGGAGCTCCTCCACCTGTTTAGTTACTCCTTCTAGATTTTGACGAAGATTTTCAGATTCAGTCGCTGCATCTACTTTCATCAGTCTGATTAATTCTTCGTTCTTCATTTGTTCTGTTTCCGCTACTTTTAATGCTGTTTCCGCTACTTTTGCCTTTCGTGCCAACTCGTTTGCACGGGCTGCCAGTTCCCTTAATCTATCTTTCGAAACTTTGAGTGTGTTCTTTGCTTCATTTGCTTCCTCGTGGGCTTCGTTGGCTTTTTTCAAATGATTTACAGCTTCTTCCTTTAATGTATTGATAGTTTCCTTCGACTTTTCAAGTTCTCTTTCCAGACCTTCGATCATGTGCTGCACTGGAGCCGGGCGCTCCACAGACTTAACCTCTTTTTTGATTTCTTCAAGACGTGCGACCGATTCACTGAACGATAAGACGCGATCCAGGCTGTTTTTGATTGCTTCTAATTCACCTCCGCGACTATCTGCGTCCTTTTGGATTCGCTGTGATTCACCACGATCCAAATACATTTGTCTCGCATGATATCCGAGAAATCCTACACCACCTGCGGCAGTTAAATAGCCTGCACCAACGACGTATGGAGCTGCGGCTCTAGCACCGGCACCAACGAGTCCAGCACCGGCACCAACGGCTCCACCAACGGCTCCAGCACCGGCAGCACCAACGGCTCCAAGAAAGACACCACCGGTTCCTCCTCCTGCGGCAGCAAATCGAGCCAACAAGCTTCTAACAGACCCAAAAATCGTCAACGCTGTTCCTACACCACCAGTCGTACCTGCAGTGGGTTGAGTAGCTCCAGCAGCTGCCGCACCAGCTCCAGCTGCTGCTTGGGCAGGTGCGGCAGCAGGAGCTGCTTGGGCATGTGCGGCTGCAGTTTTGGTAGTTTGGGTTCCTACTGGTTGTACTGGTAAACCGAACTTCGATTTGTGTCTCGGCATTTTTCTGCTAGTGTTTTTTTGTAGAAGCAGAGAAAAAAAATGTGTACAAAATTTCAGCTCTTTTCGGATCTCCATTTGGAGATGCGCGACTCGTATCCCAAGATCGAACGAGTTTACCCGATCGTTGTTCTCGCGGGAGACATCGGCCACATCGAGTCGCAAACGTTTCGAGACTTTATCGAATACTGCTCGAACACGTGGGACCACGTGATCTTCGTACCTGGCAACCGCGAGTTCTACCACAACGACGTACCGTACCAAGACCTCTGGAAAGCATACGAACAATTCTGTAGTTCGTATGCAAATGTATACTTTCTCGATGGACATTCCTTGGAAGTCAACGGGATCATGTTCTTCGGAACCACCATGTGGACCCCGATCGATCCGAAATGGGAAGACGGCAAACCGAGGATCCGTTCGTTCCACCAGACAATCCATTGCTGGGACGACCTGCGATCACTCAGCGCGTTCCTCGAACAATACCGACGACACCCGTGCAAGGTGATCGTCACTCATTTCCCCATCACGCGCGAACACACGTGTCACCCCCGCTACGCCGACCAGCCGGAAGAAAAGAAGCGCTACTTTTCAGCCAACTGGCTGTCGCTCTTCCCCCGTAAGTACCTGCATGGAGTCTGGCGTATCTGTTCGGGACACACGCACCACTCGTACCGTATCGAGCACGCGCGCGGTGTCACCATCTGGTCCAACCAACTCGGGTATCCGGGTGCGGAGGATTTACTGTACGTGCCGAACGGTGACCTATTCGATCGTGTTTAATTTAATAGTAGAAGTGGCCGAAGCTCGCAGCAGTCGCGGCGTCCGAGGAGCCCGACTTGGTCGACCGCATGTACAGCAACACAAGGATCGCAAGCACAACCACCATCGAGATCAGATCAAACATGGCGTTGGTGTACTCCGCCGAAGTCGCGCTCGCGGCCTTGAGAGCCCCCATGGAGCCCATCTGCAGGAACACGGAAATCAGGAGCGCGGCCAGAGCAATGAGCTTCTCCTTACCCTTGAGCGCCGCGATCTTGTCACCGAACATGAAGATCAGCGCGCTCAGACCACCCAGGATGGTGATGGTAATGTAGATAGGCATGGCCTTCTCCGCGCCGTCCTTGTCCTCCATGTGCTTCGCGCTCATGGACATGGCGATGGGACGGAGGATCATGACGATCACGAACAGGATCGCCAGCAGTCCATTGACCGAGATCAGCTTCGAGACAGTGTCAGACATTTTGGGGGGAATTGTTTTTTTTTAAACTTCACGCCAAAGGTTTTTTTTTTAGGTATTCTCGAAAATGCAGAAAACGGGAACGTCCGCCGCAAGGACGGTTTCGAGCATGCTACTCCTCTTCACACAACAAGCATCGTGGGGAAACAGGATTTTCGCACCGTTGCGAATGGCCGCGAACGTGAACATGCGGGCGTCGGTCGGGGATACGCTCTGCACAAACGATTGACGAAAGTATCCCATCAACCCCAGCGGCTCCTTGAACGTCACGACTTCCTGCGTCGTGGGGTTTCGAAAGGACACGTCTTCGTTCCCCAACCACAGAAACGCGTTTTGCAAAAAGGGGGGGAACGGGCGCGATCCTATGAATACGTTGTCGCGCAACAGCAGTCCCGACTTCCAGTGGTGCCGTGTTGAAAACCAGCGCCACGCTTCGACATCCGAACAGGAAGTGTTGCGCACCATTTCGCACCGTTCGTCCACGTATCCAAAGTCTATGCTGCTGGCATCGTCCCGAAACACCGCAACGAGCGCGTTGGGGTAATGCACGCGCAGTTGTGCGAAACACGTTCGTGCGACGTTCGAGGGGGTTTGACGCTGCGCCCGCCAGAGAATGACGAACGGCTCTGTAACCATCCTTTATAAACAATGAGTGCGACGTTTGAAGACGCGCGGCACGAACGAACGAACGAAATCACTCCACCAGCATCTGTCCGTTGGTGGCGTAGAACCCGGCTACGTCGATCCTTCGACGGACGGCACCCGCTTCGTCCATCTCGGGAAAGGTCCTGCCGAGTGCGTGCTCGATATCCATTTCTGCGTTTTGCACCATCGGCATCTGTGTGACGTCGTACAAGGACGACACGAACTTCCCGAAGAGTTTGCGGGGGATCTGAATGTACCGCGTCATCACCTCCTGCGGTCGCATGCGCTTGCAGACGACGTCTCCGACGGACCCGAACGAATACTTCGGCGTCAGAAAGTACCTCCCGGACAGTTTGATGGCGCTCACGAACGTGTTGTCGGGCGGCGTGAGAAAGTCTTGGAAGACGCGGTACATGACGATCGACTCGCAGAAACTCTTGGACACGCCTTCGAGTTCTTTGAACACGCGAACCTCGTTGACGGCGTTTGTCTGGAGGTCCTCGATCTGCTCATCGCTCAGCATGGACACGTCCGTCACAACAATGTACGCGTTGGGTATTTTTTTCCGCACGGTCCGAACGGAGTGGAGCAGTTGGCGCCATCGAGTCCGTTCGGGCACGATGTTCGAGTTGTTGGTCGACTTGAACGCAGAGGTGATCAGCACCAACACGGACGGGCTGCCGGGGATGCGAATGGGCGGAACGGGTCCGAAGAGCGGCACGCACGAAGCCGGGACGCACTCGTCTTCGAACACGCGCTGCACGACCACCGTGAAGGTCGACGTCGGGGACGAGATGAGCGGCACGATGCTGTTCACCTTGCACAGCTCGGGGTACATGTAGAAGATGCTGATGACCGAGTGGAGGTAATGCACGGCGGATTGCGGAATGCCTTCGATCGCGACGAACCCGTACGGCTTGAGCGCCATCAGCGAAAACAGAATGTACTGAAAAATGTTTTCGATGTGTGTCTCGGAAGATCGTCCGGGGTGGTAGTGGTTCATGATGATCACGTCGAACGCGTGCGGCCGCAAGCGCGACGAGAACTCGTCGTACGAGCACGTCTCGACTTCTTCGCTGGGCAGTTGGAGGTACGTCATCCACATGCGATGTGTGTGGACACGTTCCTCGTCCGTCTCGATGACGTTCATGAGCTTCAGGCCGTTCGAACGGAAGCCGTGGAGGAGGAGATGGTACAGCAGCAGCGCACCGTTTCCTTCTTCGTATTTTTCCTTGTCCGCGTACCGCCTCGAGGAAGGCATGACTAGTTTCATGAGGTCGTCCAGTTCGGACGGGTACCTCGAAAGGACGAGGTGGCGGTAATGGTCCGTGGCATAGTCGATCGAGACGTCGCGCAAGATCGACGGCTCCACGGCGGCGCTTCTCTCGACCGCGATCCGTTCAAAGTCTTGCTCCATGTATATACACTTTTTTTAAAGTCGGGGACGCGACAAATCCCGTTCGCTTTTCTACGCACGTCGTCCGACTAAATGCTTATTCTTCGTTTCCAGAAAAATGTGGGTGTTGCTGTTGCTGTTCCTTCTCGGTGGAGTGTTTGCTGGCTGTGAGAGTGGGTACTACTTGTCGAGACGGTCGTCTCAGTGCGTCCCGTGTCCGCGCGGGCGGTTCGGGTCGATGGGTTCGTGCGTCTCGTGTCCGCCCGGGAAGTTTAACAACGCGTTGGGTGTCTCGAACGTCATGGACTGTAGATTGTGCGAGCCTGGAACGTTTGAGGTCTCGTCGGGCGCGGTCGTGTGCGGGTCGGCGTGTCCGGAAGGAACGTACTCGACCAAGTGGGGCTCCGACTCGCCCGCGGACTGTCGGACGTGTCCGTACGGGATGACGAGCTTCCAGTGCGGGTTTGACATCGACACCCGTCGGTTTGTGAAGCCGGACGGACAGATCCCTTCGTCTCTGTTTGACGCGGACGACTCCGTTCCCGCGAAGAAGAAACCCGTGCGTGCACCAACCCCCAATCGGAACGGCAACAAGTGCGGAGGCTTGAACAATGTATGTATGAGTAAACACATTCAGTAATAACCGTTACTCCTCCGAGCGGGATTGGAGGTAGAATTTGAGGTACCCGAGGTTGCCCGCGTCGAACTGGAACACCAGGGGTTGGTTCGGTTCGAAGAACAGGTGGACGTGGTCGGATAGTGTGGTCGCCTTGCCGATCTCGTGGCACAGACGCAGGGTGAACAGGGACGAGAAGTTATCAGGCCCGGCCGTGCGGAACACAATGTCCCCGTCCGACTCCGCGAGGGTCACGCGTTTGTCCGCGGGGTTGTGGGACCCCTCCGACTGGATCGTGACACTGCGCGCGAGGACGTCGGTGGAGATGCGGATCCGTTCGGTGGAGGTGTGTTGACACATTTTGCAAATCTGCAGGAACACGTGCGAGTCGATCGAGATCATCGTTCGGTACGCCGCGGTCGGGAGCTGCGGCTGTTGGGGCGAGAGGGTCAATATGGGAACGGACGAGTCGTCGAACCCTCCGGTGCAGTCGAACTCGGTCGTCCCCTCTCCCGCGCTCGGGGTCGTGCTCTTGCGGCGCTGCTTATCGACCCGAACGAAGAACCGTTGCGTGTCACGCTTGATGAACAGCGTCAGCGGGTTCTGTGCTTTGATCGAGTCCTTCACGAGCTTGTACAGGAGCGGGAGGTTGATGCCCACGAGCACGCGCGCGCCCGGTTGGACGTGCCAGAGGTCGAACGACTTGGACTCGAGCCGCAAGTGGGTGGTACGTTGCTGGGACGCGTCCGTGCACATCGCGGTCATGTTCGTGGCGCCGATCCAGAGATTGATGTCGTTCACGTTCGCGTTCAGAGCCTCGAACAGCTTCGCGATGATGTGTGACTGCGATGTTTTCGCATAGAACATGTACGTGTCAAGGCCGCAGCCGCTGGTCTCGATCTCCATTTTTGTTTACAGAAATTGAAATCAACTCACAACTCAACTTTTTCGAATCATCACGGGCTGGGACAATTTGTACATGAGCACGAACTTGTCCAGGAACCGCGGCACCCACGCACTCACCCAAACGGTCTGTGTGTATACAGAGTTCGATCGGGACGGTTCTATATTTTCTCGGCAGATCCAGCCCGTCCCCGGGTACAGGTTGCAAAGAAACCGTCTGCTTCCTCCGCGGTGCGGCAACTCGTTCGCCATATAAAGGAACATGAACGGCGTCATTCTCTGCAACGGTAATGTGTTCATTTAAAGATCACTTTCGAAAATTAGGCTTTAGTCCGCAAATCCCGTACACGGGAACGACAACGCCCGCGATGGTGATGGACGGGGGTGGGTACGCGATATTGTTCCAGAACGGACAGTAGTTGACGGCCACCTGGTCTTGTCCGTAGTACATGTACAGATGTTTCGTGCGAATGTCGTACAGGATTTTGACGACGCCTTGTGCGATCAAGGAGCTGACGAACGCCTTGATCGCGCTGGGACCGTGTTGTGCTTGTTGTAAGAACTGCTGTATGAAAACTTCACCTTGACCGAACGGGCCCGTGAGGTACATCACCCCCGGGCCGGCACTGTCTACGATGACGGACATTCCTTTTCAAGGATTGTGAACTTGACGAATAATGCGTCTTGCGTGCTGCGGCGCGGCGGACGAGGCTGGGGGGATGGACCGTTCGATGTCGTGCTTGAGCTTTTCGCGCTTGCGGTCGATGGTGTGGCGCAGTTTCTTGACCATCTGGAACTCCTTGCGGTTGAACACTTCCTGAATGATCAACTCGCACTGCTCGCGCGCGTCCGCGCTCCGATACTCGGGCGTGGTTCCGACACGCGCGAAAAAGTCGATCGTGCGCTGACGCAATATCTCTTTCGTCAACGTTTCGTTCTTTTTCACCTCGACCAGCTCGAGCGCGTCCGCACTCCCCCGGATCTGAATTTTCGAATTGTCCGTCGCCTGCATATACCGCACGAAATTTTCCTTGAGCACGTTTTTCGCTCCCTTGATCTCGCGCAACTGCTTGGTGAAGTTTCGTTCGTCCTCCTCGAGCTTGCGAAAGCGCTCGTACGCCTCACGGAGCTGATCGACCGACACGGCATTTACATCCCTAGGGGGAGGAGCGATGTGGTGCGAAGAAGTCGTGGAGTGCACGGACGACGCGTCCGAGTCGCGGTGACGCCGCGCGGAATTCATTTCTGCTTTCTCAATACCACACGCGATATTTTCAAAACGAAGTCAACGAACAATCATCACACGCACACCCCAAACCAAAAAAAAGAAATGATCGTCGATGTGATCACGAACGGGATCTTCCGGGTTTCTCACGCAGAGGGCGATCCGAACTACATGGTAACCGAACTGTACGCGCACCCGAACCCGCACATGGTTTGTAAATACGCCGACGCGGAACTGTCGGACATTCGCGCCTTCGGACTCAACACCGGCCTCGTGCGCGTCATGGGCGGTGTGCGGTCCATGGTCTCTTCGGGCGGGGGACTCGTCCCGGTTCCCGCGACGCCCCGCGTGTACAACTTCTACGTGAACGAACCGATCGTCGCCCTCGCGTTCTCCCCGGACGGAACCTCGTTGGGCATCCTGTACCCGTCCTGTCTCGTGGTCATGGCCGGCGAAACGCGCCAGGTGTACTACTTCGGACCCGGGAACGAACAGTCGTTCGAGGGTCTGTACATGTCGGACGACTTCGTCTACGTCACCACGACCACGGAAGACATCCTGAAGTTCAACTTGGTCGGACCGTGGTTTGACATGACCCCCATCGCCGTGCGACGCGAGTGTCGTACGTTCATCACGGCCACCAACGAGTGGGTTGCGTACGACTCGACGAGCAGGACGGTCACGTTCGGGTCGTCGCACCAGGTCGTTCTGCCCCCGCTCGTCGGGCGCGTTCTCAAACTCGTTCCCGCACTCGATCGGAATTACGTGTGGGCCGTTTCCGAGACGGAGCTGCTCCTCGTGTCGCGGTACGATATGACGGTGGTCGTCTTCGAGATCCGGAGACTCGCGTCCATCGAACACATCGTCGCCGTTCCGTGCCACATGGGCGTCATCCTCGGATCGTACGACCCGGACACGAAATTGCTCCACGTCAGCTCGTTCTGCTTTGACCCGGCACCCGGGGAGATCGTCAACATGCAAAACGTGTCCGTTCCGTTCGACACGCCCCCGCGGGCGCTCGCACTCCCCTCGAGCCCACTCACGCGGTTCCACGCTCCACAATCTATCATGATCATGCATCCGATCACGCGCGCCGACGTGGTGTACAATCAACACTTCTTCGAATCCGATGAAGAATCCGAAGAAGAAGAATCTGTCGACGAAGCGCAAGACGAAGAATCCGACGGAGAAGAAGTACCCAACGCGGTCCTGGACATGTCCTTCCGCTTCCCCCAACCTGCCACGGGGTTGCAACTCATCATCCAGAGGACGCGCGAGTACCTGCAACCCCTCCCGGACTCGAGTAGGTTGTACTGGACACCCGCGCAGTTCGAGGAGGTCGTGGCTGCGGCTCACGTCTACAAGAAGCACCTGCGCCTCTTGAACCGACAGGCCGCCATGTTCCTGTACGCCAAAGAAAATTACATCCTGTACAAACAAGCGATCGAAGACTGTGTGCAACACTTCGCGTCCTTCTACGGCGGATCCGCGTCGATGGGAACGATCGGAGACGAGAACAACGAAATCGAATTGGAACCGTACCAATCGATTGCGAGCCGGACCAAAGGGAGCGGGACCCCTGAAGAGGCCGAGCGGATTCTCCGTTCGCATCTCGATTTCTCACATCTGGCGGAAGTTGGAGTCGGCCCCGACCTCTTCGAAAGTCGCGAGTTCCGCGTCGACATGGCGTTCCACTTGGCGACGCAGTTCCAAGGCGTGGAGTCCGACACCATCCACTCGGTCAACGCGGGGATCATCTCGACCCTGAACTGCCACCTCACCGACGTGCGAGATCTCGTGCAGTGTCTCACGACCCAGCGGAAACTCATGAAGATGGTCGCTCGGATCCTTTCCCGGCACGAGGACGACGACGACGAGGACTTCAAACGGTCCAAGCGTCCTAATGATGCAACAGACGTTTCGAGTTCAAAGAAACCTTTTGAATAAGGTCCGCGTCGTACAAGATCTGGCCTTGGCTCTCTTGCTGCGTGGCTTCCTCAATGGCCTTGCAGACGTCTGCGTGCGGGTTGTCGTGCAGCTTCGCCGTCGCGAGCACGAGCACGCTCGGAGAATACCGACACGCGTCCACTTTGCTTTTAATGCACATGAACTCGTGATGCGAAATGTACTGCGCCGTGATCTTGGGATGGAAATGTTTGATCCAAGCAAACAGGAAGAACAACACACCCAGGGGAGACATGTTGACGTAGTACGGGGAGCACGCCTCTTTGTTGCCAGGAAGGGCGAAGCGGAACGGACGTGTGTCTACAACCTTGTGTTTCAGTTGCTGTGGCAGCTGTCGGGCCAACTTCAAGGCCTCGGTGAAGTACGGGTACAGGATCGGTCGGTTGTCGAGAATGATGCGGATGAAACTGTGAAGGTGCTGGTTGTCATCGCTGTACCCCACGAACAAATATGTTTTCTGCATGTCTTTGGAGTGTTGGCGGACGAACCGCGTGACCGTGTGATCTGGAATCTTGTTTGCGAGGACGGCCATGTAGGCCTCGTGCAAGTACATGTTCATTTGTTTATTTTTATACCACGTCACAATTTTTTTTACAACGTCGGGTCCTCGACCCACACGGGGAATTCTCCGGGGTACAGCATTTCCGTTTCTGTCGACGACGCGGCCGAGGACGAAACTTCTTTCATGACTCTGGATTTCCGTGCGAGACAATTCAAGACGTTCAGCTCCGTGAGGCCCCGGATCTGCTTGCCGTCGATCGTCTCGCGGCCGAAGACGAAGTGCACGTGCGCGTCCGAACGCGTGTCCGCGCGAAGGAAGCGGTACGTCAGTTGATGGAGCGTGATGGTCGAGTAGTTCGGATTCACCAACGCGAGTCGGGGGAACCGCCCGTCCTTGTCGTCCAAGTCCACGCCCGTTGACACACAACTTAGGTTCGCGATGAGCACGCGGTAGCTGTCGTCGGGTCTTTGGAAGCGGTCGAGCGCTTGCTTTCGTTTGGACGCGGACGTGGATCCTCGGATCACGAGTGGCGAGAAGGACTCGAGCGCTGCCGAAATGTCCACGATCGAATCCGAAAAGTTGAGAAGAATCGCGACCTTTCGGTTCGGGTTGCGCTCGAGCGCTTCGCGCGCCGCTCGGACGAAGATGGGAATCTTCGCGGTCTCGATCATCTGCATGGCGCGCGTGATCAGCTGGAAGGTCCGCGCACGGTCCACGGGCGTAGTCACGATGTTGATCGTGTTCGTGTCTTCATCGAACCCCACGGACGAAGAGAGACGCGCAACGGCGTTTGCGAGCAACTTCGTCGACTCTTCGTTCCGAACTTGGTAGAACGCGTTCATCTTGTGCACGACGTTCGTGGACTGAACGGGAGGCATGCGGGACCCGACCGAGTTGACGAAGACGTCGCGGAACAGACGGTAGATCGGCTCTGAAAAGAAGTCACGACGAGAATACCGCGAAATGTCAAACGTGTGCGCCTCGTACGCGCTCGCGACCACGTACGCGTTGTCGATCGTTCCAGACATGGCCGGCGTCACTGCACTTCCGCGGACCTCGTCGAGACGTTCGTGGTACCGAATGACCTCGCGGAACCCGCGCGCCTCGCACCGACGCGTGTGCGGGTTGAAGTGACCGAGTGAGTGCGTGACGATCCCGAGCGCGCGGTACAAGTTCACGACCTGCTCCGTCTTGTCCACGGGCGTGCCCGACAACAACAGCACGCGGCTCTTGTTCTCCGACTCGGTATGCTCCAAAATGTCCCGCATCATCTCCTTCACACTCAGGAACTGCGAACTCACGTTCTTCACGTTCTGGATCTCGTCCACCACTAAGAGCACCCCCTCCGTCACCAACTTTCTCCACGCGGCCGTCGAATGGAAAAAGGTCTTCTCCGTTCGCTTCGTCTCCCCGTCCTCTTCCGTCTCCACGATCCGGTCCTCCCGAACCAAGAACCCGTGCTTCGGTTGCTTGCACTTGACTGAACGCAACGAACAGTAACTAATCGCCTGCGCGAGCGGAAGACCGTGCTGCGTCTGCATGTGCGTCCACTTCGAAAGGACCGTGAGCGGAGCGATCACCAACACGTGCGGAATGCTCCGGTCGCTGCACAGACGCGTCGCGCAATACGTCTTGCCCGAACCCAGTGCGGACAGGTCGAACGCAAAGCGAGATTGGTCCAGGATGTTGGTCAGCTTCTGCACGTGTTCCGTCTGGTGCGCGAGGAGCTCCACCGGCGTCGTCGGCTGCTGCGGAGCGACCGCTTTGGGCACGCGCGTTCTCTTCTTTGGCTGAATCTGGACACGGATGATTTCTTCGCCCCCCTCCATTTCGAATAAATTTTATATTGCACACGTCCCTATTTTTTCGCGCGGCGCACGAACGAGATTTTCACAAAAAAATGTGTGGGGATCAAAACATAAAAGCACACAATGAATCTGCTCGTCGTCGTGATCCTGATCGTCCTCGTCGTGTTGTTGCTGCAACGAAAAAAGAAGACGGAGTTCGTCGCACCGCGCACCAGCGCCGAGCAAGAACGGCTGGCCGAGCTGATCAAGCGCGGCGACCGTCTCGTCCAGTACGTGCGATCCAAAAACTACCCGAACCGACAGGTCGCAGGACGCATCGAGAAGAACTGGAACGAACTCAAACGCACGAACAAGATCGGAGTCACGCCGACCTCCACCGACACGCCCGGGTTCGTCATCAACAAGTCCGATGCCATGCAATTGTGTCTGACCACCTCGCCCGACAAACCGAACGACCTCGACGAACTTAATCTCAACACCTTCGTGCTCATTCACGAAATCTCGCACCTCGGTGCGATCGAGTACGAACACGGCATGGAGTTCATGGACGTGTTCCGGAAAATGCTCCGAGCTTCCATCGACCTCGGAATCTGGAAGTACGTCGACTACCGAAAGAACCCGCAGATGTATTGCAACTACTTTGTCGACGCCACGCCCACCATCCCCGAAACCTTCGCCGCCGTCTACGACCATGCATTTTAATTAATCCGGACACGCAAACGACTCGATCGAACGCAAGACGGTGGACGTGATCCCTTCGAAAAAGTCTCGTTCGGGGAAGATGCCCAGACGCATCATCTCTTGCAACACGTCCGTGTCCTCAGGAAGTCCGTGATCGATCAGCGTCGCACGAACCGTGTCGAACCGAACGCGGTCCGACGACTTCCCCGTCTCTTCAAAGTGCGCGAAGAAAAGGTCTTCGAACGACGACGCCGACGACGGCAAGTGCGAGAAGCTGATCTTGAAATCGTACCGATACGTGCTGAAGTGCTTCGAGTTTGGGTGCACGACGCCCGGAACCAGATCGAACGCAGACATGACGTACGGAAGACACTCCGCCCGGAAGAACTCGCGGTCGGCTGAAACGCGGTACGGCTCGAAGATGCGGTGGAAGAGCTGTTCCGTACGGTACGGATTCTCGACGTACCGAGCCTGAACGATCTGAAAGGGCTGTGTCGAGAACGTGTTCGCCGTCTTCAGACGCGATTCCACCGACCGAGACGTCATCCCAATTTTGATAAACTCGGACTCGCGCGGATGCACGATGCAGTAAACCCACCCGAACGGAACCGTGTGGTACGTCGACATTTTTTAAAGGATACACGCGTTTGAAAATAACACAAAAAATACACCGCGTGGAACAAAAAACAATAAATATGTCCGAAGCTGCTACCCCCGCCCCTCCTTCCTTCATCGACCTCACAGACGGGTCCGATTTCTTGCAAGCGCTGCGTCCGGTCGTGTACGATCACGAGGACGAACGGTTCGTCAACAACGCGAACGAGCACCGACGGTTCGCGCTGCATGTGCGGTGCAAAGACATTACTATCGACCAAGTTTCGATCAACGACGCGTTCGGTATTCTCGTCGGTCGGCTGCCGACGCGGTACGTCCTGCCGATCGCGACCATCGAGGAGAAGCTCGTGGACATTATCAACGCGACGCCTCACTTCTCGGAGCGCGACGAGGACGAGGACTTTTCCGTGATGACGAGCAAGTCGTTCGTGCGCGTGAACTCGGACTCGCACGTGCACATCCGGATGGACATGGATACCGATCCCGAGTCCGAGACCCGTTCGGTCTTTTTCGAGAAGACCAACGACGAGGACCCGCCGGAGATCCAGTACAAGAAACTGAAGAAGGGAATGGTCATGGACACCATCCTGCAGATCCTCGTGGACGTCGACCAGGACAGACGGGAGGCCATCTTCACCGCGGTCGTCGAGGAAGCGAGCATCACAATCCCCGACGAGTCGAGCGCTCGCCCCAAACAGAAGCGCAAGCTGATCCTGCACGGTGCGCGCAAAAATTGATTTTCGACAAATGAATACACCCTATAAGAAATGACAATCTTCGTCGCCATTGTAGGTCCCGTCGCATCCGGAAAAAGTACGCTCGCCAAGGAATTGAAACGGAGATGGCCACACCTCGTCGAAGTCATCCAAGCAGACAACTACTACAAAGACCGCTCGAACGTACTCGCGCACGAACGAGACGAGAACGGTGACATCAACTACGACCTACCCGACGCAATCGAGTTCTCGTTGCTCCTCGAACACTTGTTCGCGTTGCAGAAAGGCGAACCTGTTCCGCACGCACCGTCGTACGACTTCCAAAGTCACACGCGTTCGTGCAATAGAAGTCTCGAGGCCAGACAGATCATCGTGGTGGAAGGCCACCAACTCTTGCACGGAATCCCACACGAACGGTTCGTTTGGGATTTCGCAATCTACGTCGACGCGTCTCCAGAAGTGTGCTTCGTGCGTCGGCTCTTGCGCGACACGTCCGAGACGCGAATGGCCTGCGACGTCGCGCGACAACACGTAACCCGTACGGTTCCCGCACAACTCGAGTTCGGAGACGCGCAACGCAAACACTGCAACCTCGTTTCACACGATTTCGACGTCATGAAAGAATGTTTGTTCACGTTCGTCACCTTATACTCCCTCCCGTCCCGGAAGGTTTCGGACGGGTCCGCGTCCGAGAAATACGAGTTTGCGTAAAAAAGGTCGACGATTTTTTTTTCGTGCGAAAAGTGCGTTTGAAGTCGAGTTAGAAAAGGCTCACGACCAGAGGAATAAAAAGAAATCACACCCGAAACGAAAATGTCTTCCACCGATTCGACTCCCGTCTCCATTGAGGTTGCTGCTTCTTCGAAGAAGCCCGTGTTCTCGTCTGCTCTTTCTCCCATTGCGGACCAGATCGCGACTATGATTGCCGAGAAGCGCAAGGCCGACCTCAAGTTCGAGCAGGAGGTTCTGAAGCTCGTGAAGCAGATGGTGAGCGAGTCGACCAAGAGGGAGAAGGCTCTGGACCGCTACACCAAGCGCGACATGGCGCGCAAGAGCCGCCCCAAGAAGCCCGCCCATTCCGTCGTCGGTGTCAACCAGCCCAAGTCTCTGCACCCGGAGCTGGTGACCTTCCTGCGCGCGAACGCGGACAAGATGCCCGAGAAGGCCAAGGGGATGGTGAATGACATCATGTCGCTCAACCACGTGAAGCAGTGCGTGCAGTCGCTTGCTACCACCGCCAACGTCATCACCAAGGACAGCAACTACGACTTCCGCGCCGAGGGTGCCGACGCCGCGTTCGTGTCGTCCATGCGCCGTCTGCTGGTCGACCTGGTGCCGGCCGCTTACTACAAGGACGAGAACGGTGCGACCATCAACATCAACTTCGAGGACAAGATCAAGACCAACAAGATCACCAAGTTCTTCGACCACCTCCTCACCACCACCGAGGCGTCCAAGGCGTTCACCGCCCAGAAGATCGCCGAGCTGACCGAGAAGGCCGCCGCTGCCGCTGCCGCCGCCCCCGAGGAGGCCGCTCCCGTCGTGGTCGCTCCCGCGCCCGTCGTCGCCGCGCCCACCCCCGCTCCCGAGTCGGGCGAGGTGAAGAAGCGCCGCATCGTCCCCAAGAAGGCCGCCGCCACCAGCGAGTAAATGCGTATTCGACGTATGTTCCCCCGATTTGAAATTGTCATGTCATTTAATCACGAATGCTCGAACTACTACAATTATGTCCGTTCAAAACACAATCGATTCACACAAACGCTCAAACCGTTTCAACTGGTCCGGGGTCTTCACATACAACGCACGCGCTTTCGCCAAGTACACGCGCGCATTCGACACGGTCTCTTCGAGCCGACCACTGTACCCTTTCTTCGGCCCGGACGCGTCCAACTTGCGCTTCGCGTCCACGATGTACATCGGGACATAGTCCACCATCAATTCTTTGAACAACTCGTACTGTTCCAAGAGTTCCGGACGAGACCCGTGAAACGAAAACAGCTTCGCAAAGCGCTCTTCCCCACGAACGAACGAATACGTCTTGCGCCCATACAATTCCATACACGCACGGATCGACGCGATGTCGTGCTTCGCCGTCGCGAGCCCCCTCTCGAAGTAACAATCCTCAAACGTCTGCGACCATTTCGACGGAACCGGATCAAACATCCCCTTCAACTCCGAAACCAAACAGTCGTAACGCGCCCACTCCGCGTCCAACTTCGACTTGAACACACTCGCATTGTCCGGATGCACAAACGCGCGGTACGTTCTCTCAAACGAACAGTAAAAGCGCCACGCGTTCGAAAACACATGCGGAGACGCGCGCTCCTCTGGCGTGAAACGCAACAACAACATGTGCTCCAGAAACTCAAAGACTTGACGGTACTGCTCGCCGTCCATCATAAACGCCTCGCGGTTCGTACGCCCCGCCAAATCCCCACGCGTCACCACCAACCAAATCAAACGGTTCATCGATCGGTCCGCAGACGGATCCGGATGCTCACGAACGAAGTCGAGCACCTTCTCCATCGAAGAAATCAAAGTACGCACCAACACAAACTTGCTCGCCACACCAATCTTGCACGGATCGATGTAATCGTCCGTCGTGTCCTCCACAAACGAATCGTGCATAAAGTCCATTCCTTTTATACACAACTCAACCAGAACCCGTTTCCTATCATCCAGACGCACACGGTCATTTTACGCGGACACGTACGCCCCCCGGAATTTTTACCACAAAAAAGAACGTATCGCCACACCAGAAAATACGCACAACCAAAAAATGATACCAACGTCGCTTCTCTGTACGCAACTCGCGATACATCAATTCAATGGAGCGCCCACTCTGCAAAACCTCCATCACCTCCGTCGCGCGCTGGAATACTCACTCTTCGTACTCCCCACGCCGATCGTTCCACCCGTTTCGCCCGCACCGAGTCCACCACCAACTCCCCCGCCGCCTGTCGTTCCTACCGAACGTACCAAGACCAAACACTTTGGCGGAGACTGGCGCAAACACAAGAACGAACTCGATCACCTCTACGAGAAGTTGATACGCTCGTGCATGTCGATAGACGCACTCGCGACACGCATCGAGACGAGCGATCACGTGTTCACAGAGGTCGTCACCGGCAGGGTGCTGTTCCCCCTCTTCGTCTATTTCAAAGACACGCTCGGCTCGTTCGACGACGCATACAGACACGTCGTCGAACCGATCTTCTTCTACTTCGCGCGACACGAGGGGATGCCCTACGACGCCAACGAGGCGTTCCTGTCCGTGCCTGCAAACAAACGGATCAGTCCCAAGGACTCGGTGTACATCATCAGCGTGCTCGAGCAGTACGACCCGCAAAAGTTCCGGTCGTCTGCCCTACGGGGAACCGTGCAGTTCATGTTCGACCCCGTGAGAACGCGCTCGGAGCGAAACCTGTGCACGGACCTGTACGTGGAGCGCTTCGTCGCCGTCCGGGAACGCGTGTTCCCGCAGCACAAACTCCCGGACGTGGTCAACGGCGTGATCGAACACGTGCTGTCCTTCGACGCGTCTGTCTAGTGAATTTTATTTGTGTACCCGAAAATGTAAATTCGTATTACCAAATGGCTGCCGAGTGTCAAGTCGAACTGAACATTAAAAAGTTCGAACCCACGCTCTTGGAACACTACCGACTGCACGGACGTCCTCCGAAGATTCTCATCCTGGGAAAATCGGGTTCGGGAAAAACATCGCTCGTGCAAGACCTGCTCTTTTACATTCGGAAAATCCATGCGGGAGTTGTCGTGTGCCCGACCGAAGCGTCGCTCATCGACTACAGAGTCATGTTCCCCGAAATCTTCATTCACGACCGATGGGACTCGGAAGTGATCGCGAACATGCTGCGTATGCAAAAAAGAATACGGAAGACCAATCCGAGGTTCCACCAACTCCTCATGCTCGACGACATCATGTACGACAACAAGACGATCCTGAAGGACGATTCCACTCGTTTCATTTTCATGAACGGACGAAACAATAACATCTCCGTCATCGTTACCATGCAGTACTGCATGGACCTCGGCCCGGACATTCGAAACCAAATCGATTTTGTGTTCGCACTTCGCGACAACGTCCACGCCAACCGAGAGAAACTCTGGAAAAACTTTTTCGGCATCATCCCGTCGTCCGACGCCTTTCACCAAATCATGCAACGATGTACGTCCGGCTTCAACGCGATCGTGTTGGACAACAACGCGCGTTCGGGAAAGATCGAGGACTGCATCTATTATTACTGCGCCGACTCGCAGTACGAATCCGCGCAGGTCACTCGTGTGTATCCGAACATGAAGTGCGATTTAATCTTCGAGGACGGGTTCGAGGCGGACGCGGTCGATGCTGCGTTCTTGAAGCGCCCCGGGGACGAAGACCCTTCGTTCGACGAGGCTCCCATTCGGAACAACGAGATTCTCAAGGCCAAGTACAAACGAACGTGGCTGACACTCCCCTCGCAAAAGAGAAGATGCTTCCACAAGAGCATGTGGGCGTACCACCAACAACGGTTCAATCCTTTTTATGACGAAGACGTACATTCATCAGCACCAGCCGCTGCGGGTGCGGGTGCAGCAGCTGCAGCCGATACGGGCGCGTCGGACTTTCAATCGCAGTTCCGTAAGACCAAGCGTGGAGAACGAACGCAAGTGAAGGTGAAAATGCTGTAAAATAATTTCTTCCCTTGGTCAAATAAAAAAGTTTGACCGTATGGACGACTACAAGATTGTGACGTACGAAATACCACTTTCGCGTTTGGTGAAGGATAGACAAATCAGATTCTTATGTTTGAACAAAGGTTTGTGTGAGAAGGACCCCGTCCAAGGTCCCAAGTTTGTGACCCAGTATTACGACAACATAAAAGACATCTCCGAAAATACAAGTATACAGTTTGATGTTGTTGAGCCGTTCAAAGATATTTGGTACAAGAGAACAGACAACACTCTTGAGTTTTTTATGTCACTTGCTACGTACAATGAATATCAAGACTTAAAACAAACGGCTCAAACTTCAACACCTGTCGTACCGGTTCCCGCACCTGCCGCACCGGCACCGGCACCCGCACCCGCACCTGCCGCACCTGCCGCACCGGCACCCGCACCCGCACCCGCACCTGCCGCACCGGCACCCGCACCCGCACCCGCACCTGCCGCACCGGCACCGGCACCCGCACCCGCACCTGCCGCACCTGCCGCACCGGCACCCGCACCCGCACCCGCACCCGCACCTGCCGCACCCGCACCTGCCGCACCTGCCGCACCGGCACCCGCACCTGCCGCACCGGCACCCGCACCTGCCGCACCGGCACCAGCACCCGAGTCAGCACCGGAGTCAGCATCGACTTCCACCGCCTCGGCTCCCGCCCGTGCCCGTGTCCCCGTCCGTGCCCGTGCCCGTGTCCCCGTCCGTGCCCGTGCCCGCGTCCGTGTCCCCGTCCGTAGGCCACACACACGAGTTTCAAAAGCTACTATGAAAAAAATAAGTGAACTCACGAATTACATCAAAAAACTGTTCGTCGGTGATAGTGACGTGGGTGAACCGGTGAAGACGATCGCAAACTTCGCTTTCGGAATAATGGATTTATGGAAAGATAAAAGAATATCGCGAACGGCGGGGATGGTGCTTGTCTTTTTGGCAATCTTATGCATTATTTTCGGTGTTTCGAATGATGTCGAGAATCAAGCGAGCCTGGCCACACGCGATCCAAATGTTGCGAACTTGAAATCATTTGCACAGGGTGCAGCGGGAGCACTCGGAAGTAAGGACGCAATCCCCGCTGCTGCAACGAAATACGCAGAGGATGCATATGACATGTTGAACCAAACGGATCTTGTAACGTACGAGAATAAAGAGTTAGAGGGTCAAGTGTTTGCAACTGCTCTCGTCGCGATTGATGAATCTGTAACAAACTATCATCCAGACCCTTCAGAGGAAGGTGGGATCCCTCTGATTGACGTAACGGACAAACCGTTCGAAGTACCGTCAGATCTCTTTAAAGAATCAGCAGTACCGGTAGAAGTAACTGATTTGGTTCATAGAATCGGATTATTCGAAACTCAGGATGATGAAAAGGCGAGAAATGCTTCTATGCTACGCGTTTACATTGATGAACTACTCCGTAAGAACCGTGGGGATCTACCACAAGGAAGTCGTGATTTGGTACTTGGTGCGCTTCGGCAGCTAAACGAATATTACACAAAAGAGGCTAACGAAATCAGACGAAAGTATGAACCTAATCAAGCATCGATGTTTCAGCCGTACATTTATGATCAAGAACTTGAACAAATTGGCAGAATGATAAGCCATATCGAATCGAAACCGAATTCATTCTTTGGTATGAATGTGCGCCCTCTAGTTGCGGTGTTTGCATCGCTCGTAGCACTACTACAACCACAAGGAACAGAAGCAAGAACACTTGCTATACCCGGTAGAGCAAAAAGAGATGCACTCCCATCCGCCCCCGCGCCGACCGCCCCCATACCGGCCGCCCCCACACCGGCACCTTTCATGAGTGCGATGACAAATAAATTATCCCCTACACCCGCTCCTGCACCCGTGCCCACTCCCACACCCGTTCCGCCCGCTCCTGCACCGGCACCTTTTATGAGTTCGATAACAAATAAATTATTCCCTACACCCGTGCCTGCTCCTCCATCCGTGCCACCCGTGCCCACTCCTGCACCTTCACACCCCTCGTCTGTAGGGTTATTGGGGATCCCAATGCTTATTTGGATAGTAACAGATTACATGAAAATAAAGAATAAAGAACCACAAATCGTAGGGTTAATATTCACGATTCTCATGATGATTTGGTTCATCGATGATAAAATAGTAGAGGGTGCTGCTGAAAAACCATTCATGGATGGACTTAATAATGTTGTGATCGCTCGTACCACTGGCAAAGCACTAGATGCGGCATCGGGTGAACTACCGTTCATTGTTAGACAGACATATTTCGCACAGTCGATCATCGCTTTCTTTAGTTCGCCCCTGCAAAATGAAGAAGCAGCGCAGGTGTATATGCTAAACAAACTAAGTCCTTTCTTACGCACGAGAAGTGGTCGTTCGATGCTTTTATACACTCTCGGAATCGTAGTGCGGCTATTTTTTGAAAAATGTTGTCATTCCAACGATAAAAACTCCAAATCATCAACATCCGCCGCGGAAATACCGGCCACAACCACAACAACAGTATCTGCCGCAGATGCACAAGAAGCAGTCGCTGCACAACCTGTCACAGTCGCACACGCTGTCCCAGTCGCACGAGCTGTACGTGCAACACCGACACGTGCAACACCGACACCATCACCTGTATCTGCCGCACAAACTGGTGCGCAAGAAGCAGTCGCTGCACAACCTGTCCCAGTCGCACGAGCTGTACGTGCACGAAATGTCCCAGTCCCACTCCCACAAGAACTTAGACGGTCACCAAGAACACAGATCAAGAATGCCTTATAACAACCGGATAAAAGTATATAAAGAAAATAGGAACCAAATATCCAATTTCATTTTTTTTCTCCGCTTCTACAAAAAAAACACTAGCGGAAAATGCCAAGACACAAATCGAAGTTCGGTTTACCAGTACAACCAGTAAGAACCCAAACTACCGAAACTGCCAAAGCACCTGCAGCAGGTGCTGCAACCGCACTTGCCCAAACACCCGCACCTGCAGCAGGTGCTGCAGCCGCACCTGCCCAAACACTAGAGCCCCCACGGACTGGAGCCCGTATTCAAAATCCATTTGAATTTGCATCAGGTGATAAGATGGGAATTGTTTTGAATAGAACAAAGGTTGAAGAATCCCAACGAGCTTTAGGAGAAATGTCTGCAACTGTGAGTCAAACCTTGAGTAAAACTACACTGACCGAAAAGATCGCATTGGGGCTCGTGGTTGCTGAATTGGTCCGTAATTTCCTTATCAAACGGAGATGGGAACAATTCATACAGTTTAGCGACGTGGAATTCTACGAGAGCGCGTTCAGAACTCTCGAGCAAACGCCTGGTGGATTTGAGCTTTTTAAATTTGTGTTGTTTTGCACGTATAGACAGAATGAACCACTGATCCGCCGATTCACAAAGTTGATTGTGGATGCACTTGACTCACCCACTAATATACCGAGGGAAGTATTGAATGGATTGGATACTGTCATCCACAACTATTTACACGATTCTTCTTTTGCAACGGCAGTTCAAAGTGCAACAAACGGGACGATTACTGGGAGATCGGAAAGGATTTTAATGACTACAACCAACGAGACCATCGATTCTCTAGTTGCATCGGTCATAGCCTCGCCGATTTGGTACAACGGGTCCTATGTTGATGCTATAGATATATATCAAGAGAAAACGGGTGTGAACATTAGGGAATTATACAACTCTGACAATCTGAAAGTCCTCCAAGACTTTATGACCACTATCCACTCTCGTTCGGCTTGGACGGGTGTGTCTAACTGGGTGATCTTCGTCTTATTGGCTTCGGCCTTATGGTCGTTATACGCGTTCATCAAATCGAAAGGTAGTAAAGGGAAGATTACAACAGCGTCATTCGGGCGTCGCCGTACGAAGAAGGACAAGAAACGTTCCCAACGTAAATGATGTTAAAAAAAAATTGTAAGTCGATAAACACAAAAACAGAATGTCACGTTTGGTGCCCACTTTCCAACAAGCGCAAAATTTAACACTCCTACCAATTCCTGTCGTGGACCATGTCACATCAGGAATCGAGCTCTTCGACACATCCAGTCCCTTACCTGTTCCCATGGAGAACTCCGTTCAATACGCTCTCAAAATATACCCCCAACTGACCCCGAACGAAATCTTCGGGATCGGTGCCATCCGTTGCTTCCAAAACGCGATCGAAGAAACGTTCCTGTTCCACGGCCTTCCTCTCTCCCTCGACTCGTTATTCCGCCCACTGCTGTCGCAGAAAGACGGCGAGGATCCTCTCACCTACTTGGCCGTTTCGATCGTGATTTTCAAATACTTCGTGGACGCGACCTCGATGGTGAACGACGCGCTGAAGCACGTACACCGCACGAACACCCTCAAGTTTGGAACCGTAGATGTGATTTCACTCCCCGAACCTAAAAACATCGACCGGCTTCGGATGGACAGAGTCACGTTCGAGTTCTTGTCGTCAACCGCAGACGATCGTCTGTTCGAACGCGTGAACTCGAAGGATGTTTTGCAATCAGCAGCTGCGAAAATTCAGAAATTCGGCGAGGACACCATTTACACCATGGAGCGCTCGTTCGGTGACGACGCGAGTAAGATTTTTACCGAGAGTTGCAAGTGTTTCATGGCTGCCATGGCGATGCTCGTGATGAAGTGCGTGGACGACCGCCTCCGTAAGGTTTCGTCCGCGTTAGCGAAGTAAGCCGGGAGTGTCGTCCGAGTCGAACGGTGTCCGAATGCGGATTCGTTCCGATTGCGCGTACTCGTCCGCGAGTGCGCCTAAGAACTCGTTCGTTTGTCGAATGACGTGACTGATCTCCTCCGGGTTCCATGCGCGCTCCTGCACGTACAACCGTTGGTAATGCGAAATGTACTCCAAGTACACACCGAACTGAAAGGCGACCGCGCGAGCCAGCTCGAACGATTTGTGCGCCGAAAACACGCGCGTCCGCCATTGCGTCTCTGAAATTTCGTTCATCAGATACGCAATGCGCAGGTTCATCAACGTATTGTCGCGCTTCGTCCCGATGACGTTCGTTCCGTAATACTTCTCCAACGCAAAATGAACGACCGAATAGTCCGTCCACAACGTCCGTCGTACGATCCCTTCCGGGAGCTCTCGGATCACCGCGAGCACCTCTTCCGCTTGGTGGTCCTCCTCACACTCAGGCGGCGTTCGTTCGATCCGTCTCTGCGCGACCGCGGCCGCTCGGTCGAGGTCGATCGTGTGGGCGTAGTGCCCGTTCGAGCTCGCCGAAAGGACCAGTCCGGAATGCCAATCAAAGTGCGTATTGCACCAGGTACAGTGCATGTGGTTGCATCCCTCGATGCGGAAGATCATGGCGGTACATTTGGGGCACGGGCGCGAGTCGCGTCGGAGCAGTGCGAGGGATTGGAGCGCGTCCGCGTTGCAGACATGATCGCCCGATTTGACTTCCCGGCACAGCTTGCACACGTTCAGCCCGCACGTCTCGCACCGGTCCACGTGTTCATTGATGAACCCCCGACAGTCCTCCTTCGGGCACGCGAAGAACACGTTTTGCACGTCTTGGAACTGCGGCCGCTCGGAGATCCGCATGCGTCCGCCGAAACGAAGCTGCGCGCGCTGTCTCCGGTACTCGCGCTCCCACTCCACGAGCGGCTGACTCTGTGGCAACTTTCGTTTCTCTTCCTCGATCAACCGATGTTCTTCCACGCGCTTCCACTCGGGGTACATGTTGATCTTCTTGGCCACGACGCGCGTGATCGCGGTCTTGCAATGCAAACAGGCAAACGTCCCCGTCGTGGCGTTCTGCGCGAGTTGGCACGGTTTGCAATACACAATCGCGCACGTCGAGCAAACGATGGGCGTACGCGTGTTCTCGCAGCAGACTTGACACTCGGGCATGATTTCTTTCACAAGGGGGACGAAAGACCGTAATTTAGATTTTCACTTTTAATTAGTCGGAAGGAACACCTCCCAAGAATAAAAAAATGTCTGCCACGGAACTCGTTCTTAGTTTGCTTTACCAACACGACTTTTTGAGTCCGAGATGTAGCGCAAACGTCGCGCTCGCGTCCCGAGCCTGCAAGGACATTACGGACATACACCGAAAGGGACGATCGTACGAAACCTTTCAAAACCTCGTACAAAAACACGGATACTTCATGTCGTCGATCGAAGACTTTTCGTATGCAATCCAACACGGGTACATCGTGTACGACCTCAGCATTTATTACCTCGTGAAAAACCGCGCCCCCACGGATGTGCTCTTTCACGCCATCGCCTTAAACAATAACCGCGTACCCGTATGCGCCATCGTCGAAGCCTGGACGCAGGACCGGTTCGAGTTACAAAAGCAGTTATTCGCACGTGTCAGTCACGAGGCCCAAACGCAAGCCGAGACGTGGATAGCGGACTTGAAAAGAAAAAATCAAAAATATATCAAAATATAATTGACAATGATGTCCGTACAAACAGGTTCGAGGGGTCGGAAAACAAGTCACACACCGACCGTTCAAACACATCGCGCTCGTTGTTCACCACCACAAAGTCAAACGGTGAACAACGTTCATTTCGCATGAACTTGGCTTCTAGTTCTTGGGTGAACCGTTCGGACTCGTGCGCGCACGTGCGAGGGGTGTGACTCGGACGAACGATGAACACGAACGCGGACCCGAGCGCCTCGAGCGCACGGATCTCGTTCTCGAATCGCGCATCGGTCACCACCACAATGTCCGCCTCCGTACGCAACTTGGTCAACCTGGAGATACCCACACGAACCCAAACATCGGGATCGATTTGGCGACGGAACAGTTCCGTCCCCACAATCTGCAACGCACGGCGGGGCGTCCACTCCGGTCCCAGCACCGCCGACGGCGCCGTCTCTTTCAGGAGGTCATCCTCAAAGTCTTCGTTCGTGAACCCAAACACCACCGAACAGACCTCGCGCAAGGCGTCCGCGAACGCGAACTTGGCGACGCGGTAACCTTTCGTCTCCCACTGGGACTTGAGTATGCCGAAACATGTGTCCTTCCCGGACCGTTTACAACCCGAGAGAGTCACAATCATTTACTTTTTTAGTGATGTTCGAGCAATAACTGAAGTTCCAGCGTTTTGCGGTGGCACTCGCCGCACGTGCTTTTGTCCACACAGTAATGCTTCACGAGCCACACAAAGTCTCGTTCGAGGTGGAACGTGCGCGGGCATGCCTGCAACACCGCGTCTACCCACACGCTCGGGCAGTCTGGGCGGAAAACGGACATCACCCGTTTGATGTCCGAGCAGGAGATGAGGCGGTGCCGGTCGACGATGTCGTGCACGTTCCCGTACGTGAGCAACAACGTCGAGGGGTCGTGCGGGAACAAAAGCATTCACCTTTTGTTTTTATATGACGGATCAAACGGTCAATAACGCGTGCACATATTTCCGTACAACCGAGTGCGGATTCGCGTTCGGGTGCAACGATTTATACTTGCCGAAGAAGGCGACGAGTGACGTCTTGACCTTGCGACCACCGAACCTGGCGTGATCGCGAACGAACCTTTCCCACGCCTCTGAGATGCCCAGGTCGGGGTAACGTTCCATGAGTGCTCGTCGAACGGACGACTTCACTTTCAAAGATTGGATCACTTCGTCCATGCGAGACAGTTCTTGCCGTTTTGCGTCACAAATACGTTCGGCTTCACGTCTTGCCTCCCCGAGCTCGCGCATACGCGCTTCGTGTGCGAGTTTCTCTTGGTGACGGTGCAAGACGTTGTTGTAAAGAAGATCTTGCCGTTCGCGGTCGGGCAGATCCTGTCTTCCTTCAATCCCTGCAAACTCATCCTCGAGCTGTCTGTCTTTCGAAACGAAGGCACGGTCCCGAATGGTCATTTGATTCGAAACAAGTTCGATCTCCGAACCGAGTTGCTGCAAGCCCCTGTCCAACTGCGCACGAGCGCGCACGAGGCGAATTAAAAAAGTAACATCGTCCTCACCCGCCACTCGTTCCACCGAAATGGGGGCGTACGCACCGACGTTCGCTGCGATCCGAAGCATAGTCGCGTGTTCATTATCTCCAGCACCAGCACCCGCACCCGCACCGGCGCCCGACATGGAGTCGTCATCATCATCAACCTCAATGACCATCGTGACGCCGCTGCGTTTAACGACGGGGCGTTCGTCGTCACTATCGATCACTTCTTCAATGGATCGTTTTGTCATTTGATGTTTTGAATTTTAAGGCCGTACATTTTTTTTATAATACTTGAATTCGACTGGTACGGATCCGTACGTTTACAGAAAACGGATTGATGTTCTTATTATGTCAGCACGGGGAAGGAAACAGAGCGTACGACCCGGAACTGGCGGCGTTGTTCCAACGAACGATCCACCGTACTCTCGACCGGGTTTCGTCGGAATCGAAGCACGAATCGTGCACACACCCGGGATGTGACGCCCCGACTCACAACGCAACGGCGTACTGTGAAGGTCACTACCCGTGCGCGTTCAAAAAAGTCAACAAATCTTCCGAGAAGACGTGCTCCAAGTTCGGAGTGTTTGGCACGTGTTACTGCGAAGAACACTACCCGGACATTCGAAAGGACTTTATTCGGGCCTTCTTCAAGCGCGAGATGATGTACATTCCAGCGAGCACCTCGTTGCACGAAGACTTTGGGCGGTTGACCGATCGGTCATGGGACACGTTCAACGAGGTGTTGACGCGCGACGACGGGAAATCCGCCTTGAACACTCTCAGTTTGATTGTGTGGCTGGAGCACGCGGGCGGCAAGTTGGAATTGGATGAGATCACGAGGGCGTTTAAACGCGCGGGCGACTATCTCGGTGCGGAGGATGCGGCTTCGTTCGTGAACGTGATTGAGTTCGTCGTGGTCTTTCAGGGGGACGGGGACGAGTTGTTCAACGCGTCCGTGAAACTCTGGAGCAACAATCAAATTCAAATCAGTGGCTGCAAGAGTGTCACGTCCGCTCTGAAGATCACGTCGGCCGTTCTTCGAACGTTGATTCGTGCGAATCTGATCCACCCGGAAGCGAGAATCACGACCGTGAAGCCGGTATTTGCCAACGCGAGCTTCGAGTTCTTCGACCGTCGGGTCACGGTTGGGCGAATGCAGACGCGGGCTTTCCTGGAGCAGGTGGAGCAAGAACTGGTCGAAACGGAGATCCGTGTGGAGCTCGGAGCGCAGCGCGACCTGTTTGTTCAGTTCCAGTTCTCACGAGGGTCGTTGAAAACCACGGTCAAGATCTACCCCAAGGGGAATGTGATTATCACGTTCAACAATTTCGACGGTCTTCTGCTTCAACAAGGTTTGCAGAGCATTAGCAAATGCGCTGAGAGGTGCCGCGTGTTCACGGACGACGGCATGACGATCCGTATCGACCCGCCGGACGCGTTCCAACACTCGCCCCGTTCGTTCCTGTTCAGTCCGGTCGCAAAGAGACGAAAGGTGGATTGATTTTAAAACGTAATAGATGAATGACACTTCTTGTATTTCTTTCCGGATCCACAGGGGCACGGTTCGTTGGCTCCGATCTTGCCGGACCGTGTGGGGACGGTACACGCAAGTCCGAGCTCCTTCACAACGTCTCGAAATACATCGACACACTTCTTGTTCACCAACAACCAGTACCCGTCCGAATTCCCTTCGCAGAGGTTTTGGTAGAACGCGTCCCGTCGAGTTTGGTCATCCAGTTCTGTGGACGTGTAACCGAGCGGGTACAACGCTTCACGCGTGTTCGACAGCTCGTACTCTAGCATCTTGGGAGTGAAAAAGGTCGGGTCGAGAATCTCACCGTTCGGGAGCTCGAAATAAAAATGTCGGACCGAAAAGGGCGTTTCGGCCTTGACGTTCAGAAAGCCCGGAACGTACGTCACTCCTTCCTTTCCGAGGATCCGCTCGAAAATATGCACGTTCATCAACCCGTTCCCGTACACGTGATGTTTACGCGCGTTCGAAAGAATTGCATGGGCGAGAACGGTGGGGTCTACACTTGTCATTCCTTTTTTTACATGTACACACGGGGAAATGTCATAAAAGGAATGGACGCATAGTCGGGCGAAAGTTCTACCCCGAAAAGAAAGGTCGTCGACGGAGCCACGGCAAGCGGAACTGCCGGTGGAAAGTCGATCTGACGATAAGCGACAAAGGATGCGAGCGTGAGAGGGTCCGGTTGAGTGAGGACTACCCCGAGTACCTGCTCGGTCGGCGCAGCCACCGTGAACGGAACGGGCTTCTTTCGTCTTGGACCACGTCTCCGTTCGTGTTGCGATCGGGTCGCGGGCGTCGACGGCAACGGATCGTGAGCCGGATGAGAATCAACAAGTCCGGGTTCAGGTTCTGGATCTCGGACGGGTTCAGGTTCTGGATCTCGGACGGGCTCGGGTTCGGGCTGTCGGACAGGTTCCGGCTCGGGTTCGGGCTGTCGGACAGGTTCCGGCTCAGGTTCTGGATCACGTGCAGGTTCCGGCTCTGGCTCGGGCTGTCGGGCAGGTTCCGGCTCGGGTGTGGGTTCTGGATCACGGACAGGTTCGGGTTCACGCTCGAACTCTCGGGCGGGTTCGGGTGCGGGTGTGGGAGTACGTGTACGAGCAGCGTCCGGTTTCTTGTTCTTCTTGGGCGGTTTTCCGTTGGTTCGTTTGGGTTCATCTGGAGAAGAGATGGTGTGGGTTCGGTGAGTTGTTGTCTACGCTGAAGTCGACGAATTCTCCGTTGTCGGTGGACATCCCTTGCGCTTAATGGCATAAACGGCCGACGTACCTTCTACTACTCTTTGCATAAGGACGTTCGACTTTTTCTTTGTCCTCACTTCTTCCCAGTTCTCACCGGCGGTGTCGATTTCTGCGACGGTGAGAACCTCGATCGGTGCAGCAACGGTCGCCTCCGCGGGAGCGTGGACGGGGATCGCGGTAGGTGCGGGTGATTTCTTCGCGGACGTTCGCGTCGACTTTTTGGTTCGGGGGTTCGTCTTTTTGACGACGGGAGCGTCCGTGGTGTTCACCAGTTCGGAGAGAACCCGTTCTTGTTCGTTCTTGAGAAACTTGTTCATCAACACCTTGGTCGAAGTGTCGATGAACATCTTGTTCACGAAGGTTTTCACGTCCTTGTACTCCCCGCACACGCGCGCCTGAATGACGGGGAAGTGGTCGTGCAAGAAAGCAGCGAGCCCGCTCGTTTTGAACGTCGCGAACATGACGTCCGTCAGCGCCTGCAGGCCATCCAAGCGGAGTTTCCGGCGTTGGCGCACGGCCTCCAAGGGGTCGGACTTGGAGATGGCCTCGATGCGTGACAGTGCCGGCATCATGTGCCGCATGTACTCGGCCCCGGACAAGCTCTTCTTGTCGCAAAGGGACATGACCTTTTGAATGTCGTCATTGAAGCTCGGCGTCATCGGGAAGTGGTCCGGGAGAAGTTGATACACCGCGCGGTCTTTCGTGCGCATCCACACATCCAAGAGTCCCTGTTGAACCTTGGCGCAGCGGATCTCGAGCATCGCCAACTCTTGCAGCACGGTCGGGTACCGTCCGTGTTTGAACTCGGCCCCGTGGTTGCTCCCGATGGGTCCGAGCGACATCTCGAGTTCGGTCACGAGCGCCATTTTGATCGACATGTCCCGGCACGGCAGGGCGAAGTCGAACTGGTCCGCGTACTTGCTCTTGCGCGTCATCTCGTGTGCGTAGTAAAGGTCGATAGTGCACACTTGTTCGATGGCGATGGCGTAGAAGGAACGGAACGCGTGGATGCGTTGGATATTGAGAATGTGCACGGCGAGCAGTGCGTTCTTGTACTCTTTCTCGGGAACGTCCTCCTTGTACCTTTGGATGTAGCCCTGGAGGTGAATGCCGATGAGGCTCGGTACGTTCGTGCGGTGAAACTTCTCCCGCACCTTTTGGCACGCGTCGAAGAGCGTATTTGCGAGAACTTGGAAGAGGGCGACGAATGCGTAGACGCGCGGATGCACATCCTGGAAGGCCCGTACGACTTCCAGCTTGTAGACGGCGCTGATGAACTCGGTCGTGCAGTCTACCATGAGCGAGATGTACTGGTTCTGTTCGGACGTGATGGTCTCGAGCGCCGTGAGGTCCTTTCCGTCCGAACGGAGCGCCTCGGCCTTGGTGAGGAGCGTTTCGAGGTTTTGCACGAAGGCCACGAGCGAGTAGCGGGGCGCGGCGGGAACGACGGACGTGGACATGTCGACCGAGTCGTACAGTTTCGAGAGGAATCCGGGCGGCGCCTTTGGTTCTCCGTGTCCGTCTGCGACCCCGAGGGACACGTCACCGAGCACGAAGGACACGTCCAGGCCCTCGTCCAGGATCGACGAGAGTTCTTGGTGTACGCGTCGGAAGCAGTGCTGGCATTTGATTTGGTCGCAGAGCTTGAAAAGTTCGACTCTGTTCTCCTGGTCAATGTCCGGAATCTTTGTCTGGATGTATTCTTGGAACCGGGCGACGTCTTCTTCACATGTGAGCGTTGTTCGGATGGTGTCGAGTACTTGTACGGAGTATTCGCCACAATGCATGGTTTGTTTGGATGTGTCCGGACGGCGTTCGTCACAACCCTTCTTTTTATACAAAACGATACGTGCGTCCGCAATCACCTCGCGATCCCCCTGCGCTTCCGGACGGGCCCGGTGGGGACGGGTTCGTCGTCGTCGTGGATCTCGATCGGTTCGTGGGTCGTCGGGGCGCGCCCGAGGAGTTTGCACTCGAGCTCGTCGAGTTCGTTCAGCCAAACGGTTTCAATGGGCGTGGCCCGGACGCGTGCGAGTTCCGTTTCGAGCGCGGCAACCTCTTCCCGAAGGGCGTCGACGCGCGTGCGCGTGAGACTGCGCAGCTTCATGTCGAGGAGGTAGTCGTACCCGGAGCTCTTGAGTCCGATCTCGTGCGCGAGCGGGAGCTGCAGGGCGGCGAGATCCGCCTGGACTTCGCTGTCGGTGCGGTTTTCCAGGACGAGCCGTCCGGACAGCTTGGCCTCGATGAAGGTGATCTTGGCGTGGGCGACGCGGAGGTCGTGCTCCATGCCGGCGATGATGTGTTCCTTGCGCTTGGCGTACCCATCGAGCCGCGCGGCGTAGAAGTGCTCGTAGATCTCCTGGACGTTGTACTTGCGAATGTGCGAAGTGGTCCCGGCGGTGTACAGGTGCACGTTGGAGGTGTTGACCTTGGTCGCGAGCTTGAACAGTTTCTCGAGGTCGTCGATGACGGGGACGAGTTTGCGTTTGGCGGCGGACGCGGCGGCCGGGTTGGCTTCGAACTCGAGCTCTTGGGCGACCGCGTCGATGCCCGTGAGTTCATCCGGCGCTTGCACGAGGTCGACGCGGATGTTGACGTGCTCGTCGTCGACGGGCCAGGAGAATCCGGCGACCTTGCCTTGGGTCACGAGTTCTTCGAGGTAGGTCTTGTAGGAAGACGACCAGGTGCCGATCGGCAGTTCGGAGATGCGCACGGAGCCGCCGTCGGCCTCGTACACGCCGCGCACGGTGTACTTCTCGGGGGCGTCTTGGGTGACCGTGCCCTTGAACTTGTTCCACCATGGCTTGTACTTCTGTTCGGCGGCGAGGGTGCCGCTCGCGCGGATCATGTGCTTGACGTTCTGGATGACGTCGACGGGGTTCGAGGGTGGGAGTTTGGTGGAGAAGCCCGTGCCGATCCCGTCGGCGCCGTTGATGAGCACCATCGGGATGATCGGGAGGTACTCGAGCGGCTCGATGGACTCGCCCTCGTCGTCGAGGTAGGTCAGGATCGGGTTGTCCTCCTTCCGGAAGATCAGTTTCGCGAGCGGCGAGATGCGCGTGAAGATGTAACGAGGGCTCGCGGCGTCGTCTCCGCCCTCGAGACGGGTGCCGAACTGTCCGAGCGGTTCGAGCAGATTGATGTTGTTCGACCCGACGAAGGTTTGTGCCATCTTGATGATGGAGGACATCAGGCTCGCCTCGCCGTGGTGGTAGCGCGTGATCTCCGCGACCGCCGCACCGAGCTGGGCGACCTTCATTTCGGCCGTACCGGCGTCGAGGCCTTTGCGGAAGCAGCCGAACAGGATCTTGCGCTGCGAAGGCTTCAGGCCGTCGACCACGGACGGGGTCGTGCGGCGCAGGTTGTCGTCCGCGTGCTGACGGTACTCCGTGTGCAGAAACTCGGACAGGGTGACCTCACGGCGCGAGTTGTCCAGCGTCGCCTCGGGGTCGAACGCCTGCACCCAGGTCTTGCGGTAGTCCGTACGGTCTTTCGAAAACAGGTTCAGGAACAGCTCGACCGTCTCCTCCGTCTTCTCCGCGCCCGCCCCAGCGCCCGCCCCAGCGCCCGCTCCGGCACCGAAGTAGGTGTGGAGGTTCACGCGCGGGCGTTCGACGTACTCGGTGACGGAGAATCCTCGAAAGTACTCGAGCGCGTCGTCTTTCGTGGACGTGCCGAGACCCTTGTAGTACTTGATCTTCCACCCGTGGGTGTCGCTCGTGGCCGACCACGCGCGGAACGCGGGCATGGAATAGAACGGGACGACCATCTTGCCTTTGGTCGCCTTGATGAGCGGGGTCGGGAGCGACTGCACGAACCCGGTCCGGAGCAGGTGCGGCCAGAAGCGTGCGAAGATGTTCATCACCAGCGCCTTGATGTGGAACCCGTCCGTGTCCTGGTCGGTGAACACCACGAGCTTGTTGTACCGGAGCGTGCGCAGGTCCGCCTCGGTCTCGTACGTCTTGCCCTGCTGCAGGCCCAGGATCTTCTTGAGGTAATAGAACTCGCCCTCGGTCTTGTTCAGGTCGGCCGCGGGCGCGTCCGTCACGTTCCGGATCTTTCCGCGCAGCGCAAACACGCCGAAGCGCTCGCGGTCGCGACGCGCGGCCAGTCCCGCAATGGCCGTCGCTTTGGCCGAGTCGCCTTCCGTGACGATCAGCACGCACTCGTTCGATCGGCGCGTGCCTGCCCAGGGGGCGTCGTCCAGCTTGGGGATGCCCGAGATGTTGCTCACCTTGCGCCCGTCCGTGGCCTTCATCGACGCCTGCGACTTCCCGCGGAGCTGGTCCATGATCGCGTCGACCACGTCCAAGTTCGCGAGCTTGCGCACGAACGCCGGAGGGAGCTCGCACGTCGACCCGAACTCGCGCACGGGGCTCTTCAGGCACTCCTTGGTCTGCGAGGCGAACTCCGGGTTCTCAATGCACGCGTCCACGAACAGCCAGATGCGGTCCTTGATGACGCGCGTCAGCGTCTTGCACCCCTCGACCAACGCGCGGTCCGCTCCGCGCGCGCGCGAGTGCAACGCGCCCGAGATCGCCTCGACGACCTGGTTCAGTACGAGAGACTCGTGCGTGCCGCCCTGGGAGGTCCACATGCCGTTCACGAACGACACCGCGCGGTACCCCTCGTCCGGAGACACGGTCGCCACGGCAACCTTCCAGCGGTCGTTGACAACCGCGTGCACTTTCGCGCACGTACCCACCGCGAGGGGCGGGAAGAGGTCCAGGTACTTGACCAGGTTGTCGCACGTGATCTCTCGCCCCTGGAACAACACCGTCACCTTCGTGCCCACGGTCGCCGCGACGTCGATCACGGCCTTGTGCATGATCTTCACAAAGTCCGCGTCCAGCACGTTGGCCTTGCCGAACCGCACGTGGTCGAACGTCCACGTGATCTTGGTCAGCGGGCGCGACTTGACGCCCTCGGTCACGTTCGCCGGATGGACGACGGACATGTTGTCCGTCCACACTTGGACGTAGCGCCGACGCGTGCGGGCGTCGACCGTCTCCACCGAGAAGCGTGACGAGTAAATGTTCGTCAGCTTCGCACCGAACCCGTTCCGGCCTCCGACGATCCGGCGCTCCGAATCGTCGTAGTTGGTCGAGGTCAGAAGGTGACCAAAAATCAGCTCGGGGTTGTACAGGCCGTACGTCGGGTGCAGCTCCACGTGCACACCGTCCCCGTTGTTCTGCACCCAAATCTCCCCCGACTCGGCGTCGTAGCCCACCTCGATCCGCGTGCACCGCACGTCCACGTCCGACACCACCGTGCGGTCGCGCGCGTTGTTCAGAATCTCCATGAACAGCTGCGTCAAACCCGGACAGTACTGCACCTTGCGCTCCACGATGTGCGTGGTCGTCGTCCCGGGCACGTCCGGAACCGGGACCTCTTCCGCCACCAGCCGGTCGACCTCGCCGTACCGAATCGTACCGATGTACGTGTCCGGACGGTCAAGCACGTGCTCACGCTGCGTCTTCTTCACGATCTTGTTTGACATCTTTTAGATTCATACCACCCCCAAACCAACATACAGACTGTTCAAAATCTTTTTATTTTTTTTTACGGGGACTCGTCCGAACTTTCCGACACCCACAACGGTTCGTCCGAACCCGAACCCGAACACGATCCGGAGTCCGAATCCGACGTGTCCAAGTACGACTCGGGAACGACCACGAACGATTTGGCCTGCTCGTTCGCCCACGCGTCCGCGATCGCAGCCTCCAGCGTAATCCGGTGGCGAGGGATGACCTGCAAGAACTTGCTCACGAACGTGCAGGCCTCGAACGACACAAAACGGGGGAACTGGTACACGCCCTTGTTGATGCGCTTCCGCGTCTTCGTCTTCGACTTGGACGCGAACGGTGCGTTGCCCACCAAGAACTCGTACGCCAACACGCCCGTCGACCAAATGTCGACGCGGTGGTCGTACGTGACCTCACGGACCATTTCCGGCGGGAGGTAATCGTTCGTGCCGCAGATACTGTCCGCTCGCATCGGCGACTCGCACCGCTTCGAAAGACCAAAGTCCGCGATCTTGATCACGCCGTGCGGATCCAACAGCAGGTTCTCGGGCTTGATGTCGCGATGCATAATATTATTCGCATGGAGGTACTGCAAGCCCTTACACACATCGATGATGTACCGACTCGTACGGGCCGTGCTGAACCGCCCGCGCTCCTCCAACAAGTTGTACACCTCGATCGGTGCGAACTCGAGAACAATGTGACGCAGCTTGTCGGCCGTACGAAACCATTCGTACATGCGGACGATGTTCGGGTGAGACAGCGTGCTCTGCACCGACACCTCGCTCGCAAACGTTTCGCGAGCGATCTGGTTCTTGAACTTGATCGTCTTGATCGCGAACGATTGCTCGTCAGGGTCGTCTTTCAACACCGCACGGCTCACCTTGCCGAATTTCCCAGACCCCAGCTCCTCAAAAACCAAGTACTTGTCCATGCCGTCCGCGAATTGATTTACTTCCTTACGTCCACACGGGTTTCTTCTTTTTTTGAACGCAACCTTGTGATCCATAAGAAGACTTTTGACACCCATAACGAAACACACACATGGATGCGCTCGTGGAACACGTATCGTGCGCCGACCCGCGCGGGAAAATCGTGCCGTTCGGGAGCTTCGCACTGCAAGCGACCATTCTGTCGAGCGACATTGACGTGATCGTGACCACCCATTTGCGTCGTGACGCGTTTATCGACGCGTTCGAACGCGTGTTGCTCGAACGGCGTCAATTCGTCAACGTGGTGGTGGTGCGGGACACGTTCGTTCCCGTGATCAAGTTCGAGTACGAAGACGTTTCGTTCGACGTCGTCGTCGCGTCCGTACAAGACCCCGACGACGTCGATCTCCGATCCCTGAGCGCCGTTCAGGTCTCGAAAACGCTCATCGACATGAACAAGGATTGCCCCCTGTTCAGACCCGCGTTGGTCGAAATCAAAAAATGGGCCGTACGGGAACTCGTCTACTCCAATCCGCTCGGACTGTTCAACGGCGTCGCACTCGCCATCTTTACCACCTGGATCTTCCAACACCACCCCCTGCAATCCGTAGACGAAGCACTTCAACTGTTCTTGTACCTTCTCGTCACCTTCGACTTCCAAACGTACGCCATCGATCTGTACGATTCACAATCCCCCGCGATCCCCGGGAAAGACTTTACGATTTACATCCCGCACCCGTCCACGCGCATCAACGCTTTGCACAACGTCGGACGGTCGCAGTTCGAGTGCATTCTCGGCGCCGCACAAAGATCCGTGGCCGCCCCGGCCCTGTGCCGAAAAAGCCCCCTCCGGGTTTTCGTCGACGAGCACACGCACTTCCTCCACTTGCACATCTTCACAGACAAACCCGCAAACCACGCCGTCTTCCGAACCAAAGTCGACGCAAAACTAAAACACCTCGTGCGAAGCCTCGAGGGGTACGCCGCGCGCGTCCGGTCCCTACCGACCACGTGGTCCTTCGAGTCCGACTTGCACAACCGAACGTCCATGTTCGTCGGATTGGCTGGCCTCCACGGGAACTACCTGCTTTGCATCTCCGAGTTCGTCGTACAGTTCGCGAACGGGCCCTTTCATATCTGCTCGGAGATTATGGCCACGCGACACCTCCCCTCCTTTTTTGTTACGCCCCTAGGCTGAACCAAAAAGAAAAAAAAGCATTCGTTTCTTTTAGATGTTAGACCAAAACGAGATGAGCACTTCCCCTGTTGCCACGGCTGCTGCGGCGCCCAAGAGAAGAGGAAGACCTCCGTCCAAAAACAAAGGAATCGCAACCACCCCCGCGGTCCAGTACGATGCCGCCGAGTTCGAAGACTTGATGTCGGTGAACACGTCGGTACCAAAAGTCAAACGCAAGAGCCCAACAGAGTCCATGCGCGACCTCGCCGCCACGATCGGATACGCTGGCGTCTCGCCCGATCTCCAAGCCGAGGCAGTCACGCGTCTTGGAGATGCAGTGGTTCAAGAAATCATGTCCGTTTGCTACAACGACGAAGCCGCGTTCTACGCACACGTCGTTACGCTGCTTGCACACAGCGGAGACGTCCCCGCTGGGTTCACGCGCGACCCGTACTGGTCACTCTCCACCGAAGAGCGGGTCAAAATGATGGACGAAGCATTCGCCGTTCAAGACGACGACGCCGTGCTCAAGGACGTCAAACCCGGAGCGTTTTCATGCAAAAAGTGCGGCTCGCGTCGCGTGTTGCAAACAGAACGTCAGCTTCGTTCGGGCGACGAGGCGGCGACGCAGTTCTTCAAGTGCGCCGACTGCAAACACAAATGGATTATTCACTGATCTTACGCACCACGTACAACACCACCGTCGACGCAAACATGCCCCACGCTGTGTCCGAGAATGCTAGCCGCCAAGGATACCGTTTCCCGAAAATCACACGGTTGGTCATATCGAAACACAAGTACACACAGAAACCAATCAACACGCCCGGAATCAACACGGGGTAATCCTTGTAGTACTTCCCGAGCGGAAGCCCGATGAACACAATCGCGGTCGCCAACGCAAAGTACGCCAACAGCGCAGCCGGGAAGGGCTCGAACGGCACGTTCGATATCGCTTTCCAGTATTTGGAACTGTACGCGAGCCACGGGATGTCGACAATGATAAACACCACGAACGCCAGCAAGAGTTTCACAAAATCATTCATTCTGGTTCTTTTATGTGATCACGGGATACATTATTTATGAACACGCGATCGCTGAGCGACTTCCGTCACATCCACGGCTGACTCGACTTTCTTTGTTCGGGTGAAGATACTCTTCTTCTTGCGCGTGTCCTTCTTCTTGTGCGTCTCCTTCGGTTTTTTAACACCGGGCGCCTTTCGGTTGACCGCGTCCACAAACAATTTTTTGACACACTTGACGTCCGAATCCGCGCCGCACGTCTTGTACAGCTCGCTTCGAGTCCCGTCCCAACCCGAAAGGACCCCGAATTTTTTCCGGAAGAATCGTGCGGTTTCTAGCAAAACGTCAACCTTCTTTTCACTTTCCTCTTTTGGTTTGATTCGCGGCGTTGAACGATGGGAAGGGATCTTGATCCTTCGAATTGACGTCTCGTTCATTTTTTCTTTTTGAAACACGCGCGCGCACTTTTTGTATCCGAAACAAACTCAATTCTGGTTCTCGTTCTCGTTCGGCTCTTCGATCAACAGACTCGACAACACAAACGAGACGCGCGTCCCGCTGCCCGTGTTGTACACTTCGAACCCCCCGCAAGTGATCGTCGAGTTTGGGAAGTCGCGCGACTGTTCGACCAGGTCGGCCACGCACCGTTCGAGCTCCTCGATCGTGGGAACGCGGGCCCCGTCCTCGAAGTGCCACCGCCAGTCGACCAACTCCATAACCTCTCGAATACGGACGTAATTCATCTCGTGTTTCCATTACGATACATGAATTCGAATAACGAAAAATAAACGATGCAGGAATTCCGTGAACGTCACCCCGAACGCATCGGCGTGACCGCTTCGTGCTTCGACCTCATGCACGCCGGACACGTCCTCATGCTCCAAGAAGCAAAGAGTATGGTCGACACCATGGTCGTGTTTCTCCAGACCGACCCCACCGTGGACCGGCCGACGAAGAACAAACCCATCTTATCCATGGACGAGCGTCGGATTCTCGTCCAGGGATGCAAGTACGTCGACCACATCTTCGAGTACACGACCGAGGCCGAACTGCTCGAGGGCATCGCCGCACTCCGTCCGGACCTGCGCGTACTCGGATCCGACTACATCGGAAAGTCGTTCACGGGAGACAACCTCGGTATCCCCATTCACTTCCACGACCGGAGCGGACACGGATGGAGCACGTCCGCACTGCGCAGGAAGATCTACGAGGAAGAACTGAAAAAAGAATTAACGCCGACGGGTCGACTTTGATTTGGATGCACGACGCCCGAACGAAGCCCGTTTCTTCGACTTTGATTTCGACTTGGATGCACGACGCCCGAACGAAGCTCGCTTCTTCGACTTCGACGAACGGCGGCGACGGCGGGGCGATCTTCCGAACGAAGACGCCGTTAACGTCGCGGGCACGAGGTAATACCGTCCACCGCCCGAATTCGGCTGACAGTGCACTTCCGAGAAAGCGTTGACGTCCCCGTGTGAATGTGTAACGATGTAATGGGAAGCCAGTCTGTCGATCATGCCCACGTACCTCATAAAGTAAATACGAACGCCGTCCCGAATACCACCCACGGAAATGTCAATGTACGCATTGAACGGCACACCGATCTTGGAGGCGTTGATTAACGGCGCGTCATACACTTGGTGTCGTTGCACCGCCAACGCCGCGGTCGACACGCTCGGCTTGCACTCGTAGTAGAACAGAGCCGTGTTGATGCCTCGGATCACGTGCATCGACGTCAATGCCACGCGGTACGTTCCACCCGCAGTGTTCGTCCAAACAATGACGATGTTTTCGGCGTCCTCATCAAGATGCTCTTTGATCGTCGCCTCGTGCAGATAGAAACCATCATACCCTTGCTCGTTCTCAGTAATCGGTAGGTGCTCCGGTGCCAACAATGCTTGTCGACGACGTTCGTCCTCCTCGACCCCGTCGTCCTCGTCGGCACCAAACATACCACCCCGGGCGGATCCAATCAACGCTTCGAATCCGCCGTCGTCGTCATCATCGTCCTCGTCGTCACGCACGCGCGGGGGCCGACTGGGTGCCGCGGGGGCCGTCGGCACTCCGAAATGAAATCCAAACGAGGAATACAACTTCATTGTTTTATTTTTAACCAACCATCGAAAAAAAATCGAGCCCGTTAGAATCCCTCACGATACACCTCGATCTTCAGACGGAGCGATTCCGGTGACACAATGTCGCGGTACACACTCTCGGCTTCGTGCGTGAACTGAAAGGTCATCTTCTCGGCAAGCTCGTTCGACTGCCCGGACTCGTACGCCGCACGCTCTTCCTCCGACGCCTTCGACATCACCGACTCGCGAACGCGCAGCGCCATGTTCGCAAGCTCCTGGTCGAGCGCCCACTCGGGAATAATCAAGACCTTGTCGTCGCTCATCCCGTCGTACACAGAAACGATGCGAACGATGCGGCCCGTGCTGCAAACGACCGATCCGTTCTCGACCGCGGACTCGAGTTGGTGGCACATCACTTCCAACAAATTATTTCGCTTCGCCTCGTCCGGTTCGCTCTCGATCTTGGAGACCACGATCTCAAATACTTCGCGATCGCTCTTGTCGAACCGACTGTGACGCTCGTCGTTCAAACTCGAAAGCACACGCTGGACCTTCGTGAGGTCACACTGAGTACGCAGCGCCGCGTCCAGAACCCGGTCCGCGGCCGCGTCGAACGACACGCGCGGCACCGATGCGGATTCTTGCAACATCTTCGACACGCAGTTCAACACCGTGGTCGAGTGCACGTTCTGCGCGTCATTGTTCACTTGAACCTGCAGACGTGCAATGTCTTCAATTTCGGCCGGACGGGTTCCGACGGGACGCACCGGCGGGTACAACAGTTCGGCCACGTACAGGTCTCGTACCGCACCTTGCTCGATCGTCTCGCCGGGCCGTAACGTCACGAGCGTCGTCGCCACGTCGTCGTACAAGGCCGTGCCGTGAAGGTGGTTGACCGCGTGCGTACGAACGTCCACGCGCGGAACCTCGACGCGCTCCCAGCGGTTCGGGACCGAGACGTCCGCAAACCCTGTCAGCATCCGCGCGAGCTCGAACGGGAACGAACGAGGCAACGTACTCGCGCGATCGCTCACGTCCGTGTCCCGTTCGTTTCGCATGAGAACGTCCATCGTCTCTTGCTGGCGCTGACGGGCCGTCTGGGTGATGTGACGAGGGAACTTGGACGCGTAGTCCAAAATGGTCTGATAAATCCGCGCTGCGACCACCTTGTCCGGATTCACGGAATGATAAATGCCCACGCGGTACAACTCGGCGATCATCAACACCGCGTCGGGGTTGTGTTCTTTTCGGATCGCGTCCACGAAACAATCGTACGCGGCCCGTCCATCGGGACGGTCGCCGCGCATGTACGAAATGCCTCGTTCGTACGACGACACACTTACGACACCTTGTTCGGGCTCCGGAACGACTAACCTGTGTACGTGGATGAGCGCGGGCGCGTCCACGTCGTCCACGCGTTTCGAGATGATCCGGTTGTAGATGAAGTGTAACCCCACCACGATAACGACGAACAAAATCCAAAACACCACGTACTTCATATTTGATTTACTTACAAGTCGCGGCATAAAATAAAATCATATGGACGATTTCTGTTCGTGCGGCGGTTGTTTCTGGATGTGGGTGTACCTCTCCCAAGTCGTGTTGGTCGCTTTCATCCTTCTGAACCGGTGGATTCAACGGTTCATGAACGGTCTGGTTCAGTTCAACAAGATGTTGCGTTTGGTCGTGGTATTGACGTCCATGGGCAGCGTTGTGGTAAGAGCAGCAACACGTCGAAGGTCCGAGCAGAGCAGAACGAACTTCCGTCGGCGGCGCGTCAATCAAGTGCGAAGACGACGAACGCGCCGATTTATTTTGTAGTCGAAGTGATGCGTCGGAACGTCCGGAACGACACGATGCAACCCGTTTGCAAGTACTTGGTCGCCGTGTCCGCGAGTGCGGGACAGAGGTACATGGCACAACTGCGCGCGTCGTGCCGCGCGACGGGGTCGATGGTGTGTTTGTTCCCGTGCGTAACCAGTACGGGCTCGTGCGTTTTGCATTCGTTAACGAACGTGAGCCACAGGGCGAGCGCGTCGAGCTCTTTACAGTACTGAAGTGCGCAGTCTTTTGTCGTCAACCCAAGTTCGTTGTCCGCAATCGGTTCGTTCGCCCCACTACTGATCGCGCTTACTGCCGTCACAGTCGCAAGCACATGTAAAAACTTCATTTTGGTATTTCACAACCAGAAAAAAAATCAAAAAGAAACACCGACGGAGGGGTTCGAACCCTCGACCACTTGATTAAAAGTCAAGCGCTCTAAACCAACTGAGCTACGCCAGTTCTACACGGACGCACCCGTTCGAGTGGAAGATAAGTATATAGTTCGCCCGGGCACAAAAGCACGACACAAAGAATGAGGGATGATAATAAATAAAATAAAAGAGAGATGCCTTTCTTTTCCGCGAATGATAACCACGAAATGCCGACGGTAGACGACGTCGTGAACCTCCGTACGGCACTCGCGACACAAGTCGCTAAGCAAAAAACACAAGACTGTGCATACATGTTCAACCTTCTCAACCAAGTGATCGCCAAGGGTGTCGAAATGCGACGCGAGTTTGTATCGGTCTCCATCAATCCATTGAAACTCCATTCGTACTCGAACGCAAACGTACGACTGTGCGAACAATTTCCGACGTACATGAACGACCTTCAGAAACGGTCCATCGATGTACGATTCTCGAGCCATGGAAATAGCAGTCCATACGTGTCCTTTAAACCTCTTGAGTCACGCATTACCATCTTCGGACCGTAAAAAAAAACAATTCCGGACAGCTCCCGGGCCCGGACTGTCCGGGAGTCCCCCCTGTCAAAAAGTACAACACCTTTCGCCACAGTTGGGCTCAATTACGGCTTTTCTCGAGAACTACCGAACAGAGTTCTCATTTTCTTCCGTGAAGTTCATTCAAATCATCATGTAAGTGTATTATACGTATTCAAAAGTTTTCGTTCGCACGATGTCGTAACGAAAATGGACTTTCTTGCGAATTCACTCCCACGGGTGCTTGGCTAAGCGGGAAACTCACGATTCTCTTCGTCTTTCCACTTTTCTACAGCAGACGATGCTCCACCTGAACCACCGCCGTCTCACTACCGAGGAGATCGCCCGCATCAACGCCGCCTCGGCGTCGTTCGCCGACGAGTACACCGAGCACACCAAGGACATGAACGCCCTCTGCACCCGTCCGACCGAGGCGAGGCGGCTGAGGTCCATGTGCGACGTGCAGCAGCTACAGCAGCTCTGTGAGTGCGCGCTCTGCGCCTACTTCACCGAGCGCGAGTTCTCGTTCGAGCCCCGCACGAACCCCTTGCGCAACGAGTGGCGCTGGCGCGCGGCCATGTTCGAGGCGCAACTCGACCTCGGCCGAGAGGTCTATCGCCGCTGCTGCACTTCCTGCGTCATCTACACCGAGATGGCCGCGCGCGCGGGTCTCCCGACCGAGAACCTCGGCCTGTACGTGGTGTACGAGGACCCGACCGGTCAGATCGACCGCCTGGTCAACATCACCCAGGACGCCATGCCCGATGATACGGCCATCGGGCGTGTCAAGCGCAATAACGCAATCCTCGGCCTCTGCGCACCCTTCGCGCGCCGCTGGACCAAGCCCGTCGCGCTCGAACCCGCCGGTGCGCGTAAGCGCAAGGGGGAGGAGCCGCCGGCCGCCGCCGCCCCGCCGAGGAAGCTGCCGATGCTGCCCGGACAGTCGCCCTTGCAGCGCACCGTCTCGGCGCCCATGCCGGTGCCGCCCCTGCCCGTCGTCGACGCGGGCCTGGCTGCCGTGGTCGAGATGGTTCGGAACATGGTTGCCCCCGTGGTCCCCGTTGTGGCCGAGGCGGCCCCCGTTGTGGCCCCCGTGGTCCCCGTTTTGGCCGAGGCGGCCCCCGTTGTGGCCCCTGTGGTCCCCGAGTTCATCCAGCCGAAGAAGCTCTCGGCCACCTCGGCTCCGTTCGTGTCCGTGTACGACCAGAACTTCGGCAAGTACCAGGACGTCGAGGCGGCCCAGCAGGTCGCGTACGCGTACATCGCGCGCCACAACTGCCAGTGCAAGGTGTGCGAGGTCATGGTGACCCAGCACAACTGGTCGGTCTTCCCGCTCACGCACGTGCGGGACGTGCGACGCCGCTGGATGAAAATCCGCGCGGAAGTGGCCGTCGCCGCCCCCGACGCGGACAACAAGTGCCTGATGGTCAAGTGGGACCAGCGCCTTCGTGAGGTGGTGCAACTGAAGCAGACCCGCCGCTCGTGGCTGGAGTGATTTAAATACGTTTGTATTTCTCATTGTCTTGTCAATAAACAAGGTTCAGGCACGCATGGCCGAGCTGGTCTAAGGCGTTCGACTCAAGTTCGAATCCGAGAGGGCGTGGGTTCGAGTCCCACTGTGTGCAATTTCACAATTCTTTTTTTTTCGCCAAAAAATATGATGGGTGTAATCAAATAAATGTCCGCAGGCAAATTATCACGAACCTTTAGCACGATGAGTGCTGCTGACGATGAGGACACCGACAGTACCGATACAGGGGCCGGTGCGGGGGCCGGTGCGGGCGCTGGTGCGGGGGCCGGTGCGGGCGCTGGTGCGGATTATGAATCTGACACCGAAGTGGAGGAGGAATCCGAGGACGACGAACCCGATAACAAACGGCGCCGGTCTGTGCGGAAAATTCTGATCAACTCCCGACCTTCAGTGATAGAGTACGAAGTCCCGAATGGGTCGCTCGCTCTTTCGACCAAAGCGGCACATTCGAGTGCGAGCAGGAAGAGACCCGTTTCTGATATTCGCTTGCAAGGGATCATGTCGACCGACAACATTTCGCGACGGTATGGTCACACCTGCGACGACGAACGTGTGCGTATGGAACTGTCCCATGTTCTCACACAAATCTCCGGGCTCCAAATGACAATTCAGAACCATAACATGGCTCGTTACCGACGCGACGAAGACGAAGATGACGAAGAAGACAGAGAAATGCTTGAGGAGATGAACAGAGAAATGGAAGCTCTTCGTGACCGTCGCGATGAATTGTATCGTCAGTGTCGTTACAGCAAAGAAACGGCTTTCGGGCGTTTAGAAAAGGCAGCCAAGAAAACTAAATCGGTACACAAACGTCGGAAGTATGAACTACTCATGCAGGCATTGTATGTGTAAGTGAATCACATCGGTTGGTTCTCGCGCGAACCCATGCGGTACATAGACAGGGCCTTCAGCTTCGACTCGTTGCGCGCAAACAAGATGGCGTCGTAGATGTCCTGAACGTCCGCCGAGTTCGGGAAGTTGATCGTCTTCGAAACCGAATTGCACATCCCCGACTGCCAGTCGTCCGCCATACGAATGTGCGTCGCGTAATCGATCCTCGCCGCGTCCTCGAACGCCGGCTCGATCGAAAACCCCCGGTTCTCCGTAATCAAGTTAATACCGCCCGTGGGCGCAATACACGTCACGCTCACGTTCCGCATCCCCCAGCGCGGACGGTCGCGCATCACCTCGTACGCCAGGTCCGCACGGTCGTGCCGGTGCAACGACACCACGTCTTGCCTCTCGGTCGCAAAGTTCGTGTCGATTCGCTCGCGGTACCACGCCGGGAACGCGTGCCCTTGCTCCACGGAAATGCGCCCGCTTTCGTGACGCGCAATCGCCCCAAAGAATCCCGAAAGATCCCGTGCGAGCTCGTGCGACTCCTTGGACCCATACGGAAACCCGTACCGATCCAACAGGTCCGCCCATCCCATCACACCCAACCCGATCCGACGATACAGGTTCGAAGTGTGCACAGACGTGCGCACGCTGTCCGTCGCCAGGTCCAAAAAACGTACCGCCACACGAATCGCACGTTCGAGCTTCGTGTAGGACAGTTTACCGCCCGCACACAAGTCGTTCGCGTTGAGGTTGATGCTCCCGAGTGTGCACGACTCGTGGTCGTACATCCCCTGCTCGCCGCACGGTACCAACGTAGAAATACGCTTGTTGTGGTGGATGAACGGCATGTTCCCGTTCACCCGATCCAGAAACACCACACCGGGGTCGCCCGTCTGCCACGCCGCTTCCGCAATCGCCGGTAAGAGCGCCGAGTTGTCCTTCACACTCTGCTCGAAGTCGTGGAACCCCACCGAAATGTTAAAACCCGGAATCTTGTCCGCCTTGCGCACGTCCGACTTCAAAGCGATAAAGTCCATGACGTACTTCCCGTGCGCCGGATACACATACATGTTCCCACGTTTCGGACGATGCCCGGGGTCTTGAAAACGGTCCCACGCCTCCTGGAGCTTGTGGATGTGCTCCACGGGGTTCTCGTCCGCGTCGATCACCGTCGTGCCGAACCCCGTGCCTTCGCTCCACACTCGCACGGCGTCGTCCGGCGTAATCGATGCCCAGATCGCACAGTTCGGACGCAAATGCTCGGTCAACGCACTTCGATTGTGCGCGTTGAACGTCAACGTGTTTCCTGCGGGAATGAATATCTTCTCCGAAAGCGCCCAATACAGAGACTCCGTGTCCCGCACGGTCGCCTTGCGTTTCCAGATCGGGCCCGATAGGATCCGGTCCACCAGGTGCGGCCAGGTCGGGGCGAGGTACCGCTGTTGGACGATTCTCGACAACATTTTTTGTAAACAATCCAAATGCAGTTCAATTCAAAAGTTTTCGACAGAAATCCTCCCACGCGTACTCCACCGACGACGCCGAGAACGAATTCAGTACCGTGAACATTTGCAAGAACCACCTCGGACTCTCGTACAGGTCGTCCACACCCAAACCGGTCGTGTGGCGCGGAAGGTCCGGATACGCCGACTTGAAGTCCGGCGGCGCCAGTGCGTACAGCAAACGAGCCTGGACCTGACGCCCCCACTCGCGAATCGTTTCGAACGGGTTCGGGTCCCACCCCACCGACTGCACCGCGTTCCAGAGATCTCGGTCCCGCATAAAAGGGTCGGAAAACATTAAACTCCCAGGACAGGCGTGCATCTCCAACGGGAGCGCCACGCCAAAGTCATGCAAGCAGATCTTCCCGTCGTCGCGAACCAAAAAGTTGGCAAGCTTCGTGTCCAAATGATACAGACCGAGCTCGTTCAGTTTCAGGACCAACCCGTACAATTCATCCAGACTCACCGACCCACCGTCCAGTTCCTCCGCACGGTCGTACACAAAATAAAAGTGCGTCTGGCTTCGGTTCATGCACGCGGCGTGCATTCGTAAGACATGATCCGGCAGCAGACTCTCTGCTAGTTGATGGTTCACCAACTCCGGGAACCAACGGTGGCTCCCGTTCTTGTCGCCCGGAGACAGACACACCATCTCCTTCACCACGAAGCGAGCATCCCCAAACGTATACACCGTGCACGAAAACGCATCGGCGACACTCACGCTCGAGTACAAGGTGTGCTCCTTCTTGAACCACACGTCCGAAAAAAACGTTTGAGTGATCCAGACCTGCGCGCTGTTGTGCGAATCGAATACCTTCACGAACTCCACCAACTCGTCCGGACACAACCCTCGAAACGTAGACGCAGATCTGAACGGCGGACACGTGCGGATCATTTTACCATTCGTTCCCGTCTGTAAGACATTTTCTTTTTTTTACTCCGACGTGGGCGCGTTTATAATAATTGCGGCGTGAGGTCCGACACGACCGTGTCCACCAAAGAACGGAGGCCCGCTTCGTCCGTCGGATACACAAACGTCTTGTTGTACGCGGTCCCGAACCGAATCCGAACGGACGTCTTGTTGACCATGTTCGGACCGCTGTTCGAGCTGAAGAACGTGAACTTGACCGTCTTGTTCGCAAACGCGAGACGCGTGCGGATGAGTTCGGCCAAGGTGCGCGTGATCATCTTGCCGTTGGTCATCCCCGAGTTTGTGTACACCAACACAACGTTCGCGCTCGGAACGGCCTTGGACGGATCCCACAGAGGACACGAAGGGCACGGCTCGGGAACGGGGCACGAAGGGCACGGCTCGTGGGTAGGACACGACGGGCACGACGGACACGAAGGGCATGGTTCGGGGGCAGGTGGGAGCGGGCACGACGGGCACGGGTCGGGGGTGGGGCAGCCGAGGTCGCGGACAATATTCTCCTCCAAAGGTTTCTCGCCCTTTCCTTCCAAGAAAGAAAAGATCGGTTGTATGAGCTTTGCAGCAACGTCCTGAGTAACAAGCAAGGGGTTTTTCTCCGATGCGTCGCGCAAACGTTGGTCCTGTTCACTGGAATTCGGAACGCCGTTCACGAGATGGTGCGCGCTGATTTGAACAACGAACGATCCAGGTGGGAATTCACCAGTCACCTTTGCTGTCATTTCAGGCCCCAGCACACTTTCGAGCCGTTTCGTGTCATAGCTTTCCAGGTACCCGAAAATAGCCCCGACAGGACGGTTCGAGTTCTTCTTCTTCGTATAACGAACGATCAACGGCATGTTTGGCTCCAAGTTCCCGAATCGGTTCAGCAAGTCAATTCGCGAACGAACCAAGGACGGGTCCACGTCACCCTCGAGACGCAAAACCACCGGTCCCGAACGGTCCGACGGAACCTCCGCTCGCATCAGTTCTCGACTCGCATTCTCGTACACCGCATACGAATTCACGGCCGCGACGGCGATGATGTCCACGTGCACCATGTTCCGAGTAGGCACCGTTAACAATTGTAACGGCATCTGGATCTGCTTCAGGGGGTGATTCGACAAATTCGTTTCCAAGGAGGTCACCATAATATTTATGGACGGGGTCGACGATGTAGTGACGGTGACAGTTGCCTGTTTCTTGGCGTTACTACTCCGATCACCCTCTACGATACGCTTCAAAACGGATGCCAACGCGTTAGCCACGTTTTCCATACCCGGCGGGCACTCGATCGAGTATGTCAAATTCAAAAACGCGGGGGATGGCTTTGGGTTTCGTGCAGCTTTTACCTTTGATAAGAAAGATTCGTAAGCTTGATTCGCCATAAATGTGCGTTCGTCGCGTGGTCCGCGATGCACTTCCAGGGGCAGAACCGGGAACACGTCCGTCCAAGGTTCGCCAGGGGCGATAGGTGGGTAATGCCCGCCCCGCACCAAACGAAGCACAGCCACGTCGGAAGGAAGGGACTTGTCTTGAATGTACGGAAGTTTGTTGTCGAATTGAAACGGCCTCTGGGCGTCCGCTGCGGACATCACGAATTCGGTATAATCGGGATTTGTGTACGTGCGTAGAACGTCAAAGTTCGGTTCTCCATTCTTGGGCATGAAGCCAATTACCGTCCTCGAGGGAGTCGAACCGAACAAGCTTTCGGTACCACCCATGTACAAAAACTGAATTGTTTCGCCCAGACTCTCATCTCGCTCGTACGCCGAACTAAAGCCGATGGAACTGATTTCGTTAAACCATTTTAAGTACGGCTGCGATTTCTGAAACACTGCCTCATCCGAGAGCCCGCTGCGAAACAAAACTTTCAACTCCGAATCCACCGGCGATGAAAACTTGGACTTTCGCCTCCTCGACACCCAAATGATCACAAGAATCGTCAGCAAGACTGCTAACACCGTTAACCAATTCTCCTTCAGCGCCTTTACGATTCCTTCCATCGTGATTTAATTAAGTATACGCATCCATTTTTTTTCCAGCGTTTCAAAAGACACAAATCATTTCGACAAACGGGGAAAATAAAAATGACAACGACCACCATCCCGGTGTTGGTAAACGGTTGTAGAAGCGGTATCTTCGAATGGAGCGACATGTTCCGTGAACGGTTCCAGCAAAGATACCCGTCGAAAGTCAATCTGCTGAACGACGCAGAAGAGGGGAACATGATCGCCCGTACCGACCCAGACATTTTGTATTTAGTGTCCATCCTGGGCGAACACTCGGGCGCACCGTCGACACGATTTGTTTTGTATCACGTCCCATCCGAACTGTTACCCTACGTCAGTATTTTTATGACCGAAACCGGAACGGAGTACATCTCTGGACAGTCGCGAATCGAGAGCATGCGGGCCTTGTTGTTAACGAGTATCATGTCCAGCGACGAAGTCACCGACTCACACCGCGAGCGCTACCAATTGATTGAACGGTTGGCGTTGCTCCACGCCCAAATACGTTCCGAAAGACTACAAGTTCGTCGGACTGTGTAATAGTAAACCGTACGTGTTTAAATAAAAGAATGATTGTTTGTATTCTCGACGGGACCGGACAGATACACGAAATTCAACGCACACATTGCGAAGGACTGTCCGAAGTGCTTGACGCACTCGAAGACGGCGAAATCTACACTCTCGAAATCGCAAACGTCGTCGTGCGGTCTGTCATCGCGTACATCGAGACGAAGCGCGTGAATCCCGATCAATTACAAGTCTTGTTCCAAAGGATGAAGGAACAGGGAATGATTACGTCCGTCAAAAACGTCATGACTCTTCTAAAATGTACACAATTCGAACAGGATCTCCAACGATTCTCAAGCCAACAACAAAACAACGACACGACCATGGACAAGCTACGCACCATGTTCAAAAGCAAACTCAAGGTCTAGGTCCAGGCCTAGGCCAGGTGCAACAGGTTCTCCCGCAGGTCGTCCAGGGTGAACATGGTCTGGAGCGGGGTCATGTCCGGCTTCGAACCCACCAACTCCTCGAACGTAGGCTTCGCACCACCGCCGGACACGCGCTGGTGCTCCTCCAGGTACAGCATGCGCAGCAAGTCCTGGTGCTTCGCCTCCGTGTCCGTGATCCTCTTCAACTTCAAGTCGTGCGAGTAGTTGACCAAGATCTTCGCCAGCACCGGGAAGTACCGGTCGCGCATGTCCGCCTGCACGAACTCCTCCAAACGCACACGCACCACGTTCGTCGGAGGCAGCCGACCCACCAAACCAGTCAAGTTCCCACCGCCAACACCCCGCAGGCCCACGTGCTCCACCATGTACATCAACGCGCCCGCCATCGTCACCAACTGAGGCTTGGGGTACGTCTTCACCCCCTTGGCGCTCACGGTCGTCGCACCAGCCGGCTCAAGCCCGAGCGGCGCCGGGAGACGCTTGCGGTACGTCTTGCGCTTCTTCGGACTCGGTTGGGCATCGTCCGCCTCCTCCGCGTCCAAATCCATTTCGTCCACATCGTCCTCGCCAGCGCCCGCACCCGCACCCGCACCCGCCGACCCCGACTCGCCACCCGCACCCGCCGACGGCACGCGAACCGATCCGGGCGGGACGACCACGTGCGCAAAGTCGCGAGACGTGCGCTCGAGCGAGCTGGGCGGCACGGGCGAGGAAGACACCATCGGCGACGTGCTCGCCACGGTGTAGCTGTTGAACATCGTGGACGCGAACGCAATCGAACGCTCGAACTGCTCCAGCAGACCCGTGTAGAACTTGACCACGCACTCCAGCGTGCCGATGATCTCGTCCATGCGGCGCGAGGACACGAACGAGGCAACGGCCTCGGCCGGGAACGACGTACGGATCGAATTCGCGATCGCGAGGCCCATGCCGCGCAGCACGGGCGGCGAGTAGTAGTTGCCTTGGAAGAAGAAGCGATTGTGGTCGAACATGTTCACCACGTCCACCGTCGGAGCCGGAGGCTCCGATTCCGCACCACCGTCCGGCACCAGCGACCGACGCACGGCGTCCAGCAAATTGCGCGTGCGGACCACGCGGTCAGAGTAGTCCACCAGGGGGAACGGAGGCAAATCGCCAACAGACACGCCCGAAAGCTGCGCGCGGATGAGATTGAGCTCCACCACGTTGTCGCGAATCGTCGCGAGAATCTCGTTCACGCGCGTGCCGAAATCGATCATCGTCGTCACGCGCTTGACCATATTCTTCAAGTGCGCCACCGCACTCAACACCGGACGGCCATCCGACGTCGAATAGATGAACGCGTGCATCTGAATGCTCACGTCCGGCCCGAGCGGGTTGATGTCACGAAAGAGGCTCACGCGACGAATCAACTCGTCGTTAGTGGCATCCATGTCGTGACATAAACTCATAAATGTATGCTCCAATGTCGATTTGATGATGTTCATCTTGATTTCACGTTTTGGAGATCGAATTCGTCGGCGGCCGGGGGGAGGGGGGGGGTCGCGCGCGGACCGTGCCCCAAGCCGAGCGTTTTGCGCGACATTTTTTCGGAACGGAATCTTCCGTTCGGAACGGAATTAAATACCCATCGCCATCCAACACAAATTGGTATTCACGCCGTGTGCACCTGAATCCACCTGTTCGTACGAGAACCCAGCATTCGAAATCGATGTCGCGTATGTGTACACACCGTAGGTAGGATTGCCGTTACCAGTCGTTAAGACCGTGGGAGTATTCACGAACGCGACCGGGAACGTCACAGTTCCAGATGAGCCCGCAGAAAACTTGGTATCGTACTGCATCATGAACGGCGTCTGTGCCGCAAAAGTCGCAATCTTCTCAGCCACAACCGCACCTCCTGCATGAACACTTCCACCCACACCCAAACCACCCGTCACGATCACTGCACCATTCGTAGACGCCGTAGTCGCAGTCGAATTCGTAAACCTCGTGACGCCCGCGACGGACATGGTTCCCACGATAGTCGCCGTCCCACCCACAGACAGATTCGAAATGGCCGAAAGGTGTCCGACGGTTGTATTACCCACCACCGAAAGAGCGCCCGTCACATTCGCCGCACCGACCAGAGCAGTCGTCCCGCCCACGTACAGGTTCGAAATAGCGGAGATGTGTCCGACGGTGGTGTTACCCACAACCGAAAGAGCGCCCGTCACATTCGCCGCACCGACAAGAGCGGTCGTCCCGCCCACGTACAGATTCGAAATGGCTGAAAGATGGCCGACAGTGGTGTTACCCACAACCGAAAGAGCGCCCGTCACATTCGCCGCACCGACCAGAGCGGTCGTACCGCCCACGTACAGGTTCGAAATGGCTGAAAGGTGTCCGACAGTGGTGTTACCCACAACCGAAAGAGCGGCCGCGAGAACGGTATTACCTCCAACCGAGAGAGTGCTCGTGAGATTGGCCGCACCAACCAGATCAGTCGTCCCGCCCACGTACAGGTTCGAAATGGCGGAGATATGCCCGACGGTGGTGTTACCACCAACGGATAATGTGGACTGCAGATTTAACGAAATCCCAAAACCCGACAAACGAGTCGAAATGGAGTCCATGTTATCACTCATCAGTTTGAAATTAAAGGTGCGGGCGTCTGTGTTCTTCGCTACCCACTCGCCACTGCTGTTCAAACGTAAGTACGCAGTATCCGACACCCCGTTCACTTCCACATTGATACCCGCGTTGCTCGCAATCAGACCGCCTTTATTGAGGGTAATCAGATTGTCGCTCACGTTCATATCAACCGTAAGCACGTTCACAACGGTACCCGACATGATGATCGTGTCGAGCGCAGTACCAATCACAATCGTTTGAGAAACCCCAGCGTTGTTCGTACCGCCGATGTACACGTTCGCAGCTGACTGACCGATGAACACATTGTCTGAACCGTCACGCTGGACCACCCACTCCAAAGAACTAACCTTCGTTGTCAGTGTCGAAATATTGACAGTATTCGCCGAAACGGTGCTTACAAGTGTGGAGTACCCATCGTTCGTAATCGTACCACCCACGTACAGGTTCGAAATAGCTGAGAGATGTCCGACCGTTGTGTTACCAACAACCGAAAGTGCGCCCGCAAGAGTAGTGTTACCTCCAACCGAAAGAGCGCCCGTCACATTCGCCGCACCGATCAAAGCGGTCGTCCCGCCCACGTACAGGTTCGAAATGGCTGAAAGGTGTCCGACGGTGGTGTTACCCACAACAGAGAGAGCGCCCGTCAGATTCGCCGCACCGACCAGAGCGGTCGTCCCACCCACGTACAGATTCGAAATGGCCGAAAGGTGTCCGACGGTGGTGTTACCCACAACCGAGAGAGTGCCAGCAAGAGTGGTGTTACCCCCGACCGAAAGAGTGCCTGTCAGATTCGCCGCACCGATCAGAGCGGTCGTCCCACCCACGTACAGATTCGAAATAGCTGAAAGGTGTCCGACAGTGGTATTTCCCACGACGGAGAGAGCGGCGGCAAGAGTGGTGTTACCTCCAACCGAAAGAGTGCCCGTGAGATTGGCCGCACCGACTAAAGCGGTCGTCCCGCCCACGTACAGGTTCGAAATGGCTGAAAGGTGTCCGACGGTAGTGTTACCCACAACAGAGAGAGCGCCCGTCAGATTCGCCGCACCGACCAGAGCGGTCGTCCCGCCCACGTACAGGTTCGAAATGGCCGAAAGGTGTCCGACGGTGGTATTACCCACAACGGAGAGAGCGGCGGCAAGAGTGGTGTTACCTCCAACCGAAAGAGTGCCCGTGAGATTCGCCGCACCGTTCAGAGCGGTCGTCCCGCCCACATACAGGTTCGAAATGGCTGAAAGGTGTCCGACGGTGGTGTTACCCACGACGGAGAGAGCGCCCGCCAGATTCGCCGCACCGTTCAGAGCGGTCGTCCCGCCCACGTACAGATTCGAAATAGCGGAGAGGTGTCCGACGGTGGTGTTACCCACAACGGAGAGAGCGGCGGCAAGAGTGGTGTTACCTCCAACCGAAAGAGTGCCCGTGAGATTGGCCGCACCGACTAAAGCGGTCGTCCCGCCCACGTACAGGTTCGAAATGGCTGAAAGGTGTCCGACGGTAGTGTTACCCACAACAGAGAGAGCGCCCGTCAGATTCGCCGCACCGACCAGAGCGGTCGTCCCGCCCACGTACAGGTTCGAAATGGCCGAAAGGTGTCCGACGGTGGTATTACCCACAACGGAGAGAGCGGCGGCAAGAGTGGTGTTACCTCCAACCGAAAGAGTGCCCGTGAGATTCGCCGCACCAACGAGAGCGGTCGTCCCGCCCACATACAGGTTCGAAATGGCTGAAAGGTGTCCGACGGTGGTGTTACCCACGACGGAGAGAGCGCCCGTCAGATTCGCCGCACCGACCAGAGCGGTCGTCCCGCCCACGTACAGGTTCGAAATAGCCGAAATGTGTCCGACGGTGGTGTTACCCACAACGGAGAGAGCGGCGGCAAGAGTGGTGTTACCTCCAACCGAAAGAGTGCCCGTGAGATTCGCCGCACCAACGAGAGCGGTCGTCCCGCCCACGTACAGGTTCGAAATGGCAGAAAGGTGCCCGACCGTAGTGTTACCTACAACGGAAAGGGTGCCCGCAAGAGCGGTCGCGCCGCCCACGTACAGATTCGAAATGGCGGAGAGATGTCCGACGGTGGTGTTACCTACCACGGAAAGGGTGCGTGCAAAGGTTGCGGTTCCGCCCACCGAGATGTTCGAGATGGTGGACAGGTGCCCGAGTGTTGTGTTACCCGCGACGGAAAGCGCGCCCGACAAATTTGCGCTCCCGTTCAAAGTTGCAGTTCCGCCGATAGAAAGCGTACCGACTACGTTCCATGTCGAAATGGCTTGATTTCCACTGAATGCGGTGTTGACGTTCTCCGAAAGGGAGATTAACCTCGTATTTAGTTGCGAGAAGTAAATCGCTGACATTTTATTATGATACGAATACAAATTCTTTCTGTATTTGAAACATATTTTGATTCAGACACATGACAACGAACCGATACACGCGCGTGGCACTCTCAAAACTTCAGTTTGAAGCCAACATCTCGAAACCACACGTACGGTCACGTAATGATTGTCTCTTTGCAGAACGCGAACGTGCATTCCAGATTTGAGTCGCCCGTAAGGTGTTGAAACGATGTGGATCATTTATTTTGACTTTTTGACTTTTAGAAGTACCTCGCGCTTAACCGACGTCCTTTTCACTTACAAAGTTTTTGTGCTTTGAAATTTGTAAATGATCGTCCAGTATCTGTCAGACACCCATCTCGAATTCTATACTCTCTCTCAACTCACACGCTGGCTCCGATGGATTCCCGTTCGGGCCCCCGTGTTGGTTCTCGCGGGTGACATAGGAAATCCTTTCAAAATTACCTACGAAACCTTTTTGCATTGGACGAGCCGTCGTTTTGAGCATGTCATCGTCGTACTTGGAAATCATGAATTTTATTCAGATCATCCACCCAGTGTCGTGGAAGAAAAAGCGAGATCCATTTGCGCAACGTTCACGAACGTTCACTTGTTGACACGGAGCACGTTCGATCTCCCAGGCACCAACCTACGGTTCGTCGGGACAACCCTTTGGGCCCCGAACGGTCAGTGTGACATCGGACGGATTCCGACGTGGACAACGGACATGGTTCAAAGCATTCATGCGAGCGACGCGGAATGGCTCGCAGAAGAGATCGAACGATCGAACGAACACCAACTCGTGGTTGTCACCCACCACATCCCCTCCGCGTCGCTCGTTCATCCGAAATACAGAATGTTCGATTCCAGCGATTTCGCATGCGAGTGCGATCACCTCTTCAAATCGCCCGTGCGAGCATGGATCTATGGACATACCCACACGCCGTCTGTTCACGTTCGTGGCGGCGTCTATTGTGTCACGAACCCGATCGGGTACCCGGGAGAGAACGTTCGGTTCGATGCAGGCACGACCATTGAATTATAACATTTTTCGCTTTTGTGGGTTCAACCAGTCTTCGATCTCATCCAAGATTTTTTCGACACTTGGATGGATTTCGCACACAAACGAAGAAGTCTTTCGTTTGGCCATTCTCATCCTGTTTAAGAAATGAGCGAGCACGCGTTCCTCGTACGGCGTACCAGGCGTTGACACCGGGAATCGTGCATGCGTTTGAACGAACGACACAATCTTTCGTGCCTTTTGTTCACAGTGAGCGAGACGGTTCCCCGTGCTTTGTCCGGCCCCGTTCAGCCAATTCGGCACGTGCTTGTTCAACAGCTCTTCCACCTCCGGATACAGTAACATCCGGTTGCTTTTCGATGCGGTCCCGCGCTTTGCCTGGCGGATCTGGACGATCCATACGGCGAGTTTGTACTCGACCGGGTCGCTCGTCTTCGCGGTCGGGAACTTGCGAAACGTATTGACAAAGTCCACGAACGACTGCGCACGTTCGAGTGATTTCTCCATGTTCATGACTCACGAATCAAACAAGGGGGCACTTATTTTCAAAATACATTTTACGGCTGTACGTATCCGGGAGTGGGGGAGACGGTGAACGTTACTTCCCTCGTGCCCTTTTTGGAGACGTCGATGGTCCATTCGGGATACAAAGTCTTGGCTTGTTCCTCACCGGTCACTTCGACCGCGTCGTGCCGCGTGCGGTACACGAAGAAGGGGTTGTATGACGAGAAACGAACATTCAGAACGGCGTTTCGGCCGTCCGAGGATACGTGTACATGCGGGAGCATGGACATGCCGGACATTTCCTTCTTGACTCCGGAGAGGATTTTACCGAACCCGATGTGCACGGTTTTGTCGTTCACGAGAATCTGACAGGGGTATTGCTGCGCGGCCGGACGGCCGTGCGCGTTTTTAGGAACGGCCGCCGTCACCACCACCACGGATTGATCGCGCACGAGTGTGACGGTGTGAAGGGTGACGTTCGTGAGCCAAGACGACGTTCCGAACATCCGTAAGATGATCGCGAATAATGGATACAGGAAGAGCAAGATGAGTTGTAAGATGAGCACCGAGCCCGTCCCGAGCCCGAAAAGCTTGCTCGCGGAGCTGAAGTGGTGGTGGTGATGTAACCCGTGCTCGTAGAAGAACCGCACGGTCTCGATCGCGCGCGACATGTTCGCGTACTGCCCGTATGACCAGCAGATCCAGATCGGCTCGTCGGTCGACAGCGAAGGCTTGGTCAGCTCGAATTCGTACGAGTGAGTACCCGGTTGGCGCCGTTCGATCACCACGTCCAGAATGGACTGAGGCACGCGGTACGACGTCGTCTGTAAGGCGTACGCAAGAGTAAACTTCATCGGATTGAACCGTTCCATCCGTTCGGGCTGGCCGATGAGCACGTAGCACAGCGGGGAAATCTTGAGCCCGTCTGTGGCAGTTCGCATATATTCGTACACGCGACCGCCAGCAGAAGCAACGGCTCCGGTGAATGGGTTCACGACGCGCGCGTACTGGTTCGCAATAATAGTACACACCTCCGTCGCGAGTTCGCGCAGACGTTCGTCCTTGCAAAAGTCGACAACGTTCAGAATCGCCGCCATCGTGTACGCCTGGTACGCCACCGACAGATACTCGGACGATCCGTAGCGAATGCGCGACGTCAGAAACTGCAAAAGACGCTCGTGGGGAAGGGTCTCTCCGTAGTGCTGCGCGATGAGGTATTCGGTGGAGAGAATGCCCGCGAGGTGGTTTTCTGTCCAGTATACCATGTGTTCCTTCTCGGGGATTTTCGTAAAAAAATCGGGCCCCGTCGGCCAGAAGTGCACCTTCTCCTTCATTTCCTGAAACACTTCAAACTTCCCCGTCAAAAACGCTTGGCGCACAAGCGGCACCAACCGAAAATCGGTCGTTTCGTCTACATACACTGCAGCCGACATTTCTTTATTTATAGTAATCGTCACTAAATTTCATAAGCAACACGTTCACGTAATAAAGTTTTTCGGTTTGAAAACATTGTTCGTACGCGCGCTTTGCCTTCCACAGAATATCGATATTCACCGGTTTACACCGAACCGCAAAGTGAAAAAACAGGTCACCTAATTCTTCAAATCTCGGATTCGAAAAAAACCACCCGTCCCTTCTTTCCTTCTCGAGTTCCGCCTCGAAACACAACAGTTGCTGTAGACTCAAAGACATGTTCACATTTCCTTTTGTTTGTCTTCGGCCCACAAAATTCTGTCCAAACAATTTTTACGGCCTCACGAAGACTTTTATGTCTTTTTCGCACGGGGGAAGGACGGAGTGCGTCACAACAATGGGCGGTAAAATCGGCGTGAAGAAACAACGATTCCTGGAAAAGAAGTCGTTTCGAAAGGCGGCACGACGTACGTATGTCGCCGAAGCCAAACAGGACGCCGCTTCGTACAGGTCGTCACGTAGAGCGTGGTGGGAACAAGCGCGCGAAGTGAAGGTTCGCTCTCCGTTTGATTGGTTCTGCATGGGCTATCACTTCCGGATCGTGCTCCACAGCTCGGACGTCGAAGCGGCCTACGAGGTACACAAACGTCGTGAACATACTCGCCTTCGGAAAGCGATTGATGCCGTGGTGGCAATGAACGGCGGCAAGATGATCAAACGCGACACCATTGCGAAAATCCGACGAGACCTTCAGCGGCCCTTCGCGCTGTCGGACTTTGTGGATGATGACTAATTACCGAATGGGGATGCACAAATTCTCGCACATAGTCACATCGAAACGATGCTTCGTCCACCTGTACTCGACGACTCTCGAGTTGTATGTGATTTGTCCCGCTGCCACTTTGTCAGAATGTGATGTGATGAAACGTTCCTTCCCTAAATAGCCGTTCAAGAAATCTTGTTTGCGGATCACACGGGCCTTGTCGTCTAAAAGAATCGAGTTGGAGTCACGCCCGGACGGACAAAATACCGTGCGGTAGAAAATCATTTCCTTTTTGACATTCGCACACACATATATTACGTTTGTTCTTCGACGAAGTGCGTCGTGAAATACTGGAGAAGATCCGCGTGACATTGAGGATCTCGAATTTCATCGATCGTTACTTCTCGACCGACGTATTTCAAAAAATCAATCACGATACTTATCGTTTCATTCACATGGACATTGTTCGGTGTCGCCACGCGCTCGAGCAAGAGATTGAGAAGCCGGCACATCGCATCTTTGTACCACATCCTTTTACGTTTCAACAAAACCTTTCTTTCATAGAATCAATTAAAAAACAAAGCGTCATGTACCATGTTCGGCTCGTGCCGTCTCCGCATCGAACCAGAAAGCTGCGCGCAGAGATTCTCGATTCACGGACGGGCCGCGTTCGGTCTGTAGACTTTGGGCAGAGAGGGGCGAGCGACTACACGTTGCACAAAGACGACGCACGCATGGTCCGGTACCTCGTTCGTCACCACGCAGTGTTTCGGTCGAACGATCTGATTACGGCACGATCCGAGATCGAAGATTGGGGCTTGAGCGGTATCTACACCGCCGGCTTCTGGAGCCGGTGGATCCTGTGGAGTGCCACGTCGATAAGTGCTGCCAAACGGCTCGTACACTCCACATTCCCAGACATCAGGTTCGTGTCGTAAACGCTTCGATCGTCTCTTGCAGTTCTGGGTCCGACGCGAAATCCGCTTGAGAAACCATGTCGTAATCATATAAGACGTCGTTCACATCAACGGGAACAAGACTCGTCTGCGGCGCCCGGACGCGAAACGTGACTCCGAATTCGTAGACCGTTGTGGGCATGACTCTCCGCGACGCTCCGTAATACATGAAAGGAACGAGCGGAACCGCGTCTGAGAATTCGGCGGTATTCACCACCCGTCGAGGTAGTTCTTGTACGGAAGTCGTGTTGTGAAACGAGACTTCGATCCCCGCTGGAGACGGGAACACGATCGATTCGTACAGGAAGTGTGTGATTTCGTCTATGAGCTGACGGTCCGCGGTGCTGTAGAACATGTTCGCTCGCAACTTCTGCGATACGTGTTCGAGACGGTAGTCCGCCAATCGTAACGCTAGAATATACGACATGACTTTCACCGTTCTTGCGTCATATCCTTGTAGGTAACCCGTGCGCAGTGGATCTTGAGCGACATAAAGATCGTCCGAACGGGTGTCGCTGCGTGTGTGCAAGAAATCATCGATCCGGCGACGAATGTCGATGTGTATACTCTCCTTTAATAGATCCCAACACGAAACGTAGTCGTCGTAAGCGGCTTGGAATCGTTCGGGATCTTGAACCACGTTTTCGAGATATTGACGTAAACGGCGACTGTTTGCAATCCGCATCCGATGCTGAATCACAGTTTGCAAGCTGGGGAATGTTGATATACTAAGATTATGTCCAGACTCAATCGCAACGATACGATCCATTTTTTTTCTTTCAATATACACGTACGTTATACAACTCACAAGTAGTAGTAAGGGCCACTGCACAAACTCGTACCGAGGACGTCGTGGAGGAATCCATCCGCACCCGCACCCGAACCCGAGCCCGCACTCGAACCCGCGCTCGAACTCGCACTCGAACTCGCACTCGAGCCCGCACTCGAGCCCGCACCCGCACTCGCACCCGCACCCGAGCCCGCACTCGAGCCCGCACTCGAGCCCGAGTAGTTGCGAGGCATCGGAGAGTGTGAATACATACATTCGGGAGGGGGCAGGAGTACCCCGGTGGGAGGCCGGGCGTCGATGTAGGGCAGATGCGGGCCGCTCGACGCCGCAGCAGGGCGGGATAGTGACACCAGCGGGTCGAAAGGGACGGGGGTTGGCGCGGTCGCCCTCGGGGTACCCGGGCGAGGAGTCGACGCACCACTCGACTGGAAGTACAGGAACTCGTTCACCCGTCCCTGGACGAACAGCTCGCGCGACGTGCCGAGGTTGGAGGAAACCACACCGCGCGCGTCCCACGAACGCCGGTGCATGAGGTCCGTCCACTGCGCGTTGACGCTGCCGTTCCCCCCTCCCACCAGCATCGCAAAGCGCTCGGCCATCACGCGGCGGTGGCCAGGCACCTGGAACATGTACATCCGGCGCCACTCCTGCTCGGGCGCGATGTCGTACTCGAACAGGTAGTTCTGAATGAACCGGGAGAAAGCGCCCGTGCGGATGCAAGGAGGGTCGTTGCCCTTCTGGTGGCACTCCAGGTGGTGCAGCGAGCCGCAGAACGCGCACCCGTACTTCTTGTCTCCCAGCGACTTGCCGTCCGTCGTCACCGCGGTGACCTCCCGGTTGTGCATCGCCTTGACCTCCATGTTCACAGACGTGCCCGCGCCAGCCATGTACGTCTCGAACTCGACCGAGTCCATCGACTGCGGACGGGAAGGCACGTGCGGGCGGAACGCCGAAGGCGCCGGCATCGACGGCGTGGCAGCCATCGCTACAGCGGTCGCAGGGGTAGTAGAAGCCGCCGCCACCACCGGCTCGAAGAACACCTTGACACCCAGTTTGGCCGCGAACTTGATCACCTCGGCGCGCTTCTCCTGCTCGCTCAGCATCAGGATCGGCGGGAGGTCGCCGACGTCGGCGTCGCTCTCGGCCTTGCGCTTCTTCTTGCGGTCCTTCTTGCTCTTCTTCTCTTCATCCCGCTCGTCCAGGTTCGGAAGGGCTGCAGCGGCCGCGACGGCGTCGAGCGGCGGACTCGGGACAACCTTTCTCACTCCCGCCGACTCATCCGGCGGAGCCGATGTGAAATAGGTCGCGTCCATTTCATGCAGATGAACATGAACAGCCGGGGACGGAGCCGGAGGTGCCGGAATGGCGGGAACGCCGATCGGCGCCGGCGGCTCGTGCGAAGTGGTCGAAGTGGACGAAGCCGCAGGAGCTGCGACGACATTCGACTGGCGAAATCGTCGAGCATCAAATACTGGAGTGAAAAGTTTGTTCATTCTTTCGAAAGATGAAGCGATTGCGTGAAATGATAAAAGAGATTTCAGAGGGGGGAGGGGGGGGGTCGCCCCGGACAGTGGCACAAGCCGAGCGTTTTGCGCGACATTTTTTCGGAACGGAATTCGGATCGGAACGGAATCGTTACATTGAACTAGCCGTTGTGGTGAGTTTGATTAATTGATTGTTCGCTGCTTTCTTCCGACTCGGTAAGGGTGATCCTGCGGCGATTAGGTACAACGTCATGTAGTGATTGATCTGACCGTATGTGATTGCGAGCGGATTCAGGAACGCGCTCGATACGTACTTGTGTTCCGTGTCTACAGAGTCCACCGACATTCCTGCGGTCATCATCGCGTGAAAAGTATCCATGGATATGTGATCGAACGACCGGTCGTCGCTGAAGGGAATCCCGGACGAAAGTAAGATGAAACGGAGCACGCGACTGAACAACGGCGTGTACTTGGTACAGTGTTCTTCGCGCAGCGTCATATCGCACGATTGAAACCTCCACATACTCCATACGAGATACGTCATATCAGTGTGGAAGTTGGTGAAGTGACTCTGGCGGTACCGGAGCGTTCGGAAGATCAATCCCGCTCCGAGTCGCACGTTTTTATAGTCGATCGACGACAGTCCAAAGTCGATGATGTACGTTTTGTATCGGGATGGTCCGTCGGGGTCTATGTCGAAGGTGACGTTGTTGATTTTGAGATCGGCGTGCATGAAGTTCAGTTGTTTCTGCTTCAAGTACGCGAACAGATTGGATGTTTGACAAAGAACCGCTGCGCACACGATCGATCTGTCGGACGGGTGAAGGTCTTGGATGTACGAGCCGAGCTCCCTCGAAATATGTTGCATGACAATCATCACGACGTCCTCGACCCGAGAATCGTTCAACTGCCACTGCTTCTTGACCTTCGTTCTCTCGTGCAGAAACCCGCGCGTCCTCAGAACGGCATAGATCTCGGGCACTTTCGTGCAGTTGTGACAGTCGTCGCCGATTTGCTCAGACACGATCGACTGGATCAACACTTCCTGCATCACCTGTTTGAGCGACATGTTCTGTAGTGACATGACTTTGGCGATACAGTTCTTTCCACCGTAGGTACCCGCGATCACAAACCCGGACGCGCCCGCGGCAAAAATGTTGGAAGTTTTACGAAAGTGTTGAACCTCCGAGTAAGAACCGTCGTCGTTCGGATGAACCGGGATCGTATCCCACTTCTCATGCGGCAAGTCCATATTTCTCCCGAGGAGCATAGCCTCCGTGCGGGTAATCTTGAAGTCAACACCCATACATTTCGACAAATCGAAATAGAGTTCATCGGATGGCGGCGGGGGTACAAGATCGTATAAATCCGTTGCGTCTTCTGTTAACTCCGTTGCGGTCTCCGTTGCGGTCTCCGTTGCGAGTTGGTCACGGCCGCGCTTCACGTGCAGCATTTTGTAGTATCACGAAATACATTTTTTGAACATGAAAAATAATTTCGGATCATAACATCTAAACATGAACAACCCGTACTTACATCACGAAACTGCAGCGGGTGCCGTAAGCAGCAGGTACGTGTATGATCGTTACGAATTCGAACAAGAATACGAGGATGCGAAAAGGGGTGATGATATGTACGACGAAGACGATGAGCCGCCATCGTTACCGGATTACAGCACATACACGGACGGCCAATTTCGAAGTCTCATACTCGAGAACGACCCGCACTATGAATGTTTCTTAAATTCAGTCAAATATGTACTTAGATTGACGGAGCAACAGAGAAAGGCCATCTTTTATTACACATGGGATGAAACCAATGACATCAATTTAGTACTTCTCGGTGTCAAACGGAAGGAAGACTTGCATCCGGACGTACAAGTGTACATGGATACCTTAATCGGAATCATAGAAAACGCACCTGTCGTTACCGAACCGTTTGTCGTGTATCGTGGATACAAGTACACGGATGGATTCGACAAATTGTTCATCAGTACATCCTTGGATAAACACATCTCTATCAATCTTTTCATGACTGCCGACGAGGGCAGAGATATTGGTACACAAGGCGAAAAGGTCGTTTGCTGTCTGCACACCATATACGTGTTACCTGGTGCGAAATGCTTATTCATACCTAGCAAATACACACCCGGGGCGTTTAGTAACTACGACGAGTACGAGATCTTATTCGGTCCCAACCTGGGGCGTTTTATTAGTTTAAATCGTACCATCGATACGGATCCGACAAGTCACTTGGGTGCAACGAAATATATGAATATCAACGAAGCGTACCTTCCGCGCGGTACGAATGTCGCGAGTAGAAATGTCGTAGACGTTATACACCGTTTGACGTTTTCGAATCAAACACCGGAAGCTGTCGCAGCAGTTCACTTCCCTCAATTGCAATTATCGTTTGGGCAGTTTGAGAAGAAGTACTCGTCACGACATCCTCGCAAAGACAAATCAGAATTGACGAAGAAGTACGTACTCGCGTTGATGCGATTCTACGCGCACAGGTAAATCAAACGGTTTGAAACACGTTAAAACTCAGTGCAATCGTTTGCACATTCGGCGGACCATAAATCAACGAACGTAGCCACGTCCACGTTGTGAGCGGCGGGACGTCGTGCTCTTGTACGTCGTACTCAATGTTCCTGAACACCACGTTCGATACGGCATAGTCCGGCCACGTATGTTTTCCCGCACTCAACAGCACGCTCGCGCGGTTCTCGACGTGAATCAAAACAACATGCGATCCTTCCGTCGGACACTCGTCGATCGCACGGATGAACACGTGAAGGTAAGGAGGTTGGTCCATTCGTTTTTAAGAGAATAGAACGACATTTTCCACTAGACCTCTCGTCTCGTTTCGTGCAGCTCGATACGCTCGACCTCGGCGAGGTTGAGATCGCGGACAAGATCATCGTACGGTGTCGTTGCTTTCCACATACGGCCTTCGTACATGACAATCACGTCCACTGGCTTGAGAACCGCTTTCTGATAGTCGTGCCAACACTGCATAACGTACGCGTCCTCGTACGGGTTCGTGCGGTTGAATGACTCGATGAACTCTGAACAATAGTACCCGCGTATCACCGGTAGCAAAATCACATTCGAGTCGCCGTCCGTGCGGAACACGTGGATACTCCGTTCGATGTAAAAATCGGCCCCCATCGATTCTTTTTTAGATACACGTGCCCCCGATTTTTTTTAAGGAGGCACGTGCCCCCGACTTTTTTGCCGAAAACGTTCGGACCCCGTTCGAGTTTTTCCAAGGAAGAAGATGTTGACCGTTCGAAGCACCGAAGACGTTCTGTCTGTATCGTGCACGCTCGCACTGACGAACGAAAAAGGATTGTGTGTGTGTTTCGACGATCCGAAGTTTGTAGTCTCCGACAGATTGATTCGACTTTTGTACGATGTCACCCGCGCGGCGCGTACAAACAAAGCAGAAACGATTGTCGTCGGACAGATTTTCGACGACGCCTCCAAGGTTCACGACGACGTCTTTCGTATCGTCGTGAACATGATTTCGAGTTTTCCGAACGTGCGGCTTTCTCGACCGAACTTCACCCACTACCAACTGTCGAGTCTTCTCTCGTCGCTCACCGCAAGCTTGGTCACGAAAAACGTCGAGCTCGAGAACATTCAATTGCACATCGCTTCTGACCTTTGCGCGAGGATCAAGACGTCGAGCGGCACAGTCAGCGTTGTGAACGACGGGTTCTTACAGGGCATCTACGCGCTGATCGCGGACCGCGTCCCTTTCGACGTGTGGACTTCCGGGTGGGTGTTTCAAACGGCGCAAGCGATGGTGCTGGACGTGGTGGACAACACGTTTTACGTCCCCGTTCCGGTGGAGGTAGGATTGCGGATGCTCCTGCGTGCGTGCGCCTTCATCCTCGACCAGAACGGCCCGTCGATTTTGGAGCTGGCCGTGGAGCGTTCGGCCAACGACAAGGACACCGTCGTCGACCACACCAAGTTCCGTCACGTGTGCGTCGCGGAACGAGAAACGATGGACATCCGCACATGCACCGACGTGCGTACGTGGACGGACTCGGCGATTCTCCCGTTTGCGTTCGCATATCTCGTGTCGGTGAAAAACGTGTACGGGTCCAACATCGACGACTTGCTGATGTGGGCGTTAATGAGTTGTCGGCCAAGATAATTTTTTAATGTGTGGTCACCTTTAAAAGATGAAATAGATGAATATCAAACGTATTGTCCTGTTATTGACCGAATTGTTAATGTGGTTGTGGGCGAAGATAATTTGCATTTGTAATAATAAAACATGAATCTCAAACGTATCCTCCTGTTCCTGATCGGGTGCATCGGATCTCGGACGCTGCTCGCGCTTTGTGCGAAACGATTTCCCGAATGGCTTCAAACCATGGGAACGGCAGCCCTCATCGTTTCGATAGGATTTTTCGTCATTTACGTGTTCCGACTTCGCGAAACCGGCCCGGAAGTGTTCGGGGAAAGGATTTGGTGGAACGACATGCGGCCCGTGCACGGCACCATGTACCTATTGTTTGCCATTCTCGCCATCCAAAAGAAACCGTACGCGTGGATGTTCCTCGCCGCGGACGTCGCGATCGGACTGACCGCCTACCTCGTCCACTCATTTACGGGCGTACGTACGGCGGCGTAGTCTTTTTTGGAAAAAGGCAAAACTCGTTTTAGACGACACACGACAAAAGAATGGACACCTTTCGTTACTCTCTCGAGTCTAGCTACCGTTTGCGTGTGATTCAAACTACTGCGGACGGTAACTGTTTGTTCCACGCCATCGCCGAGGCGCTCAAGCAGTCTCCGTCGTACCACTCCACGTCGCACGTGCACATTCGTGCTTCTGTCGTCGAGTTTCTGCGCGAACACGCACACCTGTTCCGTGCGTTCAACATCGACGATGCGTACATCGCACGGATGAGCTCGAACGGTGCTTGGGGCGGCGAGCCGGAGATGATCGCCATCTCCAACATCTTCAAGCGTTCCGTCGAGGTCTACATGTTCGATCCGAACGGGCGCGCGACCCACGTGCGCACCTACATGCCCGTGCTCGGTACGGAAATCGCACACCCGTTCCGCCTCTCCCTCCTTCCCCTCTCGGGAAAGCTCAGCGACGTGCCCAACCACTTCTCGCTCCTCCAACCCGTCTCGACCGTTCTTGACGCCACCGCCCTGCTGGCCCCTGTGCCGCCCCCCGTCGAAATCGATCTGACGGACGACGTTGAATACGACGACCTCGTCAATCCCGCACCTGCACCCGCGTCCGCACCTGCACCCGCACCCGCACCCACGCCCGCACCGGTCGCACCCACGCCCGCACCCACGCCCGCACCGACGACGCCCGTCAGACGGACGTACTACAAGCTGTACGAACACTACTGTCACAACCAGGGGATGCATCCCCTCGAGGCTGACCTCGCGGCTCGAGCTGAGGTTGCCTGGTACGCGTGCAAGTGCGGAAAGAGTTGCCGGAAGGCGCCGTTCGCGAACCAGGCCTACGAACGGGTCGTGCTCGATCACGAACCGGTCGACCGCGAGTGCCAGGTATGGAAGCCGTGGTCTATGTACCACACCGTCGTTCGAGTGAAGCTCGGACGTGTGTAGTCTGCGTGTCGTTCAAACAAAAAAAGTGTACCATTTCTATTAAAAATGCCGAAGAAAAATAAAAGAGCCACAAAACAGCAACAACCCACACAAGAACCGTTGGAAGAGGTTCTTGAAACCCCGGAAGGGGAGCTGTACGAGGAAGTCCCTACCGATCCCGAGATGAACGAATTGGCTGAACACCTAGAAGTCACGCACGATGATCACCCATTCGAAACAATCACATGCGTACCCGAACTCATTGAAACGAACGAACCTACATTCGAAACGAACGAACCTGCTTTCGAAACGAACGAAGCGAAAGGACTACCCGAAACGAACGAACCTGCATCCGAAACAAAGGAAACGAACGGACTACCGGAGGGGAATGAAGTAGACGCTGTGCAAGATTTATTACAGGACGTAACCTTG